AAAATAAAATAAAATAATTAATATAATATATATATAACATATAATATATATAACATATAATACATATATAATATATGACATATATATAATATATACAACAACAATGCTAACAATAGCAATAGTAAAAGTAAAAAGTAAAAGACATATGCCTGTAAATGAATATGATAACCGCATACCATAAAAATGTCAAAAATAAAAAAATAGCCGTTTTTTATATAGTAAAGTTATATATATTAGCAGGCAAAACACTTTTACTATATTAGTAATAGGCAACGCCCGAACTAATAACAACAGTAAAACTAAAAGACACAAAACAAAAAGTAAAAACAATATATAGGTATAGAATAAAGTAAAACAATATAAGAATATAGCGGGGCGAATACCAAAACAAAAAAAAGCTTTTTTAAATTCAAAAAAAAATAAAAAACTTTTTATAAAACTATTGACAAAACAAAAAAGCTAGTATATAATAAGTACAGTTCAGAAGGAAGGGAAGTGTTAAAATGAAAAAAAGAAAAATAGTAAATAAAACAAAATTTTATAAAACAATGTTTTTTATTTCGCTATATATTAATTTCATATTAGGACTTGCAATATTAGCTGAAAAAGGAATATTAGGGAAAATATGGGACTTAATTTTTATAATTTACTAGAACGGTGACACTTGTCACCTTCTACAAAAAAATAAAAAATTTTTTAAAAAGACTTGACAATTCCAAAAAATAAGTATATAATAAGAATGTAAAATAAAGAAGTCCAAAAAAAGTAAATGGTGGCATTGAAAAAGTCCTTTTTAAAATTCAAAAAAAATTTACAAAACTTTAGAAAAAAACTTGACAAGATAAAAAAATAATGATATACTTTAGAAAAAAGTTAGGAAGTGAAAAAAAAATGGATAAAATAATAACATTAATTAGAAAAGCAATTATAAAACATGAACTTAAAAAAAACAATTATAATTATTTTACTATTACAAGTGGAAAAAGTAAATTGGTTGTAATAGACAAAAAAGCTTATACAATATCATTATAAAGAAATAGAATATTAAAAAATGGAGGTGCAAAAGAAATGGAAGAATACAAAAGATTAAGCGATATTATAAAAGACATTGACAACGAATACACGGAAAACGACTTATACAATGAATAAAATTAAAATAAAAGAAAGAAGGAATAAAAATGAAAATAAAAAAAGATTATGATTTTAATGATTTAAAAACAAATAGTTGGAGTGGTGCTATTAATACACTTGAAACAATAGAAGAAAATGAGAAAGAAGAAGAATTGATGCAACTACTTGAGCTTACTTTCGAAGATGTGCCAACAGAAACAGAAGTAAATGACTTTTTGTGGTTTGATGATGATTTTATATTCGAAGAATTAGGAATAAAAGAGGAGGAATAAGAAAATGAAAGTAGAACAATTAGAAAACAACAATCAATTCGTGATTTTAGGAGATAATGGAGAAATAGAATTTCAAAGCTATAACAGTAGAATAGCAAAAATCAATAAAATAGGGGTACTTGAATTATCTACAAAATGGGATTATAGTAGAACGACCTTGAAACACTTGTATATATTTTTAGAAAAATACTTGTATAATTTAGATGGTTTTATACAAAATGATGTAAAAAACATCTTAATATATAGCAAAAATAAAAGGAAAGACATACAAGAGTTAATTGATAACAAAAAAATATTTACAACTTTACAATATTAAAATATAACAGATGAAAGTATTTTTTAAATACAAGTAGCAAGTTATAAGATACAAAAAAAGTATTTTATAGCTTGTTTTTTATTGTTTTATATGATTATTTTATAATTTTATAAAATAACGATACAAGGCAATAAAAAAGCTAAAAGCACATTGAAAAAATCATATTAGGACGCACGAGGATAAAAAATAAGGCGGTTTTATAGCTTGTTAGTATAATTATATATCTAAAGAATAAAACAAGCAAAAAGCAATTGTAAAATGTTTTAAATGTATAACGGAATAATCAAAAAATAAGACTAAAAAAATTAAAGTAATATAGTTATATAGATATAACACGAAAATGGCTCAAATTTGAATGTCGCAAGTCTCAAGGCATAATTCAAAAGATATATATAAAAAATATATTAATAAAAAAAAGTAAATACCAAACAACAAAACAAAAGTTCGTAACAAAACAATTTTGATTATTTTAGAAGGGAAAATATGTAACATAGAAAAGCAAAAATTCCCCAGCTCCCAGTAGATATAGCGAGAAAATGGTAACAAGTAAACCAAAAATCGCCCAGCTAATACATATAATCAAAATAAAAAAGCAAATTTGAAAATAAATATTGACAAATTTGTTTTTATATGTTATAATAAAGAAAATTAAAAATTAAATAAAAAAATTTTAAAAAAATATTTTTAAAAGCTTGACAAGATTAAAACTTTATGCTATAATTAAGTTAAGATAAAAGAAAGGAAGGGATTGAATATGAAAATTGAGGAAAATTTAAGAGAGAAAATAAAGAAGGAATTAATGAATAAATATAAGGAAAATGGATTTGATTATACAGAAAAAAGCTTATGTGGTATGATTGTAGATGATTTTGTATATGACGCCATAGATGATTATAATAGTGATAGTTCTTTGGTAGATATTTGCAGTGATATTACAGGATTTTATGATGGCTCATATACTTGTAACACTTATAAGAGTGCACAATTAATTGGTGAAAATATTTTTGAATTTAATGACATTGTGCAAGAAAGAAAAGCAAATTTTGGAACAGATTTAAAAGTAACAGATACAGAATGGAATTTAGTTTGTGTTTTACTTTATATTTGCGATTTGACAATTTTAACTTATGATTGTAACACTTTAGGAGAATTAATTGAAAAATTATCATAAAAATTTAGCGAATTTAAAAGTAGTTTTTTAAAATGCAAAATTGAATTTGTATAAAATCGTTTTTGGTCGAAAACCCGCCCCAATAGTAGATTTTTAAATTACAGATTTGATTTTGCATATACATATATTAAGTTGAAAAATAAAGGGAGATTTAAAAAGTAATTTTTAAAAATATAAAAAAATAGTTGACAAAATTAAAAATGTATGTTATAATAAGTATAGAAATTAAAAAGGAGGAATAAAAATGAAACAAGTATATATATTATTGAGAAGAATACATGACCCTTATGGTTGTTTAGAGGATAATGAAGATGAAATAGTTGGAGTATTTGACAATTTAGAATTGGCGGAAAAAATCAAAGAACAAAAGCAGTTAGAAAATGAAGAACATAAAAAATCAATATTTTATTCTGATTTTGATTATAGGATAGAAAATTATAATATAAATATGATTTATTAATAAAATAAAAAAAAATAACTTGACAAAAAGTAAAAATTATGCTATAATATAGTCAAGTTAAGGAGGTAAATAAAAATGAGCGAATTATATAAATGGAATAAAAGTGGAATGAAAATGATTATAGAAAGTGGATTTAAAGAATTTGACAAACAAACAAATTTAATTACAAGTGGAAATTGTATAAGTAATACACAATATAGTAATTATATTCGACCATATAATGAAACAGAATGTAATGGATTTGAAAAACAAAAAGGAAATTTATTCAATTTTGATTTACAATATTTTAGCATAAGTAATTCTTTAAGAGAATATATAAAAAGTTTAAATGAACAAGTATGTTTATATGAGTTTAGAATATATAGAAAAGGAATAAAAGATGTAATAGGTTGGCTTATAGAAAGAAAAAACGGACAAATTACAATAGAAGTAAATAATTATAATATGGGACATTATTTAAAAAGATATAAAGCATTAGAATTTTGTAAAAGTATTATAGAAGAAAGAGGTGTTTAAAAATGAACAAAGTAGAAAAATACATAAAAGATAATAATATAAAAGGATATTTGGACTATGTTATAGACTTTGAAGGGTTGAAAAAATGTTTTACAATTCAAGAAATAACAAAAGGAATAATTGAATTAGCGTTAGGAGATGATTTTCAAGCAGAAGTAGATTATATTTGTTATTTAATAGATACTTATAATTTTAACTTAGCAATACAAAATCAAGATATTAATAAAATGCTATATTATATATATGGTTGTGAATTTGAAGTAGAAATAACAGAAAATGGCAAAATTAATTTAATAGATTTGCAAAATGCTTATTTAGGTGGAAAAGAAAGTTATATCAATTTTGAAACTATTGAAAGTGCATTAGGAAGATTAAGCGGAAGTTATTTATATGATTATTTTGGAATTGAGGTGTTATAAAATGTTTAAAAATAAAGAATTGATAAAGGATATAAACAAATTAAGAAATAATATAAATATGAAAAAATATGATAATTTACAAAGTGATTTAAAGGATTTCGGGAATTTATTATATGAAGATTTTGGAAAAGAATGGGAAAATGAAATTATACACAATGAATTATTAAGATATAAAAAAGCATTAATAGAAGTACAAAAATAAAATGTAAAAAATGTAAAAGGAAGGTGGTGTTATCAATTGAAAAAAGGAATACTAATAAATATAATATTAATAGCTTTGATTTGTGTTATACCTAGTCCAAAAGCAAAAGAAATAATACAAAGTGCGAGTGAAAATATAAAAACAGAAATTACAAGTAGGGGTGCTAGTGAAGTCAGAAAAGAACCTGTAAAAAATACTGAATTAAATCCTGAAAGTGATTTGCGTGTATTAAGTAATTTAAGTGAAAACGACTATAATAATATGTTAAGGGGAACTAGGTTAGAAGGACTAGGCGGAACTTTTGTACAAATAGAAAAGCAATACAACATAAATGGCTTATATATATTAGGTTTAGCTTGTTTAGAAAGTAATTTTGGAAAATCTAATTTTGCAGCACAAAGAAATAACTTAGTAGGCTGGAATGCAGTTGATAGCAACCCCAATAAAGCTAGCTATTTTAAAAGTAAAGAAGAATGTTTGACTTTTGTATCTAATAAGCTTAAAACTAATTATTTAAGCGAAAACGGTTGTTATTTTGAAGGATTTACAGGTAGAGATATTGACAAACATTATTGCACAGATAAAAAACATATTGACAAAATTTGTAATATTGTGAATAAATTAATAAAAAAGATATAATTTTTATAAAAAACTTGACAAGATGAAATTTTTATGATATAATGTAGAAAAGTTAAGAAAGGAAGTGATATAAAATGAAAGAAAAAGAAAAGAAAGAAAAAACAGTAAAGCCAAAAAGTAAAATATTACCAAAAGTGCTAAAAGTAATTAAAATGATTATATTATTAGTTATGATAGTAGCAAGTTACATTTTAAGTGATAAGGTTGTTGATTATTTAATGACAATTGATTTAATAATAATTAAAAGAGCATTAAATATAATACTTATTACTATAATAATGGCGGTTTATTTTAAAAAATAAGCGGGAAATCCGCTTCTACATAGAAAAGGAGATAGAATTATGGAAAAATTAGTAAATTATAGAAAACCCAAAAGATTAATAGAAAAGATTAATAATGGGAAATGTGGGGAATATATAAAATTTCAAGGAATAGAAATGCAATTAGTACCAGTTTTTTGGAATAATACTTATTGTTATGTAGATTTAAAGAATGATGATAATTATATAAACTTAAATGAAAACAAAAAAGTGACACTATTTTGTGTAAATGACTTTTATATTGAAAAATAATTATAAAAATAAAAAAAATAAAGGAGGAATTTAAACTATGAAATATTATTTTATTAATATTGATGATAGTTATTATGGAAAAAACAAACAATATTTGCCATTAAATAGTGGAAAAGATATGAATGAATTAGCATTGATAGTAGGAGAAATAGGATATAAAACAAAACAAGGGGCAGAAAAAGGCATAAAATCATTAGTAGATATGTACAAAAGAAACAATTTAATTGTAAAAAAAATACAAATAGAAAGCACAAAAGTAGAACTTGTAACTAGTAGATATGTACAAAAGAGACAATAAAGTAGAAATTGAAAGGGGAAAATAATATAATGAATTGGATAAAAGAATTAAATAAAAATAAAGATATAGTAATAAATGATTTTAAAGAATACTTAGAAGAGAATTATACAGAATTTTATAATAATTTAGATAATTTTAGATTTTGTAAAGATTTTAGAAGTTTTGGAATTGAATTGTTGGCGGAACAATATATGAACAATTATATAACAAGTTTAAATTATGACATACAAGACAATACAGAAGATTATACAGAGCAGTTAAATGTTGAAAATGAAATTTCAAAAATTTTGAGTGAATATTTGGAAATTAATTAAAACTTGACAAGGAGGGTTAAAATGGACATAAAAAAAGGTGATATATTTTTCGCAAACCTAGGAAAATGTAGCAAACACGAACAAAGTGGGATTAGACCTGTTTTGATAATCCAAAACAATATAGGCAATATGTATAGTCCGACTGTAATTGTTGCACCTTTGACATCAGTAAAAAAGAAGTTGGATTTACCAGTACATATATATTTGACAAAAGACAAAAGAAACAATCTAGAATTAAATTCAGTTGTTTTATTAGAACAAATAAAAACAATAGATAAAAGCCACTTATATTATAAAATAGGGGAAATTTGCGAAAGTGATTTAGAGAATGTAAATAAAGCAATAAAAATTAGTTTGGAATTGTAGGTGTAGTAAATGTTAGACATATTAGACAGTGAAATCATAGAATATATAAAAAAGAATAATGCAACAACAAGAGAAACGGCTGAACATTTTGGAATTAGTAGGCAAACAGTAACAAATAGGGTAAGAAATTCAAAAGACAAAGAAACAAAAGATATTATGGACTTGCACTACAAATTCAGGTCGAAAACAAAATATTTAAAAAAATAAATTAAAAAGCTTGACAAGAAGTTAAATTTGTGTTATAATAATTATAGAAATTAAGAAAGAGGTGTTAATATGAATAAAGTAACTAATGAACCAAAATTAAATAAAATATTATTAAATGACAATAGTTGTTTAACAGATTTAGTTTTTTTAGAAAAATCCGCTACTGAAAAAGAAATTACTTTAGTTATTAATGAAGTAATAGCAGATAAACCAACTGAATATACAAACGAAGATATTTATTATGCAATAGATAAGGCTTTTGGAATAAAAGAAATGATAGATTTATCAAGTATAAAAGAATTTTGTTATTAAAGGAGGATAAAATGGAATTTGAAAAAAATATTTTTAAATCTAAAGATGGAGAAAAATTATTAGGGAAAGTAGCAGATATAGAATTAGAATTTATTAGTATATTAAAAGAAACTTTAAATTGTGTTTTAAGTGTAGATGAATTGATTATTACTATAAAAGAAATAACAGATTTTTTAACAGAGTTAGAAGAAAATTATAGTCAAAACAAAGATGCAATAATAAAAGTATGGCATAACCCTATGGGAGCATATCAATATGAAGAAATAGATATATAGGAGGAAAAATAATGGAGTTTTCAAAATTAGAAAAAGAACAAGAAGTTAACAAGCTTATGGATTTATTCCAAAAGAATAGTGAGAAAATGTTAAAAGTTTTTGAAGAGGGAATGGAAATTACAATAAAAAAGAATAAAGAAGGTTTTGCAATGTATAGTAAACTTATAAAAAAGATAAAATAATTTTAAAAAAAGCTTGACAAGATTAAAATTTTATGATATAATTTAGAAAAGTTAAGGAAGGAAGGTAAAAATTATGAAAAAAGAATTTTGTAACAAATATGAAACTGTAATAATAGTAAACCCAAAAATTAAATACATAGGAGATATTAAGGAAAAAATATTAAAAATCATAGGAGATTTGAATGTTGAAATTTTTGAAGATTTAGGAAACAAAGATTTAGCTTATGAAATACAAGGAGAAAAAGAAGGGCATTATATAAGAATAGAATATCATACAAAAGAAGATGAAGTTATAAAAAATTTAGAAAGATATTTTAAAATAAATACAGATATATTAAAATATATCACAATAAGAATAAAAGAGGCGATACAAAATGATACAAGATATTATAATTTATTATACGATATACTAGATGTTTATACAGATAATAATTGGGAGAATGAACCGCTTGATGAAGATGAAATTGACAGTTTAGTAGAATTTCTAAAATTAAAATTAAATCTTATTAATGGAAATATAACGACAGAAGAATATAATAAATTATTAGATTAAGGAGAAAAAATATGAAAAATAGAAAAATTTATGATAAAGTATTAAAAAGTTATAAAGAAATATCAAAAGAAGTTTTTGGAAATTATATGGAATATTATAAAATTCATATAATATATGAAATAATTGACGAAATAAATGGGCAAGGCTTAGATATAACAGATGAAGAAGAAGAAAAACTATGTGATTATATTTATGAGGTTTATTTAGAATATGACGGAACTAATATTAATATATATAATATTGTATATACTGTTTCAAGTTTAACACAATACGGAATGACAATAGAAGATATACTAAAAATGGATATTTCAGATTTTATAGACAACATAATAATATAAGAGAAATTTAATTTTCTCTTATTTTTTTTATTTTTTTAAAAAAACACTTGACAAATTTAAAATAGTATGTTATAATATAATTAAGTTAAGAGAAAATTAAGACTTACAACTCCAAAAAACTTAGTTGCGAGAAACACTTACCGAGCAATAAAATAAATATTATGTAAATATATCAATATATTATATAGTAATAATATTTTATATATGTCTAGGAGCAACGAGAATGGATATAGAGCCATTTTTATATAATAGGCATATAATTATATATATTAATATTAGCTTTCTTTAAATTTGATTTTAAAGATTAAAAAATTTTTATAAAAAATTTTAAAAAGTGTTGACAAATAAAATATTATATGTTATAATGTAATTACAGTTTGGAGGTGGTCAATATGTATGAATTGGTTATATTAAATCTAAAGAATAACCAAAAATTTAGCAAAACTTTTGATAGTCTTTATTTATTAAATAACTTTAAGAAAAAAGCTAAACATTCAAAAGACATAAAAATAATTGCTGAATTTAAAAATTAATTACATAAAATTTTATATAGGAGGTAAAATATGATAGCATTTTACGGAGATAAAAAATTTTCAGATTTATATAATATGAATAGATTAAAAATACAAAATGATATAGTATTACATATAGAAGATATTAGACAAGAAAATTTAAGACATATTATAAATAGTTTATTACAAGCCAAAAATAAAGGATTAGAATGTAATACAGTTCAGGACATTTGGTTTGATTATATTTCACAAATTAATATTTTTGAATTTATATTAAATTATTTTAATATTAGATTTGAAAAAATCAATAATGATAAACAATCACAAATTATTACATATAGAATTTATAATTATTAAAATAAAATTAATTACATAAGAGTTTGCTAGAACTTAAAACTAGAAGGTAATAATAGAGATTACATTTTGCAATAAGCATTGTGTAGTCTTTATTTTTTTTGAACATTGAAATTAAAATCTAAAATAAGCCGTTTTATATTTTAGGTATATAGTTACATATCTAAGCTATAAAAACCGTTCTATGTCCATTCTCGTTATTCTCAGACCTATTTAATAGAATGATATAATTGTAAATTGTAATTATTATATAAAATTATATAAATCAAACATACTTTTGGTATAAAGTTCTGTTGAAACTTTGGGAAATATAAAATTATGTAACAGGATTTCTAAAAATTGCCCCAGTAATGTTATTCTGAAAATTGAAAAATGGAAAGGAATGGTAACAAAAAAAATAAAAAATCACCAGACAAGTATAAAAATATTTTTTTAAAAAAAATTAAAAATATTTGAAATAAGTATTGACAAAAGATAAAAAATATGATAAAATATAATCATAAAAGTTAGAAAGGAGAAAAATATGGATATTAATAATGATTTTTTCACAGAAAGAGATAATAATTTTGGAATTATTTCTAATAAGATTGCATATTATTATAATAAAGTTTTTAATATTGAAATAATGTCTTTATTATATAAGAAAAAAATTGCTGCTCAAATTAATGATATAATGAAAAGTAAAAATTTTTCAGATAAATTAAGGGGTTTAAATTTTGAATTTTATATTTTAATTAAAGATAATAATAAAAAAATGTTAAAATATAAATTAATAAAAAATACATTTAATGCTTCAAAATATATAAGTAATATAATATATGATAGAAATAGTTTTAATTTTATAGAATGTTTATATTATTTTGTAGACGAAGCATTGTGTGAATATTGTAATAAACAATATATAAATAAGAAAAATAATGGAGATATAAACAATATATTAGATAAGAATAATGAAATTAATGAAGATTATCAAAATTGGCTTATAGAACAATATGGAAAAACGGAAGAAAATTCCGAACAAAAATAAAAGTAGATTTTTCAATTTTAAAAGTAGTTTTTTGAAATCCAGATTTGCTTTGAAAACCTACCCCATTAAGTTGAAAATTAGGAGGGATATAATGAAATATAAAAAATTAGAAGAAGGTAAATATATAAAAAATAAAGGGGATATTTTAGCTTGTAAATATTATCATTTATTGTTTCCAAATGGAAATGAAGCTATAGGAAGTCCTGGAATTAAAGAAATAGATAATAAAGAATGGGAAATATTTTGGGTGTCTAAAGAAACAGAAAATGCATATTATGGTAGCCCAGCTGAAGGACTAGGATTAGTAGATTGTATGATATTAAAAGCAGATACTAGAGCATTTTTACCAGAAGAGATTGTAGAATTAGAAAAACATACTTATGGATTAACAGGATTATTAAACGAAGAAGTAAAATATGTTCATCCAGTAAAAATAAATCCAATAGTAGAAAAATGGAATATAGATAAGGAAAGGGATTTAGAAAGAAAATTAAAAATAAAAGATGAGTATTTAAGATTAATAATAGGAATTGGTTTTGATTATGATGGATATAATGATACTGACAATTTAAAAAATGTAATAGATGAATTGGTAGAATATGCCAAGAAAGCTTTAAACAATGATGATGATAGCATTATATATTCTGGAACTAATAAAAAATACAATATATTAAATGAAGAATTGGAGGGTAAAAATGATAATTAATATTAAAGCATATTTGATAATAGGAATAATAGTTTCAATACTTACTATAATAAGATATATATTGAAAGATTTAGAGGACGGAGAAATATGGGTAGGAGAAATAATAGCAGATGTAGCTAATGGTTTCATAATAGGACTAAGTTGGATAATTTCAATGCCTATTTTAATAGTTACAAATATAATATTAGCAATGATAATGATATTTTATAGAGAGGAAGATGATGATAATGAGTAAATTAACAGTTGGTAAATTAAGAAAAGCATTAGAAGGAGTACCAGATAATTTAGAAATAGAGTTATGGAGTGACAGTGGTGTAGACCAATGCGAATATGATGATTGTGAAGTAGTAATAGAAGATGCTTATAGACATCAATATAAATTACCAAATGGAGAAACATTTGACGATGGTTCTAATGAAGAAGATTGTTTTGTTATTTATGCTAATTGGAGATAGAAATAACAAACAAAAGATATTAGGAGGTGTTTTAAGTGAAAGAAAATAGTATTAAGAATGAACAAAGTTTTATAAAAGAAGCTGTAAAAACAATGGAACATTGGATAGAATACGAAAAAAATAATAAAGAAAAAATAAATAGAGCTGATGAATTAATAAATATTCAAGAAACAATTTTATCAGATTATAAAAGAATATTAAAAGAGAATGAAGAATTAAAAAATGATTATGAAAATTTAAGTAATAGTGTAGTAGTTAAAAATTATTGTATAAAAAACAGTATTCCAATTCAAAAAGTAAAAGACAAGATAAGACATTATCAAGAATTACAAGATAATTATATTAAAAAATATGATGAAATAAATGAAGGTTTACAAGCGATGATAAATGTTTTACAAGAACTATTAGAAGGGAGAAAATAAAATGTGTGGATATTGTAATGCTATATATTATGTTGAAGTCAAATAGTTAATGAAACCTATGTTAGTACCATTAACTAATACAGAAGAAATAAGACAAGAATTGATAAATAAAACAGGAATAAATCATTTAAGAATAAAAGCAAATTATTGTCCAATGTGTGGAAGAGAATTAAAGGAGGATTAATTTATGACAGAACAAGAAGCCATAGATGCTTTAGAAGAGCATAAAAAATTAATAGACAAAGAGTATTTGAAAATAAGAAATTCAAAAGCAATAGAAGTAGTTCTTAATGCATTAAAAGAAAAAGATAAGACAATTGATTTAATGTCAGAAAGAGTATTGTTAACAGAAGAAGAGTGGGAAGAGATAAAAGAAAAGAATATATATAATGTTATAAAGAAAGACACTCATAAACTAATAAAACAATATTTTGAAAATAAAGTGAAAGAGTAGGTAATAAAATATGAGAAGATATTATCTTAATTTAACAAATGGAATTGAATTTCTAGATAATCCAGATTTTAATGAAGATTATAGATTTGTAAGAATACAAAGTACTACTTGTGAAAGACATTTATGGAATAAATTATTAAGTGATTTAGACTATAATTTTTTATTAGATTTAGCATTAGGTAATGAGGTTATAATATGCGACACTAGTGCTCATAAAACCATCAGCAGAGCTTTATATCAAGGTGTGGAATTTATAAAATTTGTTTTATATAAAGTTTGGTTTAATAAAAATGTTATACCTTATGTTAGAGGGAAAGAATGTGATAAGTATTTTCAAGACCAATATAGATTATTAGAAAATCAAACTCTAAAAAAAATAAAATATTTAAGAAAATTTTTAAATACAGATGAAATTCATATTAGTTGTATGAGTTTTAATACAAAGCATGATGGCGATTATAATTATTATAGAAACGTTTTAATAAACAATAATAAATAATTTTTAAAAGTATCAAAAAATATTTGAAAAAGTATTGACAAATTAAAAATATTATGTTATAATTAGTATAGTTAAGAAATAGGGAGGTATGTAAAATGGAAGAAAATTTAGAAAACATTGAATTTACAGAACATGTATTAGAAAGATATGTAGAAAGGACAATGGATAAATCTGGGAATGAAATAAAACAATTCCTTGCTCAAAATGAAGAGCAAGTAAAACAACAAATATTAAAATTATACCAATATTCAGAACCTTTTTGGTATGGAAAAAATAAAGAACATAATTATACTTATTTTAGAATTAACAAAAATGGTTGGCTAATTGTTATAGACAAAAATAAAACAAAATTAATTACTTTATATAAAATAGATTTAGGTCTTGGAGAAGAATTTAATAAACAATATATTTCTCAAATGATACAATTTGTAGAAAATGCAAGCCAAGAAATAGAAAACGAGAAAGAAGATTATAATAACAAAGTTGTTGGGAATAATATGACTATAGAAGAATTAAAACAACAAAACAAATTGTTGCAAGCTCAAATTCAAAATAACCAAGATACTATTAAAATGTTAGAGGATGACAAAAATATAACTCTAGACAAGATAAGCATACAAGAACAAAAATTAAAAGCAAAAATAGAAAAATTTATTGGAGCTAAAATATTTTAGGAGGTAATTAAAATGAAAAAAGAAGATTTCAAATTAGGAGAAAGTGTTCAATTAAACACATATAGCTATGATGACCAAGGCAATGAATACACAAGAGAAGTAAAAGGGAAAATATGTCAAATAACTAATTCATTTATAGTATTAGATAATGGAAATTACAAAGAAAGTTTTAAATATTGTGACTTCCAAAAATGTATTCCTGGTACAGTAGAAAATGAACCTTATGACTTATCTTTAGAAAGTTATTCAGAAGATATAATATCCAATTGCATTAGAGATATAACGAGTGGCAAAGAAGGAATTGTATTTAATAATGAACAGTTAGATAAAGTATTTTCAAAAATAAATAAGAAACACTATTCTGTAAAAAGAACTAATGAAACTTATTATATAAATAAAATTTAAAAAGGGTATTGACTTTTGATTAAAAATATGTTATAATATACGAAGAGGTGAAAATATGATTTATTTAATTAGTGATACGCATTTTTATCATAAAAGCATAATCCCATATTGCAAAAGACCATTTAGTTCTATTAATGAAATGAATGAAAAAATTATAGAAAATTGGAATTTAACTGTTACAAACAAAGATATTGTATATTTTTTAGGCGATTTTTCTTTTGCACCTACAGAAATGACAAAAGATATATGTAATAGATTAAATGGTTATAAAATTATGATTAGAGGAAATCATGACAGAGATAGAGGAGAAATGTCTTGGAGAAATATAGGATTTCAAGAAGTATTTAGTACTCCGCAAGTACTATATTATGTTGATAAAAATTCTAATCTTAGACATGTTACTTTGTCTCATGAGCCACAATATATAAGTAATAATGAGTTCAATATACATGGACATATACACGATAGTTTATTGAGTTCAGAATACCCAGATATGAACTTAAATAACCATTTATGTGTTTGTGTAGAAAGAATTAATTATAGACCTATCTCGTTTGAAAAAATTCAAAGAGATTATTTAGAAAAATTTTTTATAGAAAAGGAAGGAAGATAATATGTTAAAAAGTAATTTTACTGGAGAAACAATGATATTTAAAAATGATAAAGGATTTTACGCTACAAGCATTTCAAAAACGAAAAAAAATCCAGATGGAAGTACAGGATATGATAATGCTTATATCAATGTTAGTTTTAGAAAAGGTGTAGATATTCCTAATAAAACAAAAATTAATGTAATAAATGGATGGTTAACATTTGATATAGTTGAAAATAAACAAACAGGAAAGAAAGAAATTTATTGGAGATTATATATAAATGAATATACAGCTCCTGGAGCTCAATCTTTTCAAAATGCTCAACCAGTACAAGATGTAATAACTGGTTCAAATGTTGATGATGATTTACCATTTTAGCAATAAGACAAATTCTGGGTTTTGTCTTATATAAAATATAAAGGAGGTATGTAAAATGAAATTAAAAATGATATTATTAATGTTAATAACTTTAGTTAGTGTGTTTTTATCTATATATGTAGCAACAATTTATACGAGTTTTGTAGCACCATATTTAATTGGATTTTTTACGCCAATAATAGTTAATGAAGTATATACATTTGATATAAATAAAATAAAAAATATTAAAAACAAAAAATAGGAGACAAATTATGAAGAAGATTAAATTTATAGAATTAATGCTTTCAGATTTCACAACTTATCGTATAAAAAAAGAAAACATTCTAGAGTGTAATTGTATAATTGAAGAAATGCTTATAGATTGTTCTCAAACAGAGAGGGGAAGAATGTCTGATATACCAATGGTTAGAAGTTTATTATTGGTTGTAGATGATTATACAAAAATTATTAGTTGTGATAATGAGGAAGATTTTGATGTAAACAGAAAAGATATATCTCAAATTTTAATATGTTATGATGATGAAAATGTTAAAATGGGATATATTAACTTAACAAATGATAATTATAATGAAAACCAAAATAATGCATTATCAGATAATAGGTTATATATTACAATAGAAGATGAATAAAATTTCAAAAAAATATAAAAATCTTTAAGAAAGTATTGACTTTTTTCTGAAAGTGTGTTATAATACTTATAGAAAGAAGGAGATAGATATGATTAAAGAAGTAGAAAATTGGTTAAATACAATTCGTTCAACAGGAACAAAAAAATCTTATAGAACAAACATTGAGGCATTTTTTGAATATAAAAATATAAATTCTTTTGAAGAATTTAAACAAATGGATGCAGATGATTATTATAATTGGATAGATTATTTAATCAATGAAAAAGGAAACACAGAAAATACAGTTAGACCAAAAATCAGTGCAATAAGTTCATTTTATTCTTATTTATTAAAAAATTCAAAATATGATATTACTATTAATCCTATAATAAATGCAGGTATCCATTCTAACGTAAAAGCAACTGTAAATCCAGAAAGAACTACATGGCTCACAGTGAAAGAAATGCATAGCTTTATGAAACAATGTAAAAATCCTAGAGAAACGGCAATTTGTGGTATATTTTTAAATACAGGATTAAGAGTTAGCGAAGTTATTAATTTAGATTTAAATAAGTATGAACAATTTATTAATGAAGATGGAGAAAATTGTTCTCGTATTTTAGCAAAAAGAAAAGGTGGAAAATTACAAATTATTGAATTTAATTCTTATGTAACCGAATTAATTAATAATTATCTTAAAGTTAGAAAAGAAACAGAATGTGAAAAATTATTTGTATCAAATACTGGAAATCCAATGTCTAGACAAAGTATAGACAGAACAATTCATAAATTACAAAAAAGAGCTAATATTAATAGAAATATATCAGCTCATAGTTTAAGAAGAAGTGCAGCAACTGCAATGTATGGAGCAGGTTTTGATATAAAAGAAATTCAGTCTGTATTAGGACATAGTAGTTCTGGAACTACAGATATATATTTAAAAGGGTTAGATGATAGAGCAAATCATGTATTTCAAAATTTTGTTGTTAAGGGGTAGGATATATGCAAAAATATATAATTACTTTGGCTAGTATAATTTTTATAAGTTTTGGAATTTTTATAATACCGAAATTTATGGATTTTATGGAAAACCAAAATGATATTTTAAAAATAAAAAATGATGTTTCTCAAACATTTGAAATTTCAATTACAGAAAAAATAGTAGAAAATAAAAAGGTAGATTTTAATGTACCAATTCCAAAAGATATACAAGAAAAAATGATGCAAAGAGAAAAAGCTAAAAAAGAAGCAGAAAGACTAGAAAAAGAAAGATTGGCTAGAATTGAAGCAGAAAGAATTGAAAAAGAAAAACAAGAACAAATTAGGCTAGAAAAAGAAAAAGAAGAAAAGGCTAAGGCTGTGCAAATAGCAAAAACTACAAATCGTAGTGAAGAAATTCCTAGAAATAATTCTGGTTGGGTAACTTTTACAGCTACAGCATATTGTGGCTGTGCCAAATGTTGTGGGAAATCAACAGGAAGAACAGCTTCAGGAACAATGGCAACACAAGGTAGGACAGTAGCTATGCCAAGTTCTTATAAATTTGGAACTAAAATAGAAATACAAGGCATGGGAAATTATGTTGTTGAAGATAGAGGTGGAGCTATAAAAGGTAATCGTATAGATATATTTTTTAGCAACCACCAATCTGCATTAAATTTTGGAAAGAAAACAATTAATCTAAGGGTGGTGCAATAAATGAAATTAGAAAACATATATTATAAAAATGAAAATCGGAGATATAGAATATAATTCAGAATGTATAAAATGTCCTTATGATTGTAAACAAAGTTTTAGAAGTACAATTATGGTTTGTAAAAGAACCAAAGAATTAAAAAAGAAAGGAAAGAAATAAATATGAAGTATTTTGATTATGCTGCAACTGCTTTACCTAATATAGAAGTAATTAAAGATATATTGGAATTATATTCAAAAGAATATTTATTTGGAAATCCTTCTAGTTTTCATAATAATGGAGTTAATGCTAAATTATTGTTAGAAAACGCTAGAAATTTAATAGGAAAAATGCTTAACTGTAAAGCTTCTGATATTTATTTTACAAGTGGTGGTTCTGAAAGCGATAATATGGCTTTAAAAGGATATATGGAACAATTTCCAAAGGGTTCAGAATTGATTACTTCTACAATTGAACACCCAGCAATTTTAAATACTTGCAAAGAACTTGAACAAATGGGTTATGCTATAAAATATGTTAGTCCAGATATTAGAAACACAATTACCGCTTCTAATGTAGAAAAATTAATAACAGATAAAACAAAATTGGTAAGTGTAATGGCAGTTAATAATGAAACAGGAGTAATAAACCCTATAAATGAGATAGCAGATATTGTACATGAACATGGAATAGTATTTCATAGTGATATGGTTCAAGGTGTTGGTTTATATGATATGGATTTGTCAAATATAGATATGGCTTCTTTTTCTGGTCATAAGTTTGGAGCAATAAAAGGAACTGGCATACTATACAAAAAAGAAAACATTACTTTAAATCCACTTATACAAGGTGGTGGACAAGAAAAAGGATTAAGAGCTGGAACTGAAAATGTGTTTGGAAATTTAGATATGGCGCTTTGTCTTCAAGAAACAATAACAAAAAAATGGAATATAGACAAGAGAGTAGAAATAAGAAGAAGTATAGTAGAATTGATTGGAAGATTATGGAATTGGGATAAAGATAAGGTTAGTATTTTGAGTTTTCCAATGAATAGGATAGACAACTGTTTATTGGTAGCTTTTAAAGATATAGATAGTAGAACTCTACAATTACTATTAAACCAAGAAGGATATTGTGTTTCCGTGGGGTCTGCTTGTCATTCTAATTCAAATGAGACAATATCTTATGTTGTTAAAGAAATAGATACTCCTAAAGAATTTCAGAATGGTGTTATTAGAATAACTGTGCCGCCAGAAGCAACGATAGAAGATGTGAGAGAGTTCTCAAACATTTTGATGTCAAAATTAGATTATTTATATGAAAGTGAGTGATATTATGGAAGAAACAAAAGTAGATTTCGTACCAGAAAAACCAGAAAAGAAAAAAGCAAAATTTCAAGCAAAATGTTTTCATTGTAAAGAAAAAGAACATATGACAACAGATAATGGCATGGAGTTTGATTTACCTTTTGCTTATGTTGAATTAAAAAAAGATAAAAAATTACTTAAAGAATGTAAAAATTATGCAAAAGAAAGTAAAGAAAAATATGGTAATGAGAATGTAATAAAAAGAAGATTATTAAATGGTTGCCCAAAATGTGGACACAATATAGATATATGTTGTAAAGATTATGCTGATTTTTATTCAACAAAAAAAGAAACAAAAAATGAAAAATAATATTGACATTTGATTTAAATTATGTTATAATAGTATATAGTAGGAATGTATATTGGTAAATTTTTTATTTTTAAGGAGTGATTTTAATATGTTAAGTATATTTAATCCATTTTTATGGGATAAAGATGTTTATCAATTCAATAGATTAGAAAAGGATATGAGACCATACTCAGTACATTCTGATACAGAAGGTAATGAAGTAACATTGGTTCATAATGTAGTAGGAATAAATAAGAAAGATTTATCAGTAAAGGTAGTAGAAGAAGATGGAGTATCAAAACTGATTATATCAGGAGAAACAGAACCTGGTTTAGATAAACCAAAAAGTAAATACTCTGTTCATTCAGAATTTATATTAGATAATAACAAAAAAATAAAAGAAATAACTTCAAAATTAGAGAATGGTCTTTTATATGTTATGATAAAATATGAAAAACCTGAAAACACTGGAAGTATTACTACTATTGAAATTCAATAGCATATGATTTTAATTTAATTTTATTTTAATACTAATATACATTTCTATTTTATAGAATAAATAAAAAGGAGAGATTGAAAATGATTGACGATTTAGAATTTTTAAGAGGAGAAGCTACAAAATTACAAAAAGCTATTAGAAAGGATGATACTAGAAATTATAAAAGATATGCTACTTTATTTCAAGCTTATTTAACAACTACTGCTAATGTAAGACAAATGGAAGCTTATCAAAGACAAAAAGCCGAAGAAGAAAAAAGAAAAGCTGAAGAAGACAGAATAATGAAAGAAGCAGAAAAAGAACTAAAAAAAGAAGAAAAAGCTAAAAAATAAATAATATAAAAGGTGAATTATATGAATACTTTTACTTTTATAGGTAAAATACACAAACCTTCAAATAAGTCTAATATAATAAAAACTACAAGTACAGGTAAAAAATATTTAAGATTATTGATACAACAAAATGAAAATAATTCAGCATATATTCAATTATATTGTGATAATTTGATTAATGGTTGTATCCCTGTATTTGTTGCTGGAGAAACAGGTAGAAAATTAATAAAATTTGAAGATAGATTTAATGGTAATATATTACAAAAAATATCTTATGCTTCTAAATATGTAATATTTGGTTCAAATTCTGATAAAAGAGAATATATATGGAAAGATGATTTTATAGAAGCAATTTATGAATTAATAATGAGTAAACCAGATAATACTATTTATGAGATTACAGGAGAATTTTCTATAAGTTATGTAAATGGAAAATTATATAATAATTTTAATATAAAAACATTCAAAATAGATAATTCATTAAGACCTGAATTAAAATTAAAACTTGAATTGTTTTATAATAGCGAGTCATTAGATGAAAGTGACAAAAGAAATAAATTTTTAATTAATGCCTTTTTAGACCAATATAATTATAGTACAAGGAAAAGAGAATATTTTCCAATTCAAGTTCAATTTGTTACTAATAGATTTGATTTTAAAAATCCAGCTGAAGTTGATATAATAAAACATAGAAAAGCTAATCTAAATCCTTCAAAAGAAGAAGGCTATGTCAAAGCAATTTGGGAAGCTCAATATGTTAGGGGAGCACAATTAATATTACCACCATTAGAAACTTTACCAAAAGATATTCAATTTGAAATACAAAATGCTGGAAGAGATATAAAAGAATATATGAGTAATGTAGTTGGAGAAGCATCAGAATTTATATGCCTAACAAGACCTGATAATACATTAAACAAAGAAGGTAGGGTATATATACCATTAAAATGTACTGAAAATGAATTTAAAAGCAAAATAAATCATTATACAATACAAAATGAAAATACTATAGATAGCATCGCAAAGAAAGATGCAATAGAAAATCCATTTAATTAGGAGGAAATCATGGAAGATAAAGTATATGAAATTACTTTAATAAAAAATATGAACATTTATAAAAAAATACAAAAAGTAAAAAAAGAATTAAGTGAAAGAGAGTTAAAAAAATCTGGTAAGAACGATTTTTCTGGTTTTAGTTATTATGAATTAGGAGACTTTTTACCTTCAATTATAGAATTATGTGATAAATATGGATTATTTACAAAAGTAGATTTTCAAGACAAATTTAGCTCAAATACAACAAAAAATAATTCAGAAGAAATTCTTACAACTGATACTAAAATTGGAGAAGAAGCAACATTAACAATTATAAATATAGATAAAATAGATGAAATAGAAACTTATTCTTGTGATGTAAAAGAACTTAACCTTAAAGGAGCAAATAGTATTCAAAATTATGGTGGGGTTCAAACATATTTAAGAAGATATTTATATATGAATGCTTTTGATATTGTTGAAGCCGATATGTTTGATGCGGCTGAATTTGAAAAAAAGAAAAAGAAAAAAGCAGAAAAAGGCGTATTAGATGAACTTATAGAAGAATGCAAAAGAGCATTTGCTTCTGGAACAGATGATATAAAAACTAATGTTGGAAATGTAATGAAAACATTAGGGTACTCAAGTTTTGCAGTATTGTCTGAAAAACAAAACAAATCAGATGTTATAGAATTAGCAAACTCATTAAATATTCCTATACCTGAAGAACTAAAAAAAACAAATAAGGGGAAGAAATAAAACTTCCCTTTTTCTTAAAAGGAGTTAATTATGGACGAAAATAATTTAATAATGAAAGCATATAGAGATAATGAAAATCCAGATACTATAAAAATAGATTTAAAATCTGGAACATATGGATATGAAATGTATAGAATTTCTTTAATGCTTTTAGATAAAATAATGCAACTAAATGAAGATTTTGAAATGACAAAAGAAAATGTTAATACATTTTTTGAAAATTTAGGCAATAATTATTGGAATTTCTATAAAAAATAGAAAGGTGGATATACAATGGCAGAAAAAATATCAGAAATACAACAAAAAATTTTAGATTATAGAGAAAATAAAGGATATTCAATAGATAAAACAATAGAAGAATTAAAAATAACAAGAAAGAGATTTAATCAAAATGTAGAGAAGCTTAAAGAAAAAGGGTTATATAATGAGCAAAAAATTAAAGAAGCAATGAAAAACAGAAGACTCAACAAAGAAATTGACCAAAAAAGTTTTTCAACTAAACTCAATTTAACTCCTGAAGAAGAAAAATATAGAAAAAAATGTATAGATATTATGTGTAAAAAATATTTTGATTATAATAAAACAAAACATTTTAATCCTATTTTAGTTTCTAGAATACAAAATCTTAATAAATATGCTCCATATAAGATTATTTATAACACCATTGTATATCAACAGAAAAGTTTAGATTATGCATATTATAAAACTTTCTCTAGTGAGTTTCAAAAAATATCATATATGATTGCTATTATAAAAAATAATTTAAGTAAAGTGTATAAAGATATGCAAGAAAAAGAAGAACAACAAAAAAATATAACAATTAGTGATAGTTTAGCAAGAGAACTTACTAAAAAAAGAACAACAAAACCAACTAAAAGATTAGATATGACTGACTTATTAGATGATTAGAAAGGAAAAAATATGAACAAATCATTAGAATTAACAAAAAATAGAAATCCATTAGAAGGCAATTTCGTATTGTCATTATATAAAAGCCCTTTAGAATTTTATGGAGATTTCCCTATTGACCCTGATACTGATTTAATAACAAGCGATGGAAAATTTTATTATAATTTAGGAAAGAATATGCTTGACAAAGGTATAAAAAACTTTGATGAAATATCATTGGTTACATTTTTAAATGATTATCCAGATTTAAAATCTGAATATGAGGCTAGAGGTGGTTGGAAGGCTATAGCTGAATATACAGAAATATTAGACAGTGACAATATAGAAGCTTACTATAATGAACTTGTAAAGAATAATTTACTTATTCAATTAGATAAGAAAGGTTTTGATATTTCTAATAATTTAAATATATTTAACAAATTGTCTTCTGCTGATGAAGTCGTAGATTTTCTAGATGCTCAATTAAATACTGTTGCTTTAAAAATAACCCATGATATGAGATTTGAAACATTAGATTATACAGAAAAAGATATAATGAGAAAACAATCTGGAGAACAAATTGGATTACAATTTTCAGCTAGTTCACCTTTACTTAATGCTTTTTGTAACGGAATACCAAGAAAAGGCTTAACTATGTTGGCTAGTTATACAAATGGTGGTAAAACAAGTTTTGTTTTTGAAAACATAATAACACCTTTACTTAATCAAGAAATAAAAGTTTGTATAATTAGTAACGAGCAAGATAGCATAGTATTTAAAGATTTATTATATTTACATGTATTAACAAATGATTTAGACTATTGGAATATTGATAGAAGCAAATTAAAAGATTTAGATTTTAATGAAGAAGATTGGAAAATGTTTGAAAAAGCCAATAAAATTATTGAAGAAAAATATAAGCCTTATGTAATATTCCAAAGGGTTTATGACTACAGTATGAAGAATGTAAAAAGGACTATAAAAAAATTGGCAAGACAAGGATTTGAATTATTTATATATGATACATTTAAAGTTGATGCAACTACAGATGTTGTATGGCAATCATTTTTAAATGATAGTAAAGAATTATTTCAAATAGCTTCAAAAGAGAGTATTGCGGTTATTACTCCAGTTCAAATTGCTCTTTCTACAAAAGGTAGAATCAGATGGCTAAATGAAAGTGTTTTATCTAATAGTAAGCAAATTTCTGAAATATATGAAGAAATTTTCATGTTTAGAGACATTTGGAGAGATGAATACACTGGAGATAAACAAGATATAAAACCTTATAATTTTCAAATAGAAGAAAATGGAACAAAAATTAAACAAGAAATTCCAATTCAAAGAGATAGTAGAAAACATTATAAAATATTTTTCCATTGTAAGAGTAGGAATGGAGAAGTAGGTCAATCTGTTATTTATGAATTTGTGCCAGGATTTAACAAATGGAAAGAAATAGGCTTCTGTGATGTTGGAGATGAAAATAAATTATAAAAGGAGATGGAAGAATGTCAGTTGAAATTTTAAAGAATTATCTTATAACTAATCCAGACGAGATAGTAAAAATATTAGAATTAACTGATTTTCATACCATCTCTTTTTCTGAAGAGAAAAGGGAAATTAGATGCGCTTATTATGAAGGTGGAAATCCTACTTCTGTTTGTATTAATTGTGACACATTACAATCTTATGTTTTTAGCAAAGGTGTTGGTGGAGATTTATTCTATTTAATTAGCCTTCATAATAATTGGAGCTTAAATAAGACTATAAATTTTATATTAAAAACACTGAAAATTAAAGATTTTGACAATATTAAAACTCCCTATATTTTTAATGGAATATATAAAAGAGTAAAACACTCTAAAAATAAGGAAGAAAATATTATTTCAAATGATATATTGAATAATTTTGTTAATCATCCTAATATACGATTTTTAAAAGATAATATTTCATTACAAACTCAGTATAAATTTAATATAAAATATGATACATTAACACAAAGAATTGTTGTTCCTTGGTTTAATAAAAAAGGTCAGCTTGTTGGATTAACTGGTAGATATAATTTTTCAGATATTGGAAACAATCCTAAATGGAAAGCATTAGAAAATTTTCCAAAAGGTAATTATCTTTATGGGTTGTACGAAAATAGGGAGACAATAGAAGAAAGCGAATATGTAATAATTGGAGAGAGTGAGAAATTTGTAATGCAGCTAGATAGTTATGGTTATCATAATGGATTAGCTCTTGGAAATTGTACAATTACAGATAAACAAGCAAGAATAATAAAATCTTTGCCTGTTAAGAAAGTTATTATTGCATTAGATGAAGGAGTTAGTATTGAACATATAATGTCTCAATGTGATAAATTAAAAGGTGGTATATTTAATAATAATAAGGAAATATATTGTATATATGATAATAAAAATATAGTAATACCACAAGGAAGTAAAGCTTCTCCTACAGATTTTGGAAAAGAAAATTTTAAGAAATTATTAGAAAACTGTTGTTTTAGAAAGGAGTAAGTAGAATGATAATTAGTAATAAAATAAAATGTAAATTTTGCGGAGATATTATAGAAAGCAAAAATAGACATGATTTTAAATTTTGTTCTTGTGGAAAATGTGCGGTAGATGGTGGACACGATTATTTAAAAAGAAGTTATTCAGGAAGCAATCCTGAAGAATGTTTTGAAGATTTAAGTGAAGTGATAGAAGATGAAAGAAAAATGCAAAAAATGTAAATATAAAAGGTATTATGGAAAAGATGTTTTTCCTTGTACAAATTGTAAAAATCAACCGCCAGTTACTTGCTATGATTGTCGATATTCTGAGATAGGCGGAACTTGTAAAAAAGGTATAAGACCTTGTAAAAATTTTGAATGGAGTTAGGAGAAAATTATGATAGTAAACAATGAAGATTTAGAAAAGTTAGAGAATTTTGGATTTAAGAAAAATCATTATGATAATTATGATATTTATTATTATACTATTGAGAAAATAGATGGTGATATTGATTGTTCTATCTTAATTAATGATACGGATAATAATGATAATAGAGTTAGATTTATGTATTGTGACAGTTGTGATTGTACAGAAGAAGAGTGGGGAGATTTTTATATTAATAAAGATTGGATTATTCCTGATGCAATATTTGATTTAATTGAGGCTGGAATTATAAAGAAAGGATAGAATTATGGAAATAGGAGATATTAAAAAAGTGAAAAACAAATTGGGGATTTTCACTATAAAATTAGTAGAAGTAATATATGATAATATTGGGAATTTAGATGGTGCCCTAGGAAAGTTTGAGAATTTAAGAGTTGAATTTTATAAGGACAATTGGATAAGTTTATATGACCAAGAGGAACCAGAATATATTTATTTTATAGAAGTTCCAATATGGGATGATTATAAACCAGAGACATATAAATTTAAGATTATAAGAGATGAAGAACCCGAAGCTGATTTTATAAGATTGGAGGCTGAATAATTGGATATTAAAGAAAAAATAAATCAACTAAGAGAAGAAGGGAATACTATTTATTCAATTAGCAGACTTAATACAGTTGATGAATGTGGTTGGGAATATTGGCAAACTTATGTAGAACATTTAAGGGGAAAAGATAATATATATGGTTTTACTGGGACAAGAATACACAAATGCTTAGAAAATATACAAAATGGAATAAAAGTAGATTTTCCAAAAGAAGTAAACAAAATGTTAGATGAAGCTAAATTTTTAGATATAAAATTTCCAACAGAAAACATAGAAAAAAAATGGAAGAATGATATTATATCTTTTGCTCAAAATTATAAGGCACCAGTATATAATAAAGTAGAAACTGAAAAATTGTTTTTAATTGAAATAAATGGTCATTATTTACAAGGAATTATAGATTTGCTTATTTATAATGAAGATGGTACTGTTTCTATTAGAGATTATAAAACTAGTAGTAAATTTACAAATGCTGATTTAGAAGAAAAAGGCAGACAATTAATTTTATATGGATTGGCTATGGAACAATTAGGATATAAAGTTAAAGATTTAGCATGGGAAATGTTAAAATATGTTGAAATTAGTTATAAATTAAAAAATGGTAATATAAGAACTACTATTGCTGAACGTGGATATATAATAGAAAAATTAAAGTCTGATATAACAAAAGAATTAAAAGCTTTAAAACAATATAGTGAGTTGGAAATAGAATTAATGGTAGAAAAAGCAATTCAAGATAACAGTTTTAAAGATTTGCCTTTATCAATTAAAGAAAAATATACTATTAAAGATTATATTTGTTATTATGATTTTACTGAAGAAAGAAAAAATGAAACAAAAGCTTTTATAAATGCAAAGATAGAGGAAATAGAAACTTTTGAAAATAAAAAAAGTTGGTGGGAACCAAAGGAAATTACACCTTATACTTCTTTCTACTGTCAAAATTTGTGCGGTCACAGACAAAGATGTGAATATTTGCAAGATTTTTTAGATGCATTAGAAATGTATAAAGAAGATAAAGAAAACAAAGAGATAGATAACGAATTAGATAAATTTATTTTTTAAAGGAGAAATTAATGAAAATATTTATATTAATTATTCAAATAATTATATTAACATTAGTATCAATGTGTGCTTTTGGTGGTGGATTAATAATATTTGGGTTGCCTTTATTGCTAATTTTTAAACCTATTGAAAGTGTTGCAAACATTATTATATTTACTGCTACTTTTTTACCAATGCCTTTTGCTTGGCATTTTGCGCCAAAAATTGCAGATAAAATTTTATAAAAAGTCTTGACAAATAAAATAATCTATGTTATAATATAGAAAAGTTAAGAAAGAAGGTAAAAATATGGATGAAGTAATTAAAATATTTAGAGAATTACAAAATAGTTCAGGTAAGAGACTTCAAGAAATAATTAACGAAAACAAAAATAATAGTTTGTTTAGAGATGTTTTGTTCTTTTTATATAATCCTTATATTATAACAGGATTATCTACTAAAAAAATCAATAAAAAAGTTGCTATGCAAATGAAATATCCACCGGCAAGAGATATAATGGATGTATTTTATTATTTAAACGAACACAATACTGGTACATATATAGATATTGCATATGTATTAGAATTTATTTCAAATCAAAAAGATGAAGACAAAGATATATATGTACAAATATTCACAAAAGAATTAAAACTTGGCATTACTTCAAAAACAATTAATAAAGTTATACCAGGATTAATTCCAGAGTTTAATGTTATGTTGGCTGAAAAATATTGGGATAGAATAAATAAGTTAGAAGAAGAAAAGCCTGATATAATTATTACACAGAAACTAGATGGAATAAGAGCGGTTGCGAAAGTAAGAGATGGAAACGTAGAAATATTTTCAAGACAAGGTAAACCAATTGAAGGATTAAAAGATATAGAAGAAGAATTAAAAGAATTAGAAAATGGGTTTTATGATGGTGAATTATTGTTAGACAAAGAAGATATGCCTTCTAAAGATTTATATAGAGAAACAGTTCAAGTAGTAAACAGTAAGTCCGAATATAAAAGCAATGTCGTTTTTAATATATTTGATTATGTACCATTAAATGATTTTATTATAGGACATTCTGAAATGAGTTGTCTTAACAGAAAAAGATTTGTTTATGAAAAATTAAGAAAAATCGAGCCCGATTGGTTAAAACCAGTAGAAATATTGTATCATGGAAAATATGACAAGAGAATAGTCCAACAAGAATTAGATAAACAAATTGCATTAGAACACGAAGGAGTTATGGTAAATTTAGCAAATGCTGCTTATGAAGGGAAAAGAACTAAAAATATTTTAAAAGTAAAGGCAATGCAAGATTATGATTTAAAAATTATAGGGTTTGAAGAAGGAACTGGAAAGAATAAAGGAACTTTGGGCGCTATTATAGTTGATTACAAAGGATTTGAAGTCAAAGTTGGTTCTGGCTTTACTAACCAAGATAGAGATTATTTTTGGGCTAATCAAAAAGAATTATTAGGCAGAGTAATTACAGTTCAATATTTTGAAGAAACTACAAATAAAAAAGACAATTCTTTAAGTTTAAGATTTCCGGTTTACCTAGATTTGCGAGAAAAAGGTAAAGAAGTAAGTTATTATTAAAAATAATTAAGGAGGTTTATATGAAAGTAGATAATCAAATAAAAGGCATTATTTCTAATTTAAATGATAAATTAAATTCAATTACAATAGAATGCATTAAAGAAGAAGCATACCCTGAATATATAGATGAAAAATTAAAAAGCATAGAATGGGATATAAAAGTGTTGAGAAATAGAGTAGATACTGCTTTATTAGAAAGAAAGGAAATTAATTATGGAAAAAGTTATTAAATATAAAGGGCAAGAATTATGCACAAAACACTGGTGTGAATTGTCTAATGAAGATTTTGAACAGATAAGAAGAAATTATTATAAAAAACCCGATTTTAATTTAGTAAAAAAAGAATTTTTAAACTTATACAAAGGTGGAGTTAAGCATTCTAACATTACAAATTATTATGTCAAAGATTTAATGGCAATGACAAAAATTTATTATAATAAATGGAGTATTGCAGAAGTTCTTGAATGTAAAGATTTAGTAGCTTTTTTAGTCGCAAAGACATTGGATAACAAAAAAATTTTTCCAGACACAGACCCATTAATAAAAAAGATAGAAACTGTTATGAGACTTGGTGGAAAAGGAGTATGTAGTAAACCTGCAAACTTCCCTATAAAAACAGTTGACCAAATATTAGAGAAATACAATGTAAATAATTATTGGTATGATTTTAGTTGCGGTTGGGGAGATAGACTAATGGGTGCACTTAAAAATAAAGTTAATTATTTAGGAACAGACCCAAATTATTTACTTACTGAAAGATTAAAAAAATTAACTTTAGATTATAAAAAAGTTAATAATTTAAATCGTGGTATTATAGATATTAGAACACAAGGTTCAGAAAGCTTTATTCCAGATTGGGAGAACAAGGTTGGATTAGCTTTTAGTTCTCCACCTTATTTTTATCTTGAAGATTATAAAATAGGAAATCAATCTTTTAAAGAAGGTGTTTCTTATGAAGAATGGAAAGAAAATTATCTAAGACCTACAATAAAAAATATAAAAAAGTATTTAATAGACAATGGTAATTTCTTATTAAATATTAATAATTTTTTAAATTACAATTTGGTTGAAGATACAAAAAAGATTGCAGAACAAGAAGGTTTTACATTCGTGGAATATTATCAACTTGATAATATAAAACGTTGTAATTCAAAGAATGGATTTAACGATAATTCAGAAAAAATAATGGTTTTTAGAAAGGAATTATAGAATTATGAAAAATAAATTACCAGCTATAAAAGTATATGATATTGATTATAGCTTTATTATAAAAAATTATTTGAACCCAGAGATGTGGCAAAAAACTTGGACTTTATTTCAATATAAAACATTTGTTGTAACTTTACGACTTACGTCTATTAATTGTCAAGATGAGAAAATAAATTTTGAAATAAAAATAAAAGATAATTCTGAAGAAAACGAATATTCATATGAATGGGGAAAAAATTCAGATAAAGATGCAAATGATTATGCATATTATTCTTTGAAAATTAATGATTTAAATTGTTTAAAAACTTTAATTGAGTCTTCTGTTTTTGATGCTATATCAAAATTAGAAAAATATAATATAATTGCTAGTGAGGATTATTTAGATTTAAAAGAAATGTATAGTAATGAGCAAGACTATCTTAGAGAGATTGCTGAAGATTTTTTAGATGCAAATGATGTCTCAAATGAAGATATTAGAGAAACTTACATTGATGCTTATGTATCTAATAATACAAAACTAGACGGGTATTTAGGAAGAATGCTAGAGGAAAAGCAATATATTATATTTCCAGATTTATATTTAATGTTTGCTAATGCAACAAGAAACGATAAGACAATTAAAAAATGGGAAAAAATATTAGCAGAGAATAATAATATAGCAGAATTAAAAACAGAAATTCAAGAATATTTAGAATATATGCAAAGTGAAGATTTTGAAAATGATATGAATAGTAATTTGGAGGAAATATAAAATGTTAAGAAAAATTGAAAAAATATCAGAGTTAGAAGATATTTTTAATGAAGCTTTAAAGACTCATGCTCAAAGTGTGGCAGTTGAACTCACTATCCCAGGACAAAGAGATACTGAATTTATAGTAAATAGATATAGAAGTATTAAGAATAAATTGGCTTATTATAAAAGAACTTATGGAGAAAATTTAGTTCATAATAAAGTTCCTAGTATTAAAATTTTAAGTGCTGGGTATGGGGATGCTGATTTTTGGGGATAAATATTAAATAGAAAGATAGGTGATATTATGTTTATAAACTTTGGATTTGAAGATAATTTAGAAATTTATACTTTAGAAATTAAAATGGGAAACAATATTCAAAGGCAGCAAATACAAGGCACTCCAGATATGGTGCAATTACAATTTATGCAATTAATGAAAGAAGTTGGCAATACTAATCAGCCTATTAGACTTAGAATAAGTAAACAAGAAGAAATTTGGAACCAATATTCTCAAAGTAGAAAAATATTAGAAAATTATATCCAATTTGCAAATAAATCATATATGAATAATTTTGCAAGTGAATTTAAGGGGGATTAAATATGATTAAAAGTTTTAGAGGAAATTCTTTAGTAGAATTAGACAAAGAAGTAAATGATTTTTTACAAAAGAATAGTGGTGCAAAAGTCATAAATTTTACGGCAACCCAAATTCATACTTCAGTTCCTAAAATAATATATATTTATATTGTTGAATTTGAAGAGACTACTGCTTGTAGTATAGAGGAAACAGAACTTCAAAAAAAGTATGGTTTATAAAGGAGATAATTATGGTAAAAATAGATGATAAATTTTTTATTGATGCTGATAGTAATAGTTATACTTTAAAAGAAAAAGATAAAATACAAGATAAAAAATCTAAAAATTATGGTGAAGAAGTTTTTAGAGATAGGGGATATTATGTTACTTTAGAGGGAGTTTTAAATGGATATTTAAAAGCTCAAACAAGAGAATTTGTGCAAAATAATGAGGCAGATATAAAAGAATTAATTAAAGAAATAAAGAAACAAACAGAATTTGTTAAGAAATTAAATTTGAAGGTGTAAAATGGAAATTTTAGAATATAAAGGAAGAAAACATTTGTATAAAGTTGGAGAAGAATATGGATTAAGAAAAGTAATAAGTTTTTTCTATAAAGGTGCCCGATTATATGCCAATACGATATGTATAAAATGTGGTAAATTAGCTACAATAAGAGTTACTGATTTATATAATACTAAAGCTAATAGCTGTGCATGTCAATTAAAAAGAAAAACTACAAATTATGATAAAAGACTTTATTCTATTTATTTATCAATGAAATATAGATGTTATAGTACTACTTGCCAAGCATATAAAAATTATGGAGGAAGAGGAATAAAAGTTTGTGACGAATGGAAAAATAATTTTACAAACTTTTATAGTTGGGCTATAAAGAATGGATATAAGGACGATTTGACAATAGACAGAATAAACAATGATGGTAATTATGAGCCTAATAACTGTAGATGGATTACAAAGTCGAAAAACACAGCTATTGCTAATCATGAAAGACCAAAATATTCTAAAAAAGTAATTTGCGTTGAAACTTCAGAAATATATAATTCAATTAAAGAAGCAAATAGAGAAAATAATACTACTAAAGTAGGAGAAGTATGTAATGGAAATAGAAAAACAGCAGGAGGATACCATTGGAAATTTTATAAAGAAGGAGAATAGTTATGCAAAGATATGAAAATTATCATAAACACACTCATTATTCAAATATTGTGACATTAGATGTTGTTGTAAAACCAGAAGATTATATGAAACGTGCTAAAGAATTAGGACATAAAATATATTTTACAACAGAGCATGGATATAATGGAAATATATATGAAGCTTTGACATTAGCAGAAAAGTATGATTTAAAAGTTGTTTCTGGAATGGAAGCATATTATGTTCCAGATAGAAAAGAAAAAGACAAATCTAATTATCATTTGGTTTTAATTGCTTTAAATACGGAAGGATATAAAGATTTAAATTATCTTTTATCTGAAAGTAATGTCTCTGGGTTTTATTATAAATCTAGAATAGATGACGAGCTCCTTTTTTCTATAAATCCAAATAATATTATTGTTACTACTGCTTGTGTTGCAGGAAGATTAAGAGAAGAGCAAGGGAGGGAAGAATGGATTTTAAAAATGAAAAATTATTTTAAAGATAATTTTTATTTAGAAGTCCAAGCTCATCCTTGCCAAGTACAGGCGAATTATAACAAAATGATATTATATTATCATAATAAATATAATATTCCCATTATTCATGCAAATGACTCTCATTATATATTCCCTGAAGAAGCTAAATATAGAAGTATGTTTTTGAAAGCTAAAGGAATAAATTATCCTGAAGAAGATAACTTTATTTTAGATTATCCTGACAGTGATACTTTAATAAAAAGATATAAAGAGCAAGGAATTTTAAATGATAGTCAAATACAAGAGGCATTAAATAATACTTTAATATTTGATAAAGCTGAAAAATTAGATATAAATAAAGATATAAAAATTCCACATATATTTGATAATCCCTTAGAAAAGTTAAAAGAAATATTAAATAATGCTTGGTTAGAAGAAAGGAAAAATATTCCAAAAGAAAAATGGAGTAAATATATAAGTGAAATTAGAGAAGAAACAGAAGTTGTAAAAAATACAAATATGGCAGAATATTTCGTTTTAAATTATTATATTATAAAAAATGCAATCGAAAATCATAATGGTGTTATAACTAAAACCGGAAGAGGGTCAGCTCCAAGCTTTTATATAAATAAATTATTAGGATTTACAAATATAGATAGAATTTCTGCACCTATAAAACTTTTTCCTAGTAGATTTATGTCTGAAACTAGAATTAACCTTTCAAAATCAATATGTGATATAGATTTTAACTGTGCAGACACACAACCTTTTTATAATTCTTCAAAGGAACTCTTAGGAGAAGATGGTTGTTATTGGATGATTGCTTATAAACCTTTACAAACATCAAGTGGTTTTAGATTGTGGTGCAAAGCAAATGATTTAAATATAAATGATTATAATGCTGTTGCTATGGATTTAGCCGAATTGTCTAAAATTAAAAAATCTTATACTGAAAGTAATTATTACAAAGATGAAAAATGGAAAAAATTAATAGATGATAGTCAACATTTTGTAGGAGTAATAGAAAGCGTCGCTCAACATCCCTGTTCGTCCCTATTAGAAGATAAGCCTATTAGCAGAGAAGTTGGATTGATAAAAGCCGGAGATGTGATTTGCGCTAATATCACAAGTTATGAAAGCGATAATTATAAGTTTCTAAAAAATGATTTGCTTACTGTTTCTGTGTGGTCTTTAATAAATGATACTTGCAAGTTAGCAGGAATTAATACACCGAGCATTGCCGAATTAAATTCAAAATTAGATGAAAAAACTTGGGAAATATATGAGAAAGGATTAACTTGTAGTATAAATCAAGCTGATAGTGACTATGCTACCGGGTTGGTTCAAACATATAAACCACATTCTGTTGCAGAGATGTCAGCTTTTGTTGCTTGTATAAGACCTGGTTGTGCTAGTTTATTAAATGGATTTATTAATAGAGTATCACATACTACAGGAGTTAAAGAATTAGATGAACTTTTTAAGGATAGTTTCCAAATGTGCCTATATCAAGAAACAATTATGTCATATTTAATATGGCTAGGAGAGCCAGAAGGAGAAACTTATACTATCATCAAAAAGATAGCAAAGAAAAAATTTAAAAAAGAAGAATTAGAAGAATTAAAAAATAGACTTAAAAAGCAATGGATAATAAAAACTGGTTCTGATAATTATTTTGAAGAAAATTGGCAAGTAGTTCAAGATGCTGCTAGGTATTCTTTCAATTGTTTAGCAGGGGATACAAGAATTCAAAGATTAGGACAAAAAACAAATACTTTTAATCCAACAATAGAAGAAATGTATTTAATAAAAAATGATTATGAATATGCAAAAAAAACAGGTCATATTTCTTTGTATAAAAAATATAATAATCTAGGATATGGAAATGCTTTTTCTATGTTTGACGATAACAGAATTCATAAAAATAAAATAGTAGATATATATTTTACTGGCAAACAAAAAATTTATAGAGTAAAAACTTCTTCTGGATGCTATGTTGATTGTACCTTAAATCATAGTTTTCCAACTCCAACAGGTAAGAAAAAACTAAAAGAACTATCCGTAGGAGATAATCTATATGTTAAAGGGATATATGAAAAAACTCCAGATACTTATAGATTTACAAATGGTGTTTTTGAAAGTAATATTCCAAAAAAAGGAGAAAAAGGTTTTCAAGTAAAAGAAAATGGAGAATGCCATAAGTTTAAAGCTATTTATAAAGAGAATATTCAAAATAACAACCCATGTACTATGTGTAATAAACCTTTTGATGACTCTCAATTTGAATTGCATCATATTGACCATGATAGAACACACAATGATAGAGATAATTTAATGTGGCTATGTAATAATTGTCATAAAAAAATACACTATAAAGATGGTAGAAAAAAAGTTATGGAAAAAGGAATTCCAACGAAAATTGAAAAAATTGTATCTATAGAATATTTAAGAGAAGATAATGTATATGATATTGAAATGGAAAGTCCAGCTCATAATTTTATAAGTGAAAGTGGATTGGTTGTTTCTAATTGTTCCCATTCTCTTGCTTATGCTTATGATAGTATCTATGGTGCTTATTTAAAATCTCACTATCCATTAGAATATTATACAGTTGCTTTAAATTCTTATCAAGGAGATTTTGATAGAACAAATAAACTTACACAAGAATTAGAGTATTTTAAGATAAAAATATCTAGTCCAAAATTTAGATATTCATTTGGAGAATATTCTTGTGATAAGAATACCAATACAATATATAAAGGTATATCTAGTATCAAAGGCTTATCAAAAACTATAGGTGACAAATTATATGAATTAAAAGATAATTCTTATTCTACATTTTTAGATTTATTAATAGATTGTAAAGAAAAAGGAATTGGAATATCAGATTTAACAACTTTAGCTAAATTAGATTATTTTAGTGAGTTTGGGAAAATAGGCAAAATATTGAGATTTTTAGATATATATAATGAATTATATGGTAAAAAGATTTTGAAGAAAAACAAAGAATACTTAGTCAAAAAGTTATACCTAAAAGAATTTTGTGCTAAAGAAACAGAAAAACAATATACTGGCTTTGATAGTTACAAATGTTTAAGCTCACTAATTGATAAAATGGCAGATGAAGACATATCTATTAAAGATAAATTATTATATCAACTACAATATTTTGGATATGTAGATATAGTAGATACTAATATAAATAAAGATATTTGGCTTGTAACAGATATGGTAGAAAGAAGTAAAAATAAAATAGTAGACTTATATTGTATAAACAATGGCGAAAAAATTAAAGTCAAAGTTAGAAGTAAAATATTCTCTTCTAATCCTTTTAACAAAGGAGATTTATTATCAATAGACAGTTTTATGAGAGAAGGAAAATGGTCTATAAATCCAGATACTAAAGAATGGGAAAAATCTACCACTATATTTGAAAATATATTAAATGAATATAATGTTGAAAGAAATTAAAGATATGTATTGACTTTTGATTTAAAATATGATATAATACTATTAAGTTAAGGAGATAGATATGGTACATCATAATTTTAAAAAGGGTCAAAAAGTATATTGTATATTAAGGAATGGCTCCGTAGTAATAGACAAATATGTTAAATCTACGGGGCATTTTTTAGAATTAGAAAATAATAAAATTTCATGGTCTGAATTAAGAAGTAGTACCATTTATAGGAAGGATAATTGATATGAGTAGAGAGATAAAGTTTAGAGTATGGGATTAAGTACAAGAGAATGCAAAGATGTTGAGATAAAATGTCCAAACTGTGGAGAGATAAATATATTTTATGATGTAGATTGCGGAGAAACAAATTTTGAAGAATGTTGGAGTTGTGACGAAATATTAGAATTTTATGTTAGTGATTTTTAGGAGGTGTTTTAAGTGAAAGAAAATAGTAGAAAAGATATACAAGAAGTAGATAAATTAATAAAAAAATGTGATGAATGTAAATTAAACGAATGTATAAATTGTGAAATAAGCTGGACAGAAGTTGTTTCAATAAAAAAAATAACAGATGAATATAAAAAAATATTAAAAATGAATGAAGTTTTATTAAAAGAGAACAAAGAATTAAAAAACATTGAATTAAAATCAAAAGGTGGAGCAATAAAAATTAGTTTAGAAGGTGTCTTATCTTTAGAGAATAAAATTAAACAATTAGAAAAAGAAAAGAAAAAATTAGAATTGGAAATAAAAAATAGAGAATTTTCACATATGAATTTATATAATGAATATAAATATTATAAGCAATTTAAAAGTTTATCTATTGAAACAATAAAAAATAAAATAGAATATTTAGATAAACAACAAGCTGACTGGATAGAAGATAGAGAATTAAAAGTTAGTGATAGCGAAATTATATTTGCTAGAGATACTTTAGAGAAATTATTAGAGGATAATTATGAAAAGTTTTAAGTTAATTGTTGTATGGGTTATTGCTGGGTTGTTATTTTTTATGATGGCAATACTGGCAGCATTTGAGCCAGGAAATGAAAAGCTAGAAAATAAACATGAATGTACCACATATGTAAAATATCAAGAACATTATCAAATTACTCCAATGACTTGGTATTATAGAGATAGTTTTAAATGTATTGAATGTGGAAAAGATTGGAAAGATTAGGAGGAAATGAAATGGATGATAATATAGCAACAGTATCAAAATTTTTAAAAAAAGTAGATGTTGATTATGAAGAATATGGAGAAAATATTATTGGAGATATTTCTTATAATGCAATAAAAAAACTTTTATCTGATGTTATATATTTAAAAGAAGAGAATGATAAATTAAGAAATATAGAAAATAAAGATTATTCTGTAGATGTTATAAGAGAAAATACACAACTTAGAAAAGAAAATTTTGATTTAAAAAATAGTTTATCTTGGAGAATAAATTATTGCCAAGAATTAGAAAAAGATTTATTTGAGAATTGTGAAAATTTTGTCATTTCAAAAGATAAAATTAAAGAACAAATAAAAAAATATACTAAATTGTCAGATGATTTTTATGGCAAATGGAAAAATTTGTCTCCGTTTGATGAAGATTATAAAAATATTAGAGATAAAGGTATGTGTTGTGATGCAATAGTAAATGTATTAAAAGAACTACTAGAAGGGAGAAAATAAAATGAAAGTAATTGATTTATTAAAAAAAATAGAAAATGGAGAAAATATACCCAAAAAAATAAAAGTATATCAAGAAGTATTTGAGTGGGATATACTAGAGCATTACTATAAAAGAAGCAACGGAGATGATTTATTAGAACTTTGTACAATATTTAATACTGGAGAATTATTAAGTATGGAAGTTGAACTAATAGAAGATGAAATAGATATAGATAGTATAGAAAAATTAGATAAAAATGGAACATTTATTAATAGAAAAGTAAACGACCAAAAAATTATAGATATACAAAATAAAATCAATGAATTAGTACAAGCAGTAAAACAACTAAATAAAAAAGTAAAAGAGTTAAAGGAGGAAATGTATAATGAAAACGATAATTTGTAAAATTTTAATTTTAGTAGCTATATTATCTTGTATAGCAATTCCAGTATATGCGAGGGCAAGTGTTCATTCTTCACATTCTACACATATTACAACTCATTCAACACCACATACTTCTACTCACTCTACAACACATTCTTCAAGTTCACACTCAACTACTTCAAGTAGTAAATCAAAAACAATTACTGGGGCAAAAAGGTATTCAACACCAAAAACTTATACTACACCTAAAACATACACAAGCAAATATAATTCTAGTAATATAAAACTACAAACAGTAAATACTAATCCTAGTCATTTTCGTTCTTATAGTTCTACAAATATATTTAGACCAAATTTTTGGACTGCGATGTGGGCTTTTAATTGTATGAAAGATAATGGAAATGATAATAGTAAAGAAGTCACAGAACAAGATATTGCTAAAGAATTAGAAGAAAGAGGATATTCTCAAGATGAAATAAAAGAAATATTAAAAGATGGTGAAAAAGCAAAAGAAGAAACAAATAAAGAAGATAGAAAACAATCTATTATAGCATGTATTGTAATAATAGTTGGAGTTGTCGTTGTTTTAGGATTAGTTATTTGGCTAGCCTATATTATGTAGTAGGAGGACTTATATGAATTTTACAGGAAAAATAAAAGATATATCTATGCCAGACACAAATACAATTAATATATTAATTTCTACTGACAATCTAACTATTATGGAAGAATTAGAAAAACAACGAAACAGCCAAAAAGATATGTCTATTGAAATAAAAAGGATTTATAATAGAAGAAGTTTAGATGCAAATGCTTACTTCCATTTTCTTGTAAATGAAATTGCAAGAAAGTTGAATGCTAGTAATGAAGAAATTAAAATAAAAATGAACCTTAGATATGGCACAGTTGAAAGAGACAATAACCATCAATGTGTAGGTGTAAAAATTCCTGCTAATGTTGACATTAAAAAATTTTATAAATATGCGAAATGGTTTGGAGATTGTATAGAAGGCGGGATAAAGTTTAATAAGTATTTATTCTATAAGCAAACGCACACTTTAAACACAAAGGAAATGAGTGACTTAATTGAAGGTGTGGTTCAAGAATGTATGGATATGGGGATACCTGTTAAAACTGAAAAAGAAATAAAAGATATGGTTAATAATTGGAAACCAAAAAAGGAGAATTAATATGTTTGGTGTTTTAGATATATTAGAAAGAGTATTTATAATTATAGGGCTTCTTGCTTGTTCCTTTAAGATTTATAAAACAGATAAAAAAATCAAGGAATTGTATTATTGTATAATAAATAAAGAATTAAAGGAGATAAAAAATGAAAAATGATGTTCAAAAATTTGAAGACATTGATAACACAATGTTATTAGATGCCTTGAATAGTGTAATTTGGTATAATGGACTTTCCCCTTTTCTATTTGAAATTAAATATGATATAGAAAATAATATAGGGATTGACGAAGCAGGGCAATTTACGTTGAATGAATATGAAGATAGACATGAAAATCTAGACGAGCAAGAAGAAATATTTTGGATGATTTTAGTTTTATTATTTGGAGATTATGGTACGAGTCCTAGACGTGGGTGGTTATATATACAGAATAAAGATGGGATATTAAAATTTTTGAATACAGTTCTACAAGATATAAAGGAGAAATAAAATGGATGAATATATAAATAAAATGATGATTGTCTTCTATATGATGTTCTTAAAAATATTATAAATAAAGGAGAATAATTATAGAAGCTTGTATTCAAAAATTTAAGGGAATTGATAAAGAAGAATTACTCCAAGAACTAATAGAATGTGGTTTAGAGGTGAATAATAATGAATAATATTGAATTAATTAAGAAGTATCCTTGGTTGCAACTTAGAAATGTTTGGACTAATGAAAAATTAGATAGTGAATTTACTTGGCTTGATGATTTACCTGAGGGCTGGAGAAAAGCTTTTGGTTTACAAATGGTAGAAGAATTAGACCAAATATTAAGAAAAGCTAATTATCAAGATAAATATAAAATCACTCAAATAAAAGAAAAGTGGCGGATTTTTACATTGGTATGATAACGGTGTGCCAGAAATAATTTATGAAGAATATAGCCAATGGATGGATAAATATGAAAAACTAAGTGAAGAAACTTGCATAATGTGTGGAAAACCAGGGAAATTAATAGATAATGGTTGGATAATGCCATTGTGTAAAGCTTGTGAAGAGGAAGGTTGGATGTAAAATGAATTCTATAAAAACTTTTATATATAGTGTTTTTCTTGTGGTTGCACTAATATTTTTAGGATGGTATATGGTAATACCATATCAAAATCCTGAAACTACAACTATTACAGTTCAAGAAAAATATGTAAAAAATTCTAAAGGATTAGGGAAATATATGATTATAGATACAAATAATAACACATATGAAATAACAGATTTAATACTCAAAAGAAAGTTTAATAGCTCAGACTTGTATGCAAGACTAAAAGAAGGAGAAACTTACGAAGTAGAAATTACTGGTTCTAGAATTGAATGGTTAAGTTGTTATAAAAATATAAATGTTATAAAGGAAGTTCAATAATGAATTGTAAATATTTGGCAACTAGGTCAAAGAATTATAAAAGGTATTTTTATTGTAGACACCCAAATGTAAAGTCTAAAATAGATTATTCAAAGTGCAAAATTTGCACTTTAAAAGAATACAAAGAACAAAAACCTATTCCAACTAAAAAGAAAACAAGGACAATAGCTACAAGCATTCCAAAATCTGTTAAAGAAAAAGTTTGGGAAAGAGATAATCATAAGTGTATATTTTGTCATAAAAATGTCCCAGTAGAATGCGCTTGTTGTCATTATATTAGGCGCTCCCAAGGTGGAATGCGGAATTGAAGAAAATATATTTACTGCTTGCAATGATTGTCACAAAGAACATGATGAGGGCGAAAATCAATTAGCGATGCAAGAAAAATCGAAGAAATATCTTGCCGGTAAATATCCTAATTGGGATATAGAAAAATTAATTTATAAAAAATATTAAAAATCTTTAAAAGATATTGACTTTTATTTAGAAATATGTTATAATATCTAAAAATAAAGGAGGGGTTTATATGACTGAATTATCAAACAATTTACTTAAAGATTTTAAAAAGTATCTTATTGCAAAAGATATAGTTAAAAAGAATACTGTTCAAATTTTAAGAGCTGAGATTTTAAACAAATCTAAAGAATTACACAGAGATATATCAGATGAAGAAATTTTAGAAATTATTGCTAAGCAAATCAAACAAAAGAAAGATAGCCTGGCAGATTTTAAAAAGGCAGAAAGACAAGATTTAATAGACCAAACTTGTGAAGAAATAAACACGCTAGAACAATATATGCCTAAACCTTTAGGTATGGAAGAATTGGCAATCATTGTAAAAGAAACAGCCTCAGAGATTAATGCTATAGATAAAAAGGATATGGGAAGGCTAATAAAAGAAATAAAGCAACAAGTTGGTGTTAGAGCTGATGGCAAAACAATAAGCGATTTAGTAAAACAAATTTTATTATAAGGGTGGTAAAAACAATGGAGAAAAACGAGAAACTATTTGAGGATATTTTTAATAAAATAAAAGAGAAAGCTAAAAATTTTGCTTCACTAGACATTTTTGTATATGAATATTATAACAAACCAGGATATGAATTTGTAAAAGATATAAAATTTGTTGAACCTATGGTGGGTGGAGAAGAGCATAGATGGTATATAGTTGGAAATAGTTTATATAAAATAAATATAGATGGGCAAGAATATTATTTTGGAGCTACAGAAGTAACTACTTTAAAAAGTGGGTCAATGGATTGGAATGATACTTATTGGAAAACTAAAGTATTTAAAGTTAAAAAGGTAATAAAAGAATGTTGGGAAAGGGAGGAATAAAATGAAAGATATATTAATTCTTATAGCTGCAATTCTTGCTGCTATGATTTTGTTGGTTTTTATTTTAGGAACTGTTTGGGTCTTCTTTTTTGCAATGGCAATAGGAAATACACTGGCAACTCTAATAATACTAGCGGTAGGGATTGCCCTTGCTATTAATATTTATTTATATTGTAAAGAGGAATTATGGAAAGGAGAAGATTAATATGGAATTAACTGATTTAGATATTAAAAATCTAAAAGACAAATTTATTAAATTATTAAGAGATACAAAAAGAGAAGGAATGGAAGATTTAATTAGATTTTTAGAAGGTTCAGATTTTTTTACAGCACCTTCAAGTACTAGGTTCCATGGAGCTTTTAAAGGAGGATTATTACTTCATAGCTTAAATGTTTATGAAAATTTCATTCAGTTAAAGAATAGTGGAATTTTTCCGTTAGAAGGAGTAAAAGATGAAGCTAGCTATATAATCTGCCCATTATTACACGATATTTGTAAGACTTATTTCTACGCAGAAGATACCAGAAATGTAAAGAACAAAGAAACAGGAAAGTGGGAACAAGTTCCTTATTATACTGTTGATGATAAGATACCTTATGGACATGGAGAAAAGTCTGTTTTAATGATTTCTGAATATATTAAGCTTTATCCTTATGAGAGAATGGCTATTAGATGGCATATGGGAGCTTATAGCGGGCAACAAGACTGGAATACTTTAGGGGCAGCTTATGATAAGTATCCTTTTGCAATGATGTTACACATGGCTGATTTAATAGCAGTGCACGTTAACGAGGTGGAAAAATGATGAAACTATATAGAGTTAATTATTCATATACTTTAGAAGGATTTCAAAAGAGATTCTTATCAAAAACAATGAAACCTGTAAGTGTAAAAGTAGTAGGAGCACCATTTTATATAAAATGTGATGAATTAAGTTTATACCATGAAGTGTACAGAAAAATCAAGAACAAAGTGGCAGAATACAAAAATGAAATTGATTCTTATGGTTACAAATATATATGTGATTGGGCATTAGCATTTGTTCCAGCAGTAGAATTTAATAAAATAAATGATTTTAAAAATGTAGATATAGAACATCGTGAAGCTACTATTCAAGAATGTATGGAAGAATTATCTCCTACAGAATACAACGAAATGTATGGAAACATCCTAAAGGTGGTGAAAGGCTAATGATTAAAGTAATCACAGGAGCTATGTTCTCTGGTAAAAGTTTTGAACTTATTGAGTTGTTAAGACAATTAGATATGAATACAGTAGAAATATTTAAGCCTAATATAGACACTAGAGATAAAGGTATTATAAAAAGTAGAAATACCAACCAAGTATATGAGGCTTTATTAGTAGATGATTTAGCAGAGATTCCGCAGTATATAGATAAGAATGTTAAAACAATAGTAATTGACGAGGCTCAATTTTTGAAAGGCGATGTGTCTATAATTATGGACTTACATTTACAAGGATATGATTTTATAATCGCTGGGTTAAATTTAACTTCAGAAAGAAAACCTTTTGGGTTAATGAAAGATATTATGTGTATTGCTACAGATATAGAAATATTAAAAGCTAAATGTATATGCTGTAATAGAATTAATGCAGATTATACTTATTCAATAAAAAATAAAAAAGAAGATGTTCTTATAGGAGAATATTATGTTCCTATATGCAGAGAATGTTTGGAAGGGAAGATTTTAAATGAAGGATAGAATTTTATTATGGAACGATGATAATCACGCCCCTTGTGTGTGGATTAATAATAAATTTGCTGGGGTAGATTTAGATACAGTGATAAAAAGCGCATTATATATGCAACCAATAAGTAAAGAAGGTTTTTATGAGGTATTATATATTTATCCTTGGGATTTTGAAGATGAATTTAATGATGATGATTTTGATAAACTATTTTATTGGTTTCAAGAAATGCCTAATTTTACCGAAGAACAATGGAATTTAATTTTTAAAAAACAATGGAAAGAATTATTCAAAACATTATAGAGGGAGTTAATTATGGAGGATTTAACAAAAAGATTTAAAAGAAATAAAAATAAAGACAAGATTGAGACTATTCTAAAATTGGCTGGATTTGATGATAGGCTTGGTAGGATATATAAAAATTTAGGCAGTTATTTAACAGAGTTAAACCAAAAGAGCTGGGGAATAGAATGCTGGGTAGATTTAGATAAAAATAATATAGATTTTATAATTGTAGGAAATGGAATGGAAGCATGCTTTGAAAAAGAGATTTCCGATGAGGCTTTAATAGACGTGTTTGATAAAAATCATAACCCTATAATATTAAAAGAAATACAAGATAGCAGAACAATACTTAAAGAAAAAGGGGATATACTTATGGAGGAAAAAGAAAGAATTGAAAATAGTTTAAAATTTTACTAAAAACTATTAAAAATCTTTGAAAAAGTATTAAAAATCTTTGAAAAAGTATTGACATTTATTATAAAATATGATATAATAAATATATGAGTTATCTCTTATAGACAAAATTTTAATAAAGGAGTGAGAACATGAAAGTAGTAAAAAGAGATGGTCAAATTGTAAGATTTAATCAAAACAAAATTATAGAAGCTATTTCTAAAGCTAACAAAAGTGTATGTAAACAAGAACGAGCAAATTTAAACGAAAGAAAAGAGATTGCAAAAAATATAAAATCTCTTAAAAAAATGGAGATTTCTGTAGAAGAAATTCAAGATATTATAGAAAATCAACTTATGGAATTAGGAAAATTTGAATTAGCAAAAAAATATATACTTTATAGAGAAGAAAGAACTAAAACAAGAAATAGAAATAGCCAATTAATGAAAGATGTTGCAAAAAAAATTAATGCAACTGATGTTCAAAATCAAAATGCCAATGTTGATGAAAATTCATTTGGCGGAAGAGCAGGCGAAGCTAGAGATGAATTACTTAAAGATTATGCCTTAAATTATATAGTATCTGATATGTCAAAAAATAATCATTTAAACAATGAAATATATATACATGATTTAAGTTCTTATGCTATAGGTATGCACAATTGTTTATCTATACCATTTGATGACCTATTGAGAAACGGGTTTAATACTAGACAAACAGATGTAAGACCAGCTCAAAGTATAAATACTGCATTTCAATTGTTGGCAGTAATTTTTCAATTGCAATCATTGCAACAATTTGGTGGAGTTTCAGCTACACACTTAGACTGGACTATGGTTCCATATGTTAGAAAAAGTTTTTATAAACATTTTATGGATGGAATAAAATACATTGAAGAAATGAACGAATTTTTTGATTTAGAGAGTGAAGAAGAAATATCAATAGAAGATGAAAGATATAAAAAATTCCCAAAATCTTATAAATATGCTATGGATAAAACAAATAAAGAATTGCAACAAGCAGTTGAAGGTATGTATCATAATTTAAATACCTTACAAAGTAGGTCAGGAAATCAATTGCCTTTTACTTCAATTAATTATGGAACATGTACATTACCAGAAGGTAGAATGGTAATCAAAGCATTATTAGAAGGTTCTATAAAAGGTGTAGGTAAAGTTCATAAGACACCAGTATTTCCTTGTGGAATATTCCAATGTATGAAAGGTGTAAATAGAAAAGAAGGAGAACCAAATTATGATTTATTTAAATTAGCATTAAAGTCAACTGCCCAAAGATTGTATCCTAATTATGCAAATGTAGATTGGTCTGGAAATGAAGGTTATGATAAAAATGACCCTAAGACTTATTTTTCTACGATGGGGTGCCGCACTGCCAATGGATTTGATATAAATGCTGACCCAGGAGTAAATCCACAAACAAAAGATGGTCGTGGGAATATATGTCCTGTTACAATAATAATGCCAACTTTGGCAATGGAGGCTAATAGAGAAGTAGAACCATTTATAGAACTATTAGATAAAAAAATTCATGAAGCCAAAGATATGCTTATAGAAAGATACAACTATATAATATCACAAAACCCAGAGTCTGGAAGATTTATGTATGAAAATAATGTAATGTCTGGATTTGATGGCAAGACAATAGAAAGTGCTATGAAACATGGAACCCTTGCTATTGGGCAATTAGGATTAGCTGAGACATTAAGAATTTTAATAAACAAAGACCAAACAACAGAAGAAGGTATGCGATTAGCAAAAAGAATAGAACAATTATTTAAAGATAGATGTTCAGAATTTAAAAAAGAATATAAGTTAAATTTTGGTGTTTATTTTACTCCCGCAGAAAATTTATGTTACACAGCTATGAAAAAATTTCAAAAAAAATATGGTAAAATCAAAGATGTTTCAGATAAAGATTTCTTTACAAACTCAATGCACTGTAGTGTATGGAAAGAATTAACTCCTTTTGAGAAGATTGATATTGAAAGTCAATTAACTGGATATAGTTCAGCTCGGTTGTATAACATACGTAGAATTAGAAGGAACAGTAAAAAATAATCTTGATGTATTAGAAACATTAGTTAATTATGCTATGGATAAAGATATTCCATATTTTGCAATTAATATCCCTAATGACACTTGCTTAGATTGTGGATATTGTGATGAATTTAATGAACAGTGTCCAGAGTGCGGTAGTGATAATATTCAACAGTTAAGAAGAGTTACAGGATATTTAACAGGAAATTATAAGACAGCATTTAATCTTGGAAAGCAAGAAGAGGTTTCGTTACGCTACAAACACTCTAACAAGTTATCTAATTGGAGAAGGTAAATATGATAGGTATTTATAAAATAACTAATAAATTAAATAATAAAAGTTATATAGGCAAATCAATAGATGTAGAAAAGAGATTGAAAAGCCATAAATCTGCAGTGTTTTCAAATTGTGGGAGAGAACATGATACACCCATTCATAAATCAATGAGAATTCACGGAATAGAAAATTTTACGTTTAATATAATAGAAGAATGTTCGATTGACCAATTAGACGAAAGAGAAGTATTTTGGATAAAATATTATAATTCATATTTAAAAGGATATAATCAAACAGATGGAGGTAGTAGCCCTATCAGTGTTAAAAGAGCAGTGTGTGGATTTTCTATTCCAGAAGGCAAAAAAATTTGTGAATATTCTTCTGTGACAGAAGCTGAATGTGAATATTCACGAGGAATTTATGAGACCTGCTTAAATTTTAATAAGAATAAAACAGCACAAGGATTATGTTGGTTTTTTAAAGAAGATATTGAAAATTTAACCCAAGAAGAAATAAAACAAAAAATATATAATAGATACCCTTATTTATGCTGCCAACTTGATAAAAATGGGAAACTTATAAAAATATGGAAAGATACCAAAACTGCATGCATTGAGAATAATTTTAAATCTATAGGAAATATAATTAGTTGTTGTTTAAATAATAGAGATTTGGCGAATGGTTTTCAATGGTGTTATATAAAAGATTTAAATAAAAGAGTTAATGTTAAATATAAAAACAAAAGCACATACAATAGAAAGGCAGTTAATCAATATTCTAAAGATGGAAAATTTTTAAAAACATGGACTTCTATTACAGAAGCTGCTAGAGAATTGTCTTTACAGGATAGCAAAATTTCTAGTGTATGTAAAGGTACTAGAAAGTCAACTGGAGGATTTGTTTGGAAATATGCTGATTAGATATGCAGGATTAGATAAAAATGATATCGTGAATGGAAAGGGATTTTGTGTCTCTTTCTGGACACAATATTGTCCACATAGATGTAAAGGATGCCATAATCCAGAAACATGGTCAAGAACAGGTGGACTCTTAATTGAATATGATAATTTACTCAAAGAAATCTTACAAGCTATATCTGCCAATGGAATATTAAGAAATTTTTCCTTATTAGGAGGAGAACCACTATGCGAAGAAAATATAGATTTAGTAAAAAAACTTATTAAAGACATAAAACAACAATATCCTAATATATTAATTTATTGTTGGACTGGATATAGATTTGAAGACTTAATGCAAAAATATAAAAATGTTTTACAGTATATTGATGTATTAATAGATGGAAAATTTGTTTTAGAACAGAGAGATGTTACATTAAAGTTAAGAGGCTCTTCAAATCAAAGAGTTATAGATTGTAAAAAATCTTTAGCTGAAAACAAAATCATTTTAAAGGAGAATTAATTATGGATACAGGAAAAGTACCTTTTGGGACAGAAGTATATTTAGTTATAAAAAATCCTTTATATAAAGGAAGATGCCCTTATTGTGGACATAAAAATTCTGGAAAAGTAGATAAGTGGCTGATTGTCGAAGGAATATATAATAATATAAGAATAGACGGAGAAAATTTGTTATATTATGCTGAATATGAAAATTCCAAAACTGGAAGATATGAAACTGCTCTTATAAATAATTGGTATTTAGGCGACATAATAGATAGTGATTATCATGATGAAGGCTATAAGCCAGGTGATTTTGATGTATATAGTAAAGATATTGATGTCTGTGAATATCGTGGAGAATTTGATGGAATAAGAGCTTTTCATACTGAAAAAGAAGCCAAAGAATATATTAAAGAATTTAGTGAATATATTTAAAGAAAAGGAGATTTATATGGATAGAAAAGAAAAAGTAATGAAAAGATTGCAAGAACACTATGATTATTTAGTAAACCAAGGGCACGAAGTTGTCTTTCTTGCTCACCAAGGTTCTTACAATTATAATTTAGATTATGAAAAATCAGATATAGATAGTAAAGCAGTTGTATTGCCTTCATTTAAAGATTTCGTTCATAGTAAATCTCCTTTTAGTTATACTTATATCTTAGAAAATGAAGAGCATATTGACACTAAAGATGTTAGAAAAATGTGTGAAATGTGGCAAAAAGAAAATATAAGTTATATAGAATTATTATATTCAGATTTTATAATTATTAATCCAGAGTATAAAGATTTAGTTGATGAATTAATTAAACATAGAGATGATATTGTAAATATAAATCCTGACCAATTTTTACGTTGTATTGCAGGAATGAGCAAAGAGAAAGTTAAAGCTTTATGTCACCCTTATCCTAATTTGATAGAAAAAATTAATAAATATGGATTTGATGGCAAACAATTATCACATTGTGTTAGGCTCAATGAATTTATAGCAAGATACGCAATAAACAAAGAACCAATAAAAGATTGCTATATCTCTCGAATTCCAGATACATTAATAAATTTAAAACAAAATCTTGATGCTATTGGCACAGATTATTTGCCAGTAGAGGCAGCTATAAGAATATGTAACAAGCATGACGAAGATACTTATAGAATTGAACAAGCACATTTGGGAAATCCCATCAATGAAGACAATTTAAAATATTTAAATGATTTTAAATATAAAACTTTAGAAAAATTTTTTAAAAAACTTTTACAAAATACTTGACATTCATTATAAAATATGTTATAATATATATAGAGTTAAGGATAAGACTTAATTCTACCGAGTCTTAACGGTCAGAGTAAGACAAAATCAACTATAGTAAATAGACGAGCTAAAGTATGCTCAGTGAGTCTATAAAAACTTTGTAGATATGCAATACTATGGGGGCATACGAGAAGACGTATTGTGAAGGCAATGTCCGTTCTACAGCGGTTGAAAGTTAGTTGTTTATGAAACCGCATACATAATTAAAACTGAAAGCGTAAACGCCTAATTAGTTCTAGGTATTAGGTAGCTATGGTATCAGGCTTACCCTGAATACAGATAGAAAAGTGAAATCTAAGATATATTGTAGGTAAGATAAATATATCAAATTAGAAAGTAGCGAGCAGAGGTTATCCGCAGTTTCCCTTTGCAAATTATATAAGTTAGAGGATAGAAATTGGCAGCTATCACGCCTTATATTATAAAATGTTCCACACTCGGATTTAGTGTATAGCACATTGAATTAACGCAAGATGGTCGATATGAGGTCTTAAAAGAGATGTAGGGTATGTCGTCCTACCTAACTTCCTTTCTCTTGGTGCTTTGGCAGAGTGGTAATGCAGCGGTTTGCTAAACCGTAGAACAGTTAATGTTCCATAGGTTCGAGTCCTATAGGCACCGCCAAAAAAATATGGAGATAGATGGTTCTATAATATAATAATAAGCAAGTAGTAGTGATAATCTACTTAAAAAATATCATTTTATAAACATACCTCCTTTCTAAGTAGAATGTTAAGTGCTTATACTTTTTATAAGATAAACTTGTAGAAAATTATTTATTATATAGGTGTTCAATTCACCATATCTCCAATTACATAAAAAAATAAAATAAAATAATAGGAGGAATTTAAAATGAAAATTCAAGTTAGAAAAATTGCTGAAAAAAAATTACAACATAAAGACGAAAATGGAAAAATTTATACAGAAAAGTATCAATATGAAAATGGACATATAGAAGAATTAGAGGTAGACCCAAGAGATATAAGTGTATTTAGTACTATGAAATCAGTAAGAATGATAGGGATAGATAAAAATCTTTATCTTTTAACACTAAAATCTTGGAAAGAAACAAAAAAGGAACTAACTAAAAATGGAACCCTTCAAAGGTTGAATTTTTCAAAAACAAGATAATTCTTGCTTTACATATGGGTAGGTGGCAGAGTTGGTCAATTGCGGTGGACTGTAAATTCACTGTCTTCGGACTACGGTGGTTCAAATCCATCCCTACCCACCAATACATATTTTATAAAGGAGGTATATAATATGAAAAAAGATACTAATGAACAAAATCTAGAACGAAATATTGTTTGCAATAATAAAAATTGTTCTAATCAACAAAATGGGTTTTGCAAAAAATTCACATATATTCATTTAAGAAACAGAATAAGATGCGAAGAAAGAGAGTGGTAATATGTGGAGAATTTATAGACTAATTGATTTCATTAAAGATATTCCAAAAGAAATTAAATGGTTTTTTCAAAGGGGATTTAGAGGTTATAGTGACAGAGATGTTTGGGCTATAAACATTTGGTTTGAAAACACACTTATTCCAATGTTAGAGCAATTACAAAAAACAAAACAAGGGTATCCTATAGATATGACAGAGCAACAATGGAATATTACTTTGGACAATATGATTAATTATTTTAAAGAAAGCATAGATGAATATTGTTCAGAAAAAAATGAATATGAAGAAGAATATTTAAATTCTATATATGAAGATAATCAAGAAGATTTTAAAGAATTACGAAATAAATGGCTTGATAGAGAAGAAGAAATAGCAGATTATAAAACACATATGAAAGATAAAGCATTTAAATTATTTTCTAAACATTTTTATAATTTGTGGGATTAAGTAAATTTTCCTTTATATACTATATGTGATATATAAAAAAGACTACTGAGTCAAATCCGGATAATTTTAAGGTTTGTATCCGGCTTTAATAAAAAGGAGAGATTTATATGAAAACAAATTTAGTAGATTTAATGTCAAGAGTATCACAATTAGAAAGTGAATATTCAGATATGGCATACACATTAAGGAGTCAGTCTATGAATGTTCGTATTATAGAGCTTGATGGTAAAAGCCAAATGTTAGAAGAATATCCTAATTTTGAAAATGATTTTGAAAAATTCTGTGAATTAGGAGATGAAATAACAAGATTAAAAGGAATTATATTTGAGAAAAACAACTCATTAATGTTAAAGAATGGTGATACAATTCAAAAAACATTAGTAGATATTAAAAATAAAAGAAAACAACTAGAATTGGTAAAACAATTAGCTAAACAAACACCTTCTAAAAGAAGAACTAGTGAAACAAATAATTCATATTTTACTTCAAAAGAATTAGCTTATGATAAAGATAAAATGGACAATTTGCAAGAAAAATTAACAAAAGAAATATTAAATCTTGAATTCGAAATAAGTCAATTAAATTCTATAATGTTTGAAATAGATTAATTAGTATTTAATTTTGTTATATTATTTAATTATAATATAACATAACATATAGCTATGGAAATTAAATTTATCACATATAATAACATTATTTTAAAATTAAAAAAAAGAAAGTTTAAAAATGTAAATAGGAAAATAAATTTTGTGATAGACAAGTTACAATTTACAATTATTTGTTAGTATGCGTATATTTACAAATAACAATTAACAAATTAAGCGTATATTTTAGTATATGTGACCCTACAATCAAATGAGCAATCTTAAATAAAAAAGATGAAAAATTAGAAGAATTATTATCTAATCTACTAGTAATTTGATTATATGTGTAAATTTAATTCCATAGTCTTTATTTATAGAAAGGAAGATATTATGAGTAGAAAATTTGAATATGTTAACAGAGTAACAAGCACAGGATGTGAAATGAAAAATCCAGGATTTAATTTACCTAAAAGAGCAACAAAATATTCAGCAGGATATGATTTTGAATGTCCTGAAAGGGTAGAAATTCCACCTTACAAATTAGGAGATAATCCTATATTAGTTAAAACAGGAGTTAAAGCTTATATGCTTGATGATGAATATTTAATGCTTGTAAATAGAAGTTCTAATCCTAAAAAGAAAAAATTAGTAATTCCTAATTCTATTGGAATAGTGGACGCTAAATGAGTTTTTATAATCCCTAATAAAATAAACAAAAGGAGTAGTAGAATGAATAAACAAGGAAAGCTTCTCTGTGTAAAACAATGTTCTAACTGTGGAAAAAATGTGGAAATAAGACATAAAAAAAGATTAGAAAGAGACCATATTTTTTGTAATAAAAAATGCGAAGTCGAATTTAAATCAAAAGCCAAAATTAATGAACCAGACTATTTAAATTGTATATGCCTGACATGTGGGAAAATTTTTCATAAAAAACCTTCTCTTTTGGATAAAAGCTTAAACCACTATTGTAGTATGGAATGCCATAGAAAGGCGAAAATGGAATACATGAAGGGAGAAGGAAATCATCAATATGGAATAAAAGGTGAGAAAAATTCTTCTTGGAAATCAGACAAAAGAATAACGACCTATGGATATATAAAAATAAGAAAACCAAATCATCCTTTTAAAGACTGTGACGGTTTTGTCTTAGAACATAGATTAATCGCTGAAAAGTATTTATTAACCAATGAAAATTCGATAGAAATTAATGGGGTTAGATATTTAAATCCAAAATTTGATGTACATCATATAAATAGAAACAAGACTGATAATAGAATGGAAAATTTAATCGTATTGACAAAATCAGAACATTTAAAATTACATGCGAAAGACAGAAATTGTAAAAAAGTTGATAAATTAGATTTAAATGGAAAATATATAAGAACATATAATAGTATAAAAGAAGCTGGAATAGAAAACAAAATATATCCACAAAACATCAATAGTGTATGTAAGGGTAACTCTCGTACAGCTGGTGGATTTAAGTGGAGATATTCTACAAAGTAATTGGTGTCTAAAAATTGGGAGAATTGCTGGAAACCCCTTAGAGCTTTTAATACCAAAGTGTAAAAATTTAAAAGATTGGGCAATCAGCAGCCGAGCCATTGAATAACGAAGAGTAAATGGAAGGTTCAACGACTAATGTGTGAGATAGTTAAATCGATAAACACAACACGAGTACCCAACACTTAATATAAAGTGAAGATATAGTCTGAACTTATAGGAAACTATAAGAAATATAAGTTAAATGCTTATATGGTAACAAAATGGATTATTATAATAACCTTGACAACGAAGGAGAAATAGGTTTCTTATTTTATAATTTAAGTAATGAACCAGTTATTATTGAAAAAGGAGATAAATTAGGTCAAGGAATTTTTCAGAAATATTATACAACAGATGATGATAAAACAGAAGAAATTCGTGTAGGAGGCTGGGGAAGTACTAGCAAATAAATTTGGAGGTGAATGATAAATGGCAAGAAAATTAGCAAGTATTCAAAAGATAGTAAACATAGAACCAATAGAAGGCGCAGATAAAATAGAAAAACTAACTGTATTAGGTTGGCATATTGTAGCAAGCAAAGCTGAAAATCATAACATTGGAGATTTAATATGCTATATAGAACCAGACTCTCGAGTGCCTGAAATTCCTATGTTTGAATTTTTAAAAGATAGAAAATATATAGTTAAAACAATAAAATTAAGAAAACAAGTAAGCCAAGGCTTAGTTATTCCTTTAAGAGAATTGGAGAAAAACTTTAATATAAATATTTCTAAATTAAAAGAAGGGCAAGATGTAACAGCTTTGTTAGGAATTACTAAATATGACCCAGAAGGCGAAAAAGAAAGAAAACTAATTGAACAAGAAATGGCAAGGAATAAAAATCCTATCCACAAGTTCTTAATGAGATTTAAATGGTATAGAAAGATATATAATAAATTTGCTATTCCTAAAAAAGGTGGATTTCCAAAATGGATAAAAAAAACAGATGAACGGAAGATTGCAAACTATGCCTGAGGAATTTTACGAAATAGTAAATAATCCAAATCCACACGAAGTTATTCTTTTTGACAGTACAGAAAAAATTGATGGTCAATCAGCAACATATTTCATAGAAAAACATAAAATATTAGGAATATTTGACCAATATGAATTCGGTGTATGTTCAAGAAATCTAAGATTAAAAACTCCAAGTAATTCTTCATATTGGACTGTAGCAAAACAATATAATATAGAAGAAGTATTAATAAAATTATTAAAGAAATACAAAGCAGAAAAAATAGTATTGCAAGGAGAAATAGCTGGAGAAGGTATCCAAAAAAACAAATATCATATTGAAGGATATAAATTCTTTGCATTTAATTTTATAATAGATGGTAAAAAATACAGAACAATAGATATGCAAGACATATTAAAACCTTATGATATAAATACTGTACCAATTCTTGATAAAAATATTGAACTATTAGATACTATAGATAAGATGGTAGCAAATGCTGAGGGCAAATCTACACTATATAATACAGAAAGAGAAGGAAAAGTATGGAGAGATATAGATAATAATATATCATTTAAAGTCATAAATCCTAAATTTTTATTAAAAAATAATGAATAATTATAAAATGGCACCAAGATAGTAAAATTTTGGTGCTTATTTTAATAAAATAGGTCTAGGAACTACGAGGATGAATGCAGACGGATTTTTATATATTAGACTACAAGTTATATACCTAGAAAAATAAAAGTAATGTAAAACGAAATATGAACTCAAAGGAGGAATAAAAATATGAACAATGAGAAAAAATGTATTCAATGTGGTCAAAATGAAAAATTATATAAACTTGACAGTGGAGAATATGTATGTAAAGACTGTTTGGATATTATAGGGCGAGAACAAAAAGAAATGAAAGAATATATTTTAAATTATTTAAATGAAGATTGGCAAATTACAAATCCAGAAACACAAGCAAAAGTTCTTGAAGCTCTTGCTTTAGAAATTAGAATTGAGAATAAAATCATAGATGAAGAAAAAATGAAAGAAATAATTCAGACAAAAGAAAGGATGGAGAAATCATTTGAGTAAAATTTTAATTGCGTTAGATGAAAGTACAACATGTACTGGTTATGCTGTTTTTGATGATAGTGAATTGATAGAACACGGAACTTTTTCTTTTAAAAGTAAAGATGTGTTAGAAAGAGTAAGCTTAATTATGGAAGAAATTGAAAATCTAATTGACACATATAAACCAGACAATATGATAATAGAGGATGTACAAATTACAATGAACGCAGCTACTGCAAAATCTTTATTAGGTTTGCAATTTATGATTGAGGTATATGCTCATAGAAATAATATATCTTGCGAAACATACAGGACTACAAGATGGCGTAAAATATTAGGATTGTCAAATAGCAGAGCATTAGACAGAAAAGCAAAGAAACAAGAAACAATAGATTATGTAAAAGATAAATATGGTATAGAAATCTTAAAAGACGATGAAAGTGATGCTATTGCTATTGGAACAGCATACTTATTAGAAAAGGAGGAATAAAATATGAGAGACCCAAAAAGAATAAAACCTTTATTAATGGAAATTGAAAAACAATGGGAAAGATTTCCTGACTGGAGATTTGGACAATTAATAGAAAATATAAAAAGATTTTACGATATAAATGATTTATTCTATATAGAAGATGATAAAATGCTAGAATTAATTAAAAACTTTATGACAGAAAAAGAAAAGGGAGAATAATTAAATTCTCCCTTATTTTTAAGCCATATAACTTGTTGGCTATACAAAATAAAAAGGCTCTAAATCCATTCTAAAAGCCTATCTTTTTGCACTATTTTTCTTTTTTTGGTTTTTTTGCGTAGATTTTTTAGGTTGTTGACTTGATTTTTTTACTTCATTTTTAACTTCATTGATTACTTTATCTAAAGAAGTTTCTGGTTGTTCTTTTGTTATTATATTTCCCTTTACTTCTTTTTTATCTTCTAATTCTATAACTTTATAAAATTTATCAGCTAATGCAACATCAATTCCTCTAAATTGTAAGTCTTCGCAAAATAATTTATACATTTCTCTACCTTGTGAATTAGCCCCTTCACATTTAACATCGTAACAACAGTCTTTATACCATATTGGTTTACCATCGCAAGATATTGTTTTTAAAAATTTTAATTGTTTCATATTATCTCTCCTTTATGAAGTCTCTTTCCAGCTTCCATTAACTTTTATATATGGTGTGGCTTCTTTCCAACTTCCATTTACTTTTAAGTAGGTATCTCCTTCTTTCCAACTTCCATTAATCTTTATCCACATTTGATTTCCACGAATAGTAATTGAAATTGTAGTTTTATAAGAGCTCCATTGCCCCCAACTATTATATGTTCTTATTCTAAATTGAAGCAAATCTCCATTTGAAGCATCTTCATAGTAATCTGCAATGGAAAAATCATAAGAAGAATTTGTTCCATTATATATAGTATTCCAATTAGTCCATGTAGAAGTCCTGTGATTATATATTCTATAATCTAGTTGATAAGAAGAAATATTTCCACTACCTCCAGAAGCACCAGACCATGATATTTGTATTGTTCCATCTTTTTTTATGCTATTGTCACTTAAGGCATAATTAGTTGGTGCAGTAGGATTTATAAAAGACGCATCTACATCAGCAGTTTCAATCCACCCCGAAGTAAGATAAGACCCATCAGATGAACGAACTCTATACTTATATTTAACCCCTACAAATGGTCTCTGCCCATATACATTCATTCCTCTTAAAGCGATTTCTTTATAAAAAGTATCTTTTTGTGCATTTACTATTCTAAGCCAATCTGTCCAATTCCCATTTGGCTTTGTGGACTTTACTTCTATATCATAATATAATGTTCCTAAAGTTCCCGCACGAGCTCCTCCCCATGTTATTAATGGTCTGGTGTCTATTTCACAAGGATTTGGTTCAATGTTAATCCATGTAGGTTGACTTGGAGCATTATAAGAAGGGGCACCTAATTTTCTATATTGGTCGCTTATTCTAAATGCTGCTCCTGCTGGTCTACTTGAAGGAATTGTCATATTAAATCCAATATCAAATGAGCTTCCTATATCAGTAAAACTCATAGAACATGTTCTGGTTCTAGTTCTATCAGTGTTAACTGCCCATCTATCATAATATCCTTTTATATTAGTACTAGCACTTGCACTTCCATGCCACATATTAAAATTTATTTCTCCATCATAGTTAATAAAACCATTTGAATATGTTAAAGTACACACTACTGTTGCATTAACTACAATATTAGCACCATTTCTTCCTACATCTATATATATTTTTGCATTTGAAGTAGGGCTCCTCCAGTTTTGTTCATACACTAATGCCATATTTTATATCTCCTTTAACTATATTTTAAATATAAATTACCATCTAATCCTAAAGCATTATCTGGTTCATTAATTCCTGACAATATAATAGCTTCTTGATACCAAGGACTCCAAGTTCCAGCATAAGAATTTCTTACCCATGTTTGAATTCCACTGGTTGTATATCTTGTAAACGTTTGTTTTACACCAGCATGCTTCTCAACAAATAAACTAAATGCTTCTTTTATTGGAACATTAGTCATGGTTTTAACATCGGCAGTAGTAGGATTATAATATAATCCAGCAGTTGTATAACTATTTAAATTTGAATTTTTAGGTATTAGAGTAGGTACATTTAATTTATTATTTAAAGCATTTGTTACAGCTATAGACACTGGTTTATTAGCATCTGAAGTGTTGTCTACATTACTTAGTCCTATTTGATTTTTATCTAATATTAAATAAAAATTATTATTATAGTATCTTACTAATACTGTTCTCGTGGCAATTAAAGTATTAGCCCTTACCGGTATTCCGTCTGCAAATAATATTGGTAATGCACTATCTCCGTTAATAGATAAAGTTATATTGTCAGCATTATTTATAGTTGGCGTAAAGGCTATTATTCCCATATTATTTCCAAAGCTATTGGTCAATGGTACAGGTATTCCTGTTATATTAATATTATATTGTGTCTTTGTACTTGAAGCCAAAAAAGAACTATTTAAAATTTGTCTAGGCGTAAATGGATACATTGGTTCATAACCCGTACTAGTTAAAACTTGCATTATAATATCTTTAGACATCTTAACCATTCCTTTCTATTTAGATAATATTTCATTTATTACCTTTTCTATAATTATATTATCTACATTTTCTTCTATTTTTTTATTTATGAAATCTTCAGCTATCTTTGTAGCTTGAGTTTTATTCATTTTCACATACCCACTTTCATTAGGGTTGTGGTCTTGAAAATATACAATATTTTCATCTATGTATATTAAATATGCTTTATCAATAGTATATTCTCTGCTTTTTATTACATCTTTAGCACTTATTCCATTAATAGCCATTTTTTTATCCCAAATTTCATATCTAAATCTTTTTTCTTGAGATTTTTTTATACTCTCTCTGTCTTGGCTTTTAATTAATGAAGATATTTCTTCTAAAGAACTTTGTATTCCTTTATTTTTAACATATTCCAATATATTTTTTTCATCAATCATTGATTTCTCTCTCCTTTATAAGAGAGAGTATATTTCAACCCTCTCTTTATTATTGTTCTATTACCTTACCTGTTTGAATATTAACAACATAAGTTGCTGTTAAAGTAGTAGAACCAGTAGCTCTACATTGTACAGTATATTCATTGCCACTAGTACTTGAGACAGTCCAAGAAAAACTGTCGGCATTGGTACCAAAAGCTGTTTTTGCTAATGCTATGGCAATATTATTTGGAGTTTGCGTTGATGTACTACCGTTTCTCCATCCCATTGGTAAATTAGCATAGTCGGTTAACTTACTACAATTTGTAAACGCATCTGCATAACTTGTAAGTGTTGAAAGTTGCGCAATAGGATATATTACATTATTTCCATATTCTTTTGTTCCAGCTTGTTCTCCATATTGATTTATATTTGTGCAGTTATAACATAATTTACTACAATTCTGTAACTTAGGCATATTTGTTGCAACTTCTGTACCAAATGGAATATGAGATATGCTTTTACATTCAGAATAAAATTCACTAATATCTATAATATCTGGAGAATTTTTAGGTAATCCAATATCAAATAACATACTATCTGCTCCACTATTTTTAAATAACCCAGCAACGTTGGTTAATTTTGTTAAAGTATCATAAGCTCCATAACCCCAATATCCAGGAATAGACAAGAATGATACCATATTCGTACATCCTTGGAATAAATATGAAATATTTGTAAGTGCAATATTATTATGAAGTAAAGCAGTTTCTGCTCCAGTTTCAGGTGCTTGGAAAGCCATACTAGAACATCCTGAAAATGCATAAGAAATATCTGTTAATTTAGAGTTATACCAAAATACAAATACTGGTAAATCGGTTACACCCGTACAATTTTCAAATATATGAGAAGCATTTGTAATATTAGGGCAATTTCTTAATATCTGATTATTTCTCTTCGTCTCATCTACAGTTATTGTTCCATCTTGGTTATAAGATAATGGGTCGTTATCTAATTTTACAGCTAATTTTGTACATCCTTTAAATAAATAAGATACATTCACAAGAGCATTATTACTTCCAAATATAGTTCTATAATCAGAAGGTAATCCTGTTAATGAAGTACAATCAGCAAATAGCCCTCTTGCATTATCTATTTTTTGTCCTAAAAGATTTCCTGTTATACTTGTTAGCCCAGTACTAGCGTACATATAGGACACATTCTTAACATTAGGCATTTTTATATTTAACATAGCAGTAAGCTTTGTATTTCCTAAAAACATTTGTTCCATAGTTGTACATGCACTATTAGACCAGCTAGAAATGAAAGAATAATTAGAATTTGTCATACTTTTACAATTTCTAAACATTGAATTCATATTTGATACTTTAGAAACGTTTAAATCTCCAAGGTTTACGTTTACCAATGTTTGACAGTTATCAAACATTTCAGCCGTACTTATAGGAGTAGCGTTTGTATCCTGCAAAGTAAAGGAGTTTAAATGTGTGAAATTCTTACATAGTTTATTTAGGTTTATATCTCCTTCTATGCCTGTATTTAAAGCCCCAGAATTTTCAGCGCCTATTTGTATTGAAACCAAATTTCCAGCATTATTTAACTCAGCTAATTTGTTTCTTAAAACATTACCTTCAATATCATTATCTGTGCCCTTGGCAACCCAATAAAATTTTTCTTCTCCCCTATTATTGTTAGTTAATATATAATATTCATATTGTGGCAAACTATTTTCTTCATAAACATAACCTGTTGTTTTGTCCACAGCATATGTTCCTACATTAGTGCTTGTGCTTGTATTTTTTAAATTTACATAATAATAAAGGGAAGTACTTTCCACTATTGTAGAAGTTAATCCAGGATGCCCTTCTAATTCTAATACTAAATCTTTAGCTACTTGTTCTGTTACATGAGGAGTATATCCATCTAAATTCCAGTACTTATTAATAATAACTAATTTTTCTACATCAGTTAATAATGCCAAACTTGTGCTTGATAAATATAATGTTTTTATAGTGGTTGGCGTTTGCACAACCAAACTATCTTTTATGTTTAGTAAACTTTGTTTAGTTAATTTTGTACTATCATTTATTTTAAAGTTTTTATTAATTGTTGGTTCCAAGTTTGTTTTACTATCTTTGAATCCAGATAGATTTGCTAAATTTATACAACCTTCAAAACAATTTTCACTTGCCGTAGGAACATTTGTTAAATCCCAGTTTCCTAAATTAGTTAACGCCGTACATCCATTAAACATATTATTCATACTTTCTATGTGACTTTCTGACAAAGCATTTTCTCCTACTGTTTTTAATACAGTATTGTTCTGAAAAAATCCGGCAGGAATATTTAATCCTTTTAAAGAATTTTTTCCAACAGAAACTATTTTACTTATATCAAATATGCTATCAGTAGAAGCATTTGCTCCGTTAAAAGCATTGTCTGAAATTGTAGTTATATTCGTGCCGTTAAAAGCAGACTTATAAGAAGTGACCGAAGTACCATATTGAAATAATCCTTGGGGAATTGTTGTTATTCCAGTACAATTACTAAAAATTCCTTCCATATTTGTTGCGGAAATCAAAGCTTCACCGAAAATATTCATAGGTATATTGGTTAGTGCACTACAATCTCTAAAACAATAGGCATATGAAACTACTGTAGGACAATTTACAAAAAGATTATTAGGTATGTTTACTAATTTTTTACATGCACCAAAAGTTTCATTGAATTTAAGTACATTTGAATTATTATCAAATAATCCTGCCGGAATACTGGCTATATGCGTTCCACTAAAAGTTGATGAAAAATCTGTTGCTTTTTGATGGGCGTTAAACAAACCTAATGGAATACTTATTAAACCAGTATTTTTAAATGTACTAACAAAAGAAATTATTTTGCTGTTATTGTCAAATAAACCTATTGGTATCGTTTGTAATTTTGTACAACCTTCAAAAACACTTCTAGCGCTTTCTATGCTTGATGATTTGCTAAATATATCTGATGGGACTGAAGTTAAGTTAACACAATCTTTAAACATACTTTCAATAGAAGAATATGTTAAAGTAGATTTTGTTACTTCTTTTAAATCTTTTGCTATATCTCCTGTAAAAAGTAACCTATCTAAGGTACCAGTAAGTCTAATAGTATATTCTCCATCTGATGCATATGTATGTGTAGCATTTGTGTCATTATAAGTTGTTATTTGAGTAGAACTAAATTCGTCTCCCCAATCTATCCAATAATTATAATTGCCATCTTGTGTCATAGGTATAGATACTGTTTTAGAACCAAGTGTTGTATTTATTAGTATTTCAAAAGAACTTTCACTTTGAAAAAATGAATATTCTTCTACATAACCATTTACATTAGCTCTAGCAATGTCAATTCCTCCAATTGCATATCCTTTAGATTTACTTGCTTCTCCGCATAAGCTGGTTCTTATATAAGTCATAGGAATATCGTTTTTCCATGTATTTGTTTTTGTATTATATATTTCATTTAAATTTGTAGCATATTGAATTTCATCTAATCCCCCTACAACATATATATCATTTTCATGTTTAAAACTTCCTGAAAAACCTCTAGGATTAAGCATGTTTTTTCCTGTTGACCATGTATTAGTAGCTATATCATAAATTTGTACATCTCCATAAATGTTTCCTAAAGAATCCGACCCACCTATAGCATAAATTTTTCCATTTAAACTTTCTACTGCTGGAGAATATCTTGGCAACGGCATATTTGTAATCATATTCCATGTTGATGTTGCTGGAGTAAACCTATACACTCTATCTGATGTTTTGCCCGTAGCTGTAATTCCTCCTATACAATAACCGTACTCTCCATAAGATGTTGTTGAGTTTACGGAAGCTAAAGGCTCAGGCAAATCTGTTATTTTAGTCCATGTATTTGTATTTGGATTATATGAATATGCATTAACCATTGGTTGTAAGTTAGCATTTAATCCTCCTGCACAATAGCCAATTCCGTTTACTTCAAATCCAAAAACACCATCAGCCAAAACAGGATAATTTGCTTTTGTAGACCAAGTATTTGTTATAACATCATATGCTTCATTTGTATTTGTAGGAATTATAGCTCTGTTTTGTCCTCCAATTACATATATGTTGTTTCCTATCATAAAAGAAGCTGAGGCAAATCTAGGAGCTGGTTCCGGAGTCTTTGTTTTCCAAGCAGTTTGGATTACATCTTCCCCCTGTGTTATTTTAAACCAAAAATCACCTATATTGTAACCAGAAGCAGGTTCTTCTTTTTGTATAGGTGTTTTATTTGCTTTGTCCGGAAGCATAATTAAGCTCCAAGGGTAATGATTTAAGTTAGGCTCGTAATTTATATTATCAGCTATTGCCCACCACATCTTGTTTTTAAATATTACTACGTCACCCTGTTTGTAATTTTGTGTACTATCCCAAGCAAATTTTAAATTTAAATTTATTCCTCCATATCCTTTAGCTCCTCTTACATCGTATTCCAACCAATATTTAGTATCAGTAGGAAGAGTACCAATTGGTGGCTCAGAATTTGTATATGCATAATATCCTTTTCCATTATAATATACAAAATTATGTACATTATATTGTATATCTTTGCTCCACTCGCCTCTTACTTGCGTATAAAATATCATCTTTTCAAATACAGCTTGTAATCCAGCTAAAAAATAATCAATGTCTACTTTAGGTTGCAATTCTCTTCTGTATGTTTCATTTAATAATATATTTATATTATCAGCTGTCATTATTTGATTTTTAATTGTAGGATTATTGGCAAGAATAGAACCAGCTTGAGATATATTATTTGCCTGCATAGCATAATAGTAATCTAAAAAAGTACTTTGACTACTTAAATGCATATCATCCATTAATTCAATAACTCTTCTAGCCATTTTTTTATCTCCTTTCTATATTACTTGATACCATTGGTCACCTATTATTTGGTCAGTTGGTTGAACATTGGTGACAGGTATTTGTATTGCTGGTAGTGCTGTTAAGATTTCAGTCCAATAAACCGAACCACTCGCAGGTTGTTGTCCTCTATTAATTTGCGTAGCAGCCCACCATTTATTCTCATATATAACCACATCATTTAAATTGTATTGCATAGTACTATCCCATATCCAAGCAAAAGACAATCCATCACCCGATAAACCTCTCTCACCTCTAAGAGTCAATATTCTCCAATATGTAGTATTAGTAGGAGCTATACCTGTTTCAGGTGTTTCAATACATAAGTAAAGGAATGTCCCTTCTGTGGTAGTATAGTTAACCATATTGTTTCTTTCATATTGAGTAGTAGGGCTATATACTCCTTTAAAATTAAACTTATCTATTTCTGCTTTCCAAGAAGCTTGTTTCTCCGCTATATAATTATATATATCATTATTATAAAATCTTTCTAATGCTAATATAGCATCTCTAATTTGGTTATAGTCATTTGCATTAAAAATTTTACCGTTTAATTGAGGATTAGCATTTAAAATAGCGGATGCATTAGAAAAATCTCCTGCTATAATAGAAGATTGTATTTGAGCTACAAGTTGAGCATCAGTAGAATTGGTTATATTACTTTTTAATTGTATATTATCTAATTCTCCAGGATAATTAGTAAAATCTAAATCTGGATATAAAGCTGACATAATTTATCTCCTTTCATGTATATTATTTTCTATTAGCAATAGTCGGTTCTTTTGGGTAAACTTTTATAGCATTTATTGTCATACTACTGCTGATACTAAGAGGAATTTCCATTGATTTTATTAAATATTCTCCTTCAATGCCTATTTCTGCATTAGTATAATTTATTTTTATATTAACATCATTTAACCAATAAATAGGAACCACTTCTAAAGCAATAGCATCATTCATTCTAGCATGTAGAAATAATTCATAATCTGCTCTCTGTTTGGCTAAATCATTGCTATATATCCTTTCATCATCAACTATGTAATTAATCGTTCCTATTTTATCTGTATTATATGGACTATCTTGAATAGTATCTGTAGCAGTAGCCATAACCTGCTCTCCATTATCCAACAATCTACCATATACTATTATATTATTTTTTACGTTTTCGAAATCTATATCTTTGCTAGCACTGATAATTAATGCTTGACTTAATTGGTCAAAATTTATAATGACCGGCTCATTTTCTCCATTTGGTATATGTTGCCAATGAAATACTCCATTAACATCAAAAAACATTTCCCAATCAGAATATAAATCTCTAATTTCTGCTAGTAAATCATATATTGTAGAGCCTATATCTTTTTTTATATCATAGGGGATTGTATAACCTACATCTTCTATGATATATTTATCAAATCCCCCTAATTGTGTAATAGTCTGTTTAACTACATCAGCAATTTTACTTTCGGCAGGTACTACAGTAGAAACAGCTGGTAGCTGACCATTTCTTCTCCCTGTAAGTTTAGCCATAAGGTCTAATCCTTCAAAAGATACAGTATGAGTACTAACATTATATACTGTATTTGGATTATTTATTAAAAATATTCCCATGTTCCACCAAACCGTTTCTCCGTTATTCCTAGGATTATCTATACCTTCATAAATTTTTATAAATTTATCAAGCCACAATTCTCCTTCAGAAGAAATTATTTTATCACTTTTCTCAATAGCCAATGTTAGATTACAAGTTCTTCTTATGTCAGAGGTTGCATCTATACTGATGCTTCCATCTATAACATATCCCTGAAGAGAATTTACTGTTTGAAAATTAAAATTTAACACATCTACTTTAACTCTTAAATTTCTAACTTTCATTTGCACTAAATCATAATCTGTTTGTGTTGGAATTACTGCCACCTGTATTCACCTACCTTCTAATTATTTGCATATATTAAATTACTATTATATAAATCTTGCCCATTATCAGCATCGCCAATTTCTGACCAGTTAAAATCTACTCTTGCAAATCCCATACCTACTTCAGAATAATAAGTTATAGGTAAATTGTCACTTAAAGTAACTAGCCAAATATTACCGTTGAAATCTTTGAGAATTTTTGCAGAAGGTGTAGTTAAAAAGTCTTTTATAGCTTCTAATCTTTCTACGGTTGCTTTTCTGTCTAATTGTTCATCTGCTGTAAACATAATTACGCTTCCTCCCATAGAACCTTTATCATAACTTAAATCACCGTTGCTAATTACAATAGGATATTTGCTTCCATATGGTTCGTAAGTTGTAGTTAAATGAACTCTCTCATTTGAAGCATAAGAAGCTCCCTCTTTAAACTTATAACTATTTTTCCCATCTGTAACGAATATACCATAAAATTCAGACTTAATACTATTTATAGAATATTCACCTTCAACATTTCCAATTATTGGAACTATTGCATATTCATATTCTGTGTCGTTTTGTGCAAGATAATCATATCGAACAAAATCTATATCTTTTGGGTCTGTAACTGGCACACTATATAATGTGTACCAGTCAAATTGACCCTTTTTTCTTCTTTTTATTTTTATACTGCTGATTTGAGTTACAACATAATCAATATTACCCGCATTTATATTTCCATTAAAATCAGCATCCATTTGTGTAGATAAATCCCAAGCTCCTGGATAAGTAGTAATGTAAGGAAAATCTACATCTTTAGTAATATTAAAATGGTCATATATACCATTTTTAAGTATTACATCTTCTATATTAACTAAATTTGTAGGAACAGGTTGCCAACAATACCTGTCCTGCAAAAAATTATATCCTAAAAATATCATTGTTTAGCCACCTTTCCTATGGTTTTGTAGTTACTTGTTGACTTATTCCTCCAATATTTCCTGAAATATCTATTGCTTCAACCCTAATTGTATAGATTGTATTAGGTGTTAATCCCTCAAATGCATAACTATTAGTAGAAGACAAACCATCAACTGTAATAATTTCATCCCAACTTTCACCATTATTTTTACTAAATCTAATAGTTTTTAGTCCTGTTTTATCCACAGCATGAGCTACTACTGGAATTTCAGAAGAAGTTATATTATCTGCATTGATATTTAGAGTAACTATTGGTTTATCTTTATCTCCTGGTTTATCACCACTATAATCTCCAAGGTCTTCTATTTTTAAATCAAATAAATTGTTTTTTCTTCTAAGCCATATAAATACCTTGCTTTTATCTTCTGGTATATCTATATAATTACTATGAATATAATAAGGCATAGTATTAACATTATAACACTTTAATTGAACGTAAGCATTTTCTGTTTGTTGTTCCTTTATGTCGTTGACATAAGAAAAACTACTTTCTCCAACTATTTCATTATAAGTAAATACATTACTTATAAGTTCGTAAGTTGTTAATGAATTTAATGCATTGGTTTGATTTTCTGTTAGTTGGGTTATGTTTTCTTCATCTATATAATAAGTTGTTGTTACAGGAGTTCCATTTCCATATTGTTTAACTAAAAATGCTTTAAAATCTTCTAATTTATCATATCTCATATCTGTAATAATTATCATACCTGTATATAATAAATAAATACCATTTTGAGTATCTATTTGAGCAGGGACAGTAAATGATGGGTAATGGCTACAAATTCCTTCCCTTGCAATTTTTGGAGCAATACTTAAACTAAATGTATGATTATTATTTGCACGTTTTACCCAATTTTCAGTTCCATTAAACTCTACATGTTCAGTATTTTTTACAAGGCTTGGTTTGTCTAAATATGGATAATATAATTGTTTCATACTTCCTTGCGAAATCATAATTTCATTATTTAGTATTTCTTCAGAAGTTACATCATGTAAATCAGAATTAGATGTTTTTGTTATAGTTATTTTCACACAGTCTTTATGAGTTGTAAATGCTCCACGTACTCCCGTTATTCCTGATGCCTCATGTCCTTCATCATCTATAAAAACAATTAATTTATCTTCTGAATTATAATACCAAATATAATAAGTATTATTACCTTTTTGATTTAAATAATAAGTTGTATCTCCTTTTACTATGCCAGTTTGAGTTTCGTTGTTCAACAAGTTTGGGCTACTTAAACAAATTAAATCTTTGCCATTAGATAATCCATTTAAAGATTTATCTAAATCTATTTCAGAATTATTACTTTGATAAATTTCATAATCTGTAATTTTGTTGTTTTCTTCAATCTGGATATTCCAAATTTCCAATATATTAGAAAGAGAACTGTTGTCTATAATAAATTCTAATTGTAAGTCATATACATTTTCATCCACCGTAAAACATCCATTTGTAATTTCTATTTCTTTTATAGGAAGTTGACTTTCTTTTTCAGTTAAATATAATTTGAAATCTTTAAATGCTCCATCTTTTTGGTAAGATACACAATAATCGTCACCTTTATTTAATATTCCCTTATACCCTACTACTAAACTCGACTTACCTTCTATACTAGTTGGTTTTATATTATATCCATTTTGTAAATCAGAACATTTTATATTGTTTTGTATTAAGTATAAAGTATCATCATAATTAAATATATTCTTACCTGAAGAAGTTGGGTAAATTGTATATACATCTGGAGATTTATATGCAGTTCCTTTTCTTCCTTTTTCCAGTTGTATGTTTTTAATATTTACGTCTACATTTGCTTGTATTAAAGTATTTGCAAATCTTATCCACAGTTTTGAATCATCAGGAATATTATCTGGAACTACAAAAGTAACCTCGTTTCTTCCCTTTGTTAAATTTAAATATTGAACAAATTCTATATCTTGTTCATAACTATCTTTTCCATATCCTACACTTAAATACAAATCTGTTGAAGTTTCATATACATGATAATCAAAAGATAAAGTATAAGTATAGTTTGGTTTTAATATAAAGTCTGTTTTAGTATCTTGGTGATACATTTGTTCATAATATATATTAAAATCCGGGATATTTACTAAATTTCTTTTATCTCCTAGTGGGTATATTGGTGCAGGAGTTATAGGAGTTGGTCTTTCTACGGTCTTAACTGTTAAAGCCGCAGGTACATCACCAATATTGAAAATATTGTTTTGCCCTAGATATGTTTGAGTGTTAAATAACTCTTTAAATACTTCAGACTGCTCATCAGTATATTTTGTTACATAAGGAGAATTTGTTACATATTCAATAACTAACGGATTTGTTTTAAAATATTCAAGGATAGAATCAGCCGTTCTTCCTACTTTTGAAGTAGACATTCCAACGACAAAACCCGCTGAAGAATTTGCCCAATATCCAATTTGGTTATTAAAATTTTTATAAGCAGGAATTTCAGCTGCTGGAGCTTTTTTTAGCTGTGAACATAATAGTGGAACGTTATCCTCTGTTGAATAGTTGATTATCTTATGAACATCGGGAGCTATGATTTGTGGAACTACAAAAGTTGTATTCTCTGTTGTATCATTCACTGTTACACTTACAACAGAATTACTTTGTGTTCCATCAAGTACAACTCTATTTCTTGTATTATATATTCCATTGACAGTTAATTCTGAGCCACTATATAATAGTTGGTTTTCTGTTAATGGGAATATGAAGCTTTGAGATTGATGCTCTGTGTAATTAGCTGGCGTTTCTCCTTCTTCTATTATTGAACCTTCTATTTTTATATAAGCTATTTGACTATCAGTATAAACAGTAGTTACTTTTTCTAATGTCTTTTCTTTATTAGTTATAAAATATACTTCAAATTCATTTGTGTCATATCTTTTATTTGACGATAGTGTTTCCTTTGTGCCATCTGTATAATATGCTGTAAAATTAATATTGTTAACGTTAGTCGTTCCAGATTTACAAATCAGTTTGAAAGTGTATGCCGTTTTTTCTATTATTATAGCTGGATTAAGTATAAGTTGAAGTGCACCAGTTCTAAATTTTATATATCCATCTGCTGTCAAACTAGTGTCTGGATTAGCACTATCTACTATTACTTTTTCTGGATTTAATAAATTTTTATTTATCACATCTACTTCTACATTTCCCATTCCGTATGGAGAATACGATGTTGCTATTGAACCTTTTTCTATTTTTATACTATTTAACATTTCTCGATATGTAGTGCTTCCTCCTACTACCCATACATATGCTAATAAATATTTAGCCGTTGAATTTGTTGTTATTGTCATAACATTTGTATTTAGATTACTCATATAGCCTTCAACTTGTTGCGAATAGTTTGGTTCCTCACTAGTATAAGCAAGAGCAAATCTATTTTTTGTTGCATCATACTTCTTTGAAACAGTATATGTAGTGTTCGATTTACATTTTATCCATACTGTTTTATATAAATCCTTTGCATTTACTCCCAATCCGTTACTGTCAATAGCTGTGTCTAAAACATTTGGATTATCCTTGTCATATAAATTTCCATTGTCCCCAACATTTCTAATCTCGCTAGGTGCTTCTGGCGAAGGGCTTTGTGGAATGTAATTATATTCTAATTCTATTTCAGTATCTAAATTAGTTACTAAGCTAAATATATTAGTACCTTGCCATAATTCTATAGGAGATATACTAGGTAATGTAATTATTTGTGGAGTAGCTAGCTCGTAATATACTTCTGTTGGATGTTGAGATAACCAAGTTTTAAACTTCTGTATTCTTGTAACGGTATTATCTGATGAAACAATTCCTGTTCTTGTCTTATTTATTGTGATGCAGAAAACTGATGTAGCCCAAAAGCCTTCAGTATAGCCGTTCCCTTTGACAAATCTATTAGATATGACATTTGCTATATTACTAGAATCTATTCCACTTTTAAAAATATAAAAATAATCGGTTTCTCCATTTTGGTCTAAATCTTTATTCCAATCTTCCGTACCATCAAGAACAAGCTTTCCTATGTTCTTCTTGATTTCTACTTCGCCGTTTCTATTTATTTTTAATATATCTTTTACGTCTCCTACTTTAGATAGGATATTACCTTGTAGATTTATTGGAGTTATTATAGGTTCGTGATATGACTCATATGAAGCATCTTCTATACCTTCATAAATCATTAAATTTTTATATGTTGTATTTGTCTTGGCGCCTTGAGCATAACTATCGCCACTATAAATAAAAACGGCATCTACATCAGATGCTGGTGTGTAAGTTCCCTTTAAATCTGAAAGGTTAACATAAGCATATGAATTACTTATCTCTACTTTGTTATATATAAAGTTAAATAAAACCCTAGTTACATCAGTATTGTCTGTGTTAATTTGTCCAATTTTAATAGTATACGTATGGTTTGCCTTTAATGAAATCGGAACTGTTTTATAAACCTCTGTACTTAGTATAGTATATTCAGCTGGAACATTTAATAAATTCTTTCCACTTTGTTTTATTTTTATTCCATTTTCGCCCACATTTGTTATTTCTTGTGGATAATCTGGAGATGGAGATGGCATTTTTCCTGTGTATGGTTCGTAAGGAAGATTAACATTGTCAGTTTTAGCTAATAGTATTTTTATCGTGTAGTTATTAAAAGTTATTCCAGAGGAAATAAACATTTCAATTCTACCAAGTGTGTCAGTTGGATGCATTGTAAATAAATTTAAGAATATGTTTTGTCTCAAGTCATTATTCAACATACTGAAATTATCTGTGTTATTTGAACGCCCCATACATACTATTTGTATTGCTTTATTGTCTGGATTTGAAAAGTCGCCTGATATGACAAATGTTTTTAATAGATATTTTGCATCTTCAAATTGATATATATTGCTATTTAATGCACCTGCTTTTGTCAATATTAAATCTGCACCCGATGTTGAAGTACCATTAAAAGTAAAACTTCCGTCTCCATTGTTAGTTACTGTTACTCCTGCGAGTGCGAATGTTCCTCTATCTAAATTAGCAATATTATATCCTTCTGTTGTTTCTTGATAACTGTTTCCATCTATATTGAATTTCGTTTGGTTGTTTATATAGGTATCATTTACTATTACTTCCGTTCCTGTTACTGTGGATTTAGATTCTTCTCTTGTCTCTTGGATAGAGTTTCCACATGGAATAATAGAAATGTTGCAAGGAAAGTCATTGCTTGGAATATATCCAAATGGCTCATATGAAGCATCATCTGTGCCTTCATAAATCATTAAATTTTTATATGTTGTGTTTGTCTTAGCACTTTGAGCGTAACTATCGCCACTATAAATAAAAACGGCATCTACATCAGATGCTACTGTATACACCGTTTTTAAATCTGAAAGTTTAACATAAGCATATGTATCACTTATATCTACTTCGTTATACATAAATCTAAATAAAATACTAGTTACATCAGTATTGTCTGTGTTAATTTGTCCAATTTTAATAGTATACGTATGGTTTGCCTTTAATGAAATCGGAACTGTTTTATAAACCTCTGTACTTAGTATAGTATATTCAGCTGGAACATTTAACAAATTCTTTCCACTTGCAGGATTTAAAGTTACATATCCTTCTCCTTCATTTATAACCCTACCACTATCTGTCTTTTGTCTTGTTTCTCCTTTAATGGATAAGTTCTTTATTGGAGCTCTTTGACTATCTTCTAAATTTACATTATACCCACTAACATCTTTATAAGTAGGCAATTTTTTAATAGTATCCCCTATCATCCATTTCATTTCTATTTTATTAGGGTTGTTACTAGAACTAAGGTCATTGCTAAGAGTTATAATATTTTCATAAGGAGTAAAATCTCTTCCCCATACTCTCATTGTAAAATCATCTTGTATTCTAAATCCAGAGTTCCATTCTACCCAACTATCTGGGTCTCTTAAATCAACTTCTTTATCATCTATATATATTGGTGGGTCAGGATTGGATTTTCCATCAATAGCAACAATATTAGAAGATATTTGTATATATCCATTTTCACAATTGTTAACAAGGTCACATATAGCAAATGAGGCTGGCTGTAAATATCTTACGGTAAAGTATTTAAGACCAGAAGTGATTTTTGTCCCATTTACTGTTTCACCAGATAATTCTATATAATAAGCAGTATCATTACTCATACCTACAAAAGTATAAGATAAACTCGAATCTGTATCATAATATATTAATGAAGATTGACTTAATATATTTTTATTGCTATCATATAATGTATATTGATAACTATTCAATAATTCATTCTCTTTTTGTAAATAACTACCAATAAATCTATAGGTACCATTTTCAATTGTCTCTGTGGCTGGTATATTATCAATAGTTAAATTTGGCTGACTATAACAATAAAATGGAACGGCAGTGCTTGCCACGCTCTCATTGTTAGCGCTATCTATTGTATAAACAACCGCATTATAATATCCACCGTTGATTAAAGTATTAGCAGGTATTAAATGCTCTAACTTCATAGTGGATTGTATTTTGTTATATATCTCTTTTCCAGTCTGGTTATCTCTAATTACCAATCTATTCCCAATTACTTGAGCACCGCCTATTACTATAAAGCTAATTATATGTGCTTTTTTGCTATCAAAAGCTGAAATAGGATTGATAATAGGTTGTGTTAATTGTTGTATTGCCATTTTAGTTCTCCTTTCTTTTTTATAAAAATAAATTATTAGCTTGTTATTGCTTTCCAACTTCCCCAGTTCGCTATTCCTGGAGCTCTAAACCAAATATTGTTGCCATACGCTATTTGCATTCCACCAAAAAACATTCCTTGTTGGTCGCTCCATATTATGGTTTCTAATTGTACATATTCTTGCTCGTTTTGTAAACCTATAGCACTTGATGACTTTAACTCTCTATATCTACCTGCTCCTTCATAATAATAAGCATCTGGAGGCTGGTCTACAGTTTCTGCACCTATAGAATTGGATATGCAAGAATATAAATAATTAGTTGTATTTCCATGTGCCTGTGTTCTTGTAGTATCTGTGGGATGTACATGGTCAGACCTTGGTATGTTAGAAGATGTACCCAAACTAGCAACACCATCCATCTTTATGTTGCTTACAGTTGTTTCAAAATTTTTGTTAAACGCAGAATTTTCTGAAATTTTAGATTGTTTACTATCTATTTGAGTTTGCAAATTAGAAGTAACCCCATCAAGATAACCTAATTCTGTATTTGTTATACTAGACACTGTAACTTTACCATTATTGTCACTAATTAATGTTCTATTTGCTGTTAAATTACTATCTGTAATTGTCGTAGCTGCTCCTTTTATAGTATTTTGTTTAGTTGCTACTTGAGTTCCAACATATTGTTGAGTTGCATAAGGACTACTACCATCCTCTCCATCATTAGTAAGTTCACTCGTTTTTGTAATATTTGTTCCTCCACCAGTTATAGCACTTAATGTACCATCTGCTGCAATATTTAAATTAGCTCCAACTTTAATACCACCTAATACACTAGTGCTAGCTATAGGAATTTTTTTTATAAACCCACTATCATTAGTCAAATCACTAGTCTTTGTAGGAACAATCACATTTACTGTCTTATTGTTAACAGATAGTGGTACACCATTCTTTTGAATAGTATTTATAATATTTACTTCTGCACCTGCTTCTATTCCATCTAATTTGTTTTTTAATGTATTAGTAAAATTGTTGTCTGTATGTACATAATTACTGTCTGATATAAAATTATTATCGTTTTCTAAATCACTTGTTTTAGTAGGAACTAAAATGTTTACAACTTTATTTTTTATTTGTATAGGTGTGCCATTTCGTTGTATCCCATCTATAGTATTCTGTTGAGCACCTGCCTCTATCCCATCTAGTTTTGTCTTTAAATCATTTGTAAAATTATTATTCGTATGCACATAATCATTATCATATACTACATCAGTTGGTAATTGGGCTTTAGGAACTCTGCTGTCAGCTCCTAAAGAAGCAACTCCATTATTTGCTCCCTTTTCTTTAGTTGGTATAAAATTTAAATCTGGTAAATTGTTTAAATCATTATAACTACCAGTTTTTGATATTTTATGTAAAGATATATTTCCCTTTAAGGTTTCATTATTATTAACCTCTAAAGACAAACTATTATTTGTATTCAATATAGGCTTATTAAGTAAATCATTATAATTAGTAGTGCCTCCTTCGCCACCACCTCCAGAACTTGGTAATGCTTCTATATATATATCTGAAAAATTATTTAAAGGAGCTTTAACTCTTACAATATCTTCAACATTTAAGTCTCCCTTATATTCTAGCTGATATTCTCTACCATTTATTTTTACTTTATATATACCAGCCTCTACCTTTTCAGTAACTTTTGCTCTATATGTTTTGTCATATCTTAAGTCAGCCACTTTGGGCTCGACTATATTGCTAATTGCTTGAATTATATAGCCTAGCCCATCTTTTGTCTCTTTAGTAGCCATTTTAAAACTCCTTTCTTTATTATGTTCTCATAGTTGATTGACTTGTTGCCATTCTTGGCAAGTCTTTCAAAGCTTCAACAAAGTCATCTATATCTTTAACATTTGGTAATTCTATATTGTTTATATAAATACTTTGATTGTCTGTGTTTCCTTTTATCTTGTCATAATCTATTTGATTTAATTTTAAACCAGTTTGTGTGGTTACAGGAATAATACTAGATAACGCTTGATTTATTCTATCCTGTACAGCTGAACTATATATAAGACCATCTGTTGCTTGACTAGAACTTGATAATATTCCATTAACTGTATTATTCAAATCGGCTATGGATTTATTATAGTTATTTAGCCAATCTGTTGCTTTGCCTAAATACTGGGCACTATCTAAACCAAATTTCGCCAATTCTTTTTGTAAGTCTTGGAATGATTGTATTCCTTCTCTATTGGCTTTGTCGATTTGGTAATTTTGTTCATCTAAGAATTTTTGAAGCGCATCAATTCTATCCTGATAACTTTTTTCAAGGGCATCTTTTTCAGCTTTAAGTCTATCTATTTCATCTTGCTTTATTTTGTCGTTTAAATCATCTTGTGCATCCTTTAGTTCGTCTTGTGCATCTTTGATGGCATCAAAATCAGCTTCCCATCATTCTGTTACTTTTATGACCATATTTCCATATGGCGGTTAGTCATTTCTGGCTAACTCTCACATTTCTCTTTTAGGTTATTGTGTGAGTTCGGACTGTATATTCACCCTAAAAAGGGGAGCAACTTCACGATTAATATTGCTATTAAACGCCCGCAGTCTCTAAGGTTCCTAAATTTAAGGTTTCTTTTAATTTTTGCTCTATGTTTTCATTATACCATATTTCTAATAATTGGATATTATGTCTTTTCGCATATTCTTTCTTTCTACTGTCATGTTCTTGTCTTATTTTAAATCCATTTTCTCCGCCAAAATACTCTACAACTTTTTCATGCTGTTCGCCTTGATATTCTATCAATAAATTGTAATCAGGAAGATAAAAGTCATATGACAATAATCCACCTTTAACTCCAATCAAATCTGAATATTTTTTCTGTGCCTCATATATGATATTATAATTATTAAAAAAAATAGTTATTTGCCTTTCTCCTTTAGAAGAACGGCATCTAGGGCATCCTTGACCTTCTAATAAATGATATGCTTTACATTTTCCCTCATATCCACATATCAAGCACTTATACATAATATCATGTCTTGCACCGTTATATTGACTTAATATTTGTAAGTTATAATTCCTACTTTTTATTACTTCCTCAAATTCTGACTGAGTAAATTTAATTTTGCCAGAACATTTTGGACACCCAGTTCCTCTTAAAAGGTCTGCTGCAATTGTTTTATTCTTATAACCACATTTAGTACAAATATATTCTATCTTATCTTTTCCTCTAATATATTTTCCTAGTATCTTTAAATTAGGATTAACATTTTTTATTCTTTCTTCATATTCTTCTTGTGTCATCTTGAAATTATGTGCACATTTTGGGCAACCATGTCCTTTCAAAAGATGGTTTGCTATTGTACTATTAATATATCCACATTGCAAACATTTATATTTTATATATGAGCTAGTATTTATAAAAGGTTCTAATATTTGTATATTTGGATTAATTTTACACATTCTCTCTAAAAATTCATTATTACTTAATTTTTTCATTAATATTCTATAACTCCTTAAATTTAGTCTTACCTAGGTCTCTGCTACCTCTAGCCTTTGACCTATATAGTTACTTGTTACGCAACATATTTCTATGCTGCTGGGCATAATTTTACCCATCCGCTGATTTTCTCGGTAGATTTGTATATTCTTTTGTTTTCTTTGGTTTGCTAATTTCTCCTTAGCTTGTTCTACTGCTAATATTTTTTCTTCTAATTCTTTTTGTTTATCAAGTTCATCATTTTGATTTTCTAATGCTTCAATTTGGTTCTCAAGTTGTTGAAGCCTTACATCATTGTCCATTTCATGCTGTATATCATCAATTTGGTTTTGTATTTGTTCAAGTCTACCTTGTTGAAATTCCTTCATTAATTCGTTGAACTTTTTAAGCTTTTTCTCTGGTATGTCTCCAAGTTGTTCATAATAATCTTTGACATCAGACCTTAAATCTCTAATAGAACCATCTAAGTCTCTATTGTCATCATTCAAGTCTTGTATCTTTTTGATTAATTTCTCTAAGTTCTTAGCTGTGTCTCCAGAAAAGTCAGCTAAATGTTGCATATTATTTATGAATAGTTCGTTTTTAGAAGCATTATAATCTATTGCAAAACCTTGAGCTCTTAATTGATTTATATAGTTATTCATTTGTGCACTTTGAGCATTTTTCAATTCGTTAGTTTTGTTAATTTGATTATTTGTTGTATCTATTAATTGCCTTAATATTTTCTCTTGTTCATTAAAGTTGTCTGTATCTTTTAAGGCATCCTTTAATTTATCCACAGAGTCTTTTGCATTATCTAAAGCATTTTTATAAGTATATAAAGTATCTATTTCGGCTTTATATTCTTCTTTAGTTGATTTTGAAGAACTTTTTGAACCTGAACCAGATTTTCTGCCTGAACCACCTGATGATTTTCTACCTGAACCTCTTGAACCTTTTGAACCTCCAGAACCACCTGACCTACCTGTAAATCTTGAACTTGTTAAACCTCCGCTTTTACCAGAAGTTAAGCCTTTTATTTTATTAGTAATTCCAGCCCACTTATTAGCCCAAGCTTCAGTATTTACCCCAGAATTAATGTCTACCATACCAGCTTGAGACATAGCTCCGGCAAGTTCTATGAACCCTTGAGCGCCTTCTCTAGCATAATCTCCAGCTTTTTTCGCATTTTCTCCAGCACTATATATCTTACTTCCAGCAGCCGATGCAGTACTACCAGCACCTTCTGTAGCCATCGCCATTAAGTCTTCCATTGCTGCATTTTCAATTAAAGCCAAAGTATCTGCTTCCATAGCTTTAGAGTGCGCATCTTGAGCAGCCTGACTAATTTGCAACTTCCCATTAACTAATTCTAAAGAACTAAGATATTCACTATCTAATGAAAGTAATTGTTGTAGAGTGTCCATAGTAATTCCGCCAGAACTGTTATATTCATCTACAGCAGAGGCTAAAGTAGCATATGCAGATTGCGTATTGTCTATATCATCATTGATATTTTTTAATTCTTCATCTGTATATGTTAGAGAATCTTGCATCTCTTTTTGAGCATCAGTCAGCCCACCAACAGCATCAATATAGTTTCCTGTTGCTTCTGTTTGTTCATTAAGTACATCAATACCTTCTTTTAATTGTTCTATTTGTTCATCAGATAAATCTAAAAAATCTTGCATCCATTCTAAGTTTTCTTGAGAAATAGAGCCGCCATCTTTTATAATACTGTAAAATTCATCAGCAACTTTTTTATCTTCTTCATATTTTTCTTTATTTTGTTCTATTTCTGTATTTAATTCTTTTATTATGTTTGTTTCAACAACAGAACTTTCATTGTTTTTTTCTTTTGTCTGAGCTATTCCTTCGTATTTTGCTCTTAAAGACTCTAATGTCTTTTGGTAAGCACCAGTATTATTATCTGTTTCTTTTAAAGATGCATTTACACTATCTACTTCTTTTTTATAATCTTTCCATAACCCAGCATCTAAAATTTCTTTCTGATTCTTTAACCAACCCAGGCTATCGTCTGATTTGTTCGTTGTCATAGACCTAGCAGCAGCTTCTCTTTGTTTCAAAGATTCGGCAGTTTCTTCTTTCATTTTATCTATATTTTGTTGTCTTTTTTCAATTTCCTCTTGTTTGTCTTGTGCTAAATTTCTGCTAGCAGTGCCATTTTCACCCGTTTTTTCAGAGTTCTTTAATAAAGCATCTCTTTCTTCTTCTAGTTTTTTTATTTCTTTTTCAGTTGTCTCTATTTTTGCTTTTTTATTATCAGCTTCTTCTTTTGCTTTTTGACTACTCTCAATTGCCGCTTGTGTTGCTTCCTTTTGTGCATTTTTATAGGCATTTAAACCTTGAACTACCCCTGTAATAGCTAATGCAATTAAAGATAATAATGGAGCCGCAGCTTCAATAGCCGTACCTGCTGAAACTATCCCTGCTGAAAAAGATTTGAAAGCAGTTATAGCATTTGGCAATGCTGTCACAACTGTAGTCAAGCCATTTTTTATCATATTTAAACCTGAAGTAAAAACATTGAAGGCTTTGTCTATTATTAAACCACCTTTGAAAAGCATTAAAGCAGCTGTAGCAGCAGCCAATACAGTAGAAAGACCGCCTACTTTATCTACCAATTTAATTAGGCTTGTTAAAGTCGATAAAATATTTTTTATGAAATCACTGTTTACTGTATTTCTTGAAAAATTTTGCCAAGCTGATTCTAACTGTTGTACTTTACCTTGAAGACTATCCATTCTTTTTGCATTTTCTTCCGCCGCACTACCTTCACTGTTTAATGCTGCTTCAGTTGCTCCTACTGCACTATTAAAGTTTGTCATAATAGCAGTAAATAAAGACCTTTGTGTTTTACCAGCTACTGTTTCTGCTAATTCTTGTTTTTCTACAGAAGTTAAATTATCCCAAGCTTTTGATAAATCTTGTAAAATATCATAAGTTGAACGTAATTCTCCTGTATTTTTATCTATTGTACCCATGCCTCCAGTTATGGAAGCAATATATTCATCGTTCTTTTTTGTTAAACGAGCCGTAATTGTACTTAACATTTTCTTTTATTAAGAACGCTACCTCTTAATAGAGCATAATGCTCCACATACTCTCATATGTGTTGAGACTATATCTTATACTTCAGCTTTACCTGGTCAGTATATCCCCATTTCAGACACCAAACACTTGTGCCTTACAATTAGTCGTTGAACCTTTCTCTTTTCGAGACTTGGCTGCTGATTACCTAATCTTTATAATTTTCAAACCTTCATATTCTAAGCTTGTTTCATCTTTTTATATTGTGGTTTATAAAGCTCTACAAGGATTTTCAGCAATTAAAGGATTTACTATATATGTATTTCTACATATAAATGGCATAAGTCTACCATTCGCTACTCTTCCTGGCTCTCTTAAAATTTCAGTCAAATTTATTTTATTAATATCGTTACTATTAATAAGCTTTCGCTCTCATACTTTCATATGAGGTTAGGCTATATCTTATACTTCAGCTTTACCTGGTCAGTATGACCCCGTTTCGATTTAAGGGATTTTCACCCACACACTTGTGCCCTACTTCTATTGTTATATTATATCATTTTTTGTAATGAATGTCAAGTGTTTTTTTAAAATAATATAACCCATGGAATAGCCGTCGAACCTTTTCCTATTCGGAACTTGGCTGCTGATTACCCAATCTATATATTTTCAAACTTTCACACTTACGCATATTTCATCGTTATGTTGTAGTTATATAGCTCTAAGGGATTTCCAGCAATTAAAGGTCTTTTATATTGTATATTTCTATACAAACGAGCACGAAATTTACCCGCAGTTACAAGTCCAAATGTTTGCTCTAATGAGTTATTACCTGCTGCCATTGAAGCAGAGGATTTTCGTATCGCTGTGCTGAGGTCGTTAACTGAAATTGCGTACTTATTACTAACCTCATTTAGCGCGTCAACCACATGCTCACTATCACTAGCTTCTAATTTAAAAGCTTTCATAGTAGCAATTAATGTATTAGCACTACCTTCAGCTGTTGCTCCAGCTTCAGATACATTTTTTAACATTATGGCTTGCTCTCCAAGGTCTAAAGCATCTTTTGCTTCGTAACCTGCTTGTGCGAACAATGTTGTTGCATCAATAATGTCTTTTCCCGTCGCACCAATTTGTTCTCCAACTGTAAAAGCATCATTCGTCAAACTCTGCAACCCACCAGAAGTCAAATCTGTAACTTTATCTAATTCAGTTAAACTCTCATCTAAGTCAAATACTTGCTGAACCATATCCTGCATAGCATTTTTAACACCATGTATAACATCTCCAACAATTTGCCAACTACTAAACTTTTGTATAATATCATCCAATCCTTGAGTATGAGTTTTTGCTTCTTTTGCAGAGTTTCCTAAATCAGTCAAAGATTGTTTTAAATTATTAACTTGAGAATTATCTGCATTAATCTTCAGGGTTGTTCCTTTAGATATACTATCTAACTGCTTTTGTATATCACTTACTGAATTGTCATCTAACTTTGCAGATAATAATACCTCAAATTTTGTTGCCATTAGTTTCCACCTTCCTTTCTTATGAAAATTAAAGGAAGTCTATAATATTTCCAATCTAAAATTTGGCATTTTTTAGACTTGGAATTTTTAATCCTCTGTTATTAAATTCTGTATATAACCAATCACCAAGCTTTTGTTTTAATTCTTCTTCAAAATTATCCCAAAATGGTGCTCTTATTTTAGTATCATACATATCACCTTCAGAAGCAATTCCAGAAACATTTAATATTTCTGCTAATCTGCTTCTTCTATCTTCTTGCATATTACCATGTAAATAAGGGAAAGAAACACTAGGTGGAGACATTAAATCTCCATTATAGAATATAGTAAATAAGCTTTTTCTAACTTCAGCATCCCAAGCCTTATCCCTAAATTCATAACTAGGTGTTCCTGTACCATCTACATAACTTTTATTTATTTTTGGGTGACCAGTTTCTGTTTTGTTTATTCCATAAGTATCAGTATTAATATGTTGTTGCAATAATTTTTTGGCTCTTTCACACATTGACTCCATTACATCTGCAATTAAGTCATAAAATACATTTTCTAAATCTTCATCTGTTCTAATAGCCATTTATATCACCTAAGTTTCTGCTAATATAGGTTTATGTTCTGCTGGGGCAATTTGTTGCCCTAATGCAGGCATATTATTCCATACGATACTTTTACTTATTAATTCCAATTTGTCTTCAGGTAAATTATCTATTGTTTCAGATAAATTCTTCATACTTTTTTCCATGTCTTCAACGCTTGGTAATTTATGAGCTAATATTCCAAAACAATTTTCCATTACCCATTTGTCATATTCTTTTTTTATGCACTCATATATACGTTCAAAATTTATTAAATTAGTTTTTAATAATTCTTCTAATACTGGCGAATTCAAATCTTCTCCACCTAATTCCGCAGTATCAATATTGGTACATAAATCTAGAACATCTTTTATGTATCTTGGATAGATTAGAGAAAATTTATTTTCAATTTCTGAATTATATAAAATAGTAGCTTTTATATCTGATATTATAGCATCACATTTTTCTAATGAAATATAACTATCTATTTTTACAATTTTTTCTCCAACTTTAACTTCTTGTTGTGTATTTTCAGGTAAAGTAATTTTTATTCTTCTTCCCATGATTATTCCACCTTTCATTCTTAAAAAATAAGAAGGATAGCTAGAAACTACCCTTCTCACTATCGTACAAATAAAGTACGGTTTATAAATAACTAATTAAAGTTATAGTTTCTATAATTATTTAGCTGCAACTGGTATATCAAATCCTTCTTTAAATATTTTTCCTTTACTGTCTTTAGATTATACATATACTTTATAAGTTTTAGCTTCAGTTAAAGCTTCTGCCCCAACTTTTAATTCTGCTGACCCAATAACGAATTTGTCATTATCTTGAGCTACTTCTCCATCTGGTACAAGAGAATATTCATAAGGTTGAGTTCCACCTACAGTATTCATTGTTAATACAGTTGCCCCACTAGCAACATTTGCATCTCCAACTTTTAATCCTTGTACTACTTCAGCTTGTATAGCTGTTATTTCTGGGTCTACAGGTTAAGCTTCTGCTTTTTTATACACAACTCTTACTACCATTGTATTAATGAATTGTCCACCAAATTTGCCACCTATTCTAAAGTGTTTTAATGCTTCAACTTTTAAATAAACTTTGCTATTAACTTCATTTAAAGTATCAACAAATTTTAATAAGCCTACACCTTCTTCTGGAATTAAATATCCTAATCCGTCTACATCAATTCCATTGCTAATAGCATCGTAACTTATTTCAAATTTAGTACCTTGCTCTAATCTTATAGCAGTAACTATATCACCTGGATTAAATGCATAAGTAGTATAATCAGGATTTCCATCTGGTCTTCTTCCGTCATTTAATGTTTCAAATCCACCATTTAAAACAATGGCTGGCACTTCTTTAGAAACATCTTCTATTACTTCTGGAAGATATACAGACCAGTTTCCATGACCTAAATCTGTATCTAAAGTTTTAGCCATATATATTTCACCAGCATATACTTGTGTACCTTCAGGAACTCTTAAGTTGGCTTGCATATATCCTGGTAATTCTGTTACTGTTCTACAAATATAATGTTCCATTTTTATCTCTCCTTCTATTAATATCTATACATTAATTTACAATAATCTAAACAGCACCATCCACTAGGAGTTTTTGCCCAGTTTCCTTTTATTTGATATGTGTCAAATACTGTGCCATTTTTATAAGTTCTTCTTACTGGATAATTTGTTCCAGCGCCACTTCTTACATTTAACCCTTTTGCTATAACTTTATATCTTCCTAATTTATATTCACTTGAGTGTACAGGTTGCGAAATTTCAGATACTAAGTATTGACTTGATACCCATTCGCCATTTCCTATTCTTGACCAACCATTACTTTCTTCATATACTGTTACTTTTGTTCCGTTAGCAATTGTTCTTACTACTTCAGAGTTTGTTCCAGCACCACTTCTTACATTTAACGCACTATTTACTTTTACATATTTTGTAGAAGTTGTATTAGAAACTGGTGCACTATATGATAAATAGCTCAAACTTACCCAACCTTGGTCTATTCTTGCCCAAGAACCACTTGTTTCATGTATAGTAACTTGTGTTCCTTTTGCAACTGAACCAATTACATTTCCACCAGCACTTGCTCTAACATTTAAAGGCATACTTGTAGTATTTACCCAAGCTGTTATATTTGTTTGTGTTGGTTCTGGAGTATGATTATCGCTATTTTGTTCTCCTTCTGTTATTTTAAAGGCAAAAAAACTCTGAGCGTTTGAACTTGCTTTAAATGTGTTTATTTCCACCCAAGCACTAACACCATCAAGTCTAACTTTTCCTCGTCTTCCTGCTCTATCGAATTTTCCATTATATAAATAAGGGTCATAGATTTCTATATCTGTATCATTTGCCCCTACTGCTAATATATAGTGACCACCATCTGTCCACAATCCAGCAGCGCAACAAATAATAACGAAATATCCTTCTTTACATGCTTGATGGGCTTCGTATGAAGAATGTAATCTTTTCATTTCTATTCCCCAACGATTAGCTACATAGCCAAATAATTCATCGCTAGTACCTTCCAATCCTCTATATCCATTTTGTTTAGAAATATCACTCATAACATCAGGCGTTATAGTTTCTCTACAACTTGAAACTACCATAGCAGCACAAGTTGTTCCACATCCACTTGTTCCTACTGTTGCATAAGGATGATTAGCACTTGTGTAAGGATGGTTTGCCCAACGGCTGTCCATTTGGTTGTAATAACATTTAGCCATTATTTACCACCCTCCTCTTCTATTTTAACAATTTCTTGTTCTTTATCATCAGGATTTTCTATTACAGGAATTTCTACTGTTCCTTCGATTATATCTTTTTCTTCCATAGAAATCATTCCTTTCGACTATTCTTTGTTTTCTGTATTTGTATCTAATGCTATTTTTATACTATCAAATATAGATTGAACAAAATATTCAATAGTAGACTCATTTAAAAAAATTCTAACAGGCGCAGGTAAAGCATTTAAAACACCATCTAATACCATTTTAAATTTTTCATTATTTTTTCCTTTGTCATAAGCCTTTTCTGCTTCACATATTAAATCTATAGCTGTTTGTCTTAATCCTTTTAATTTTATATTGCTATATAATTTTAATCCAACTAGACCTAAAAATATAGCCATAATAACTACAATAACTATTATACTTAAAGTTTCCATATAAATCACTCCTTTATAAATTATTTCTATTATAATTTATTATAATCTACTTGTATCTTATGTTCAAACACTTCTTTTAGTAAATTTAAACTTCCTCTATCTCTTTAACTTTCCACTTCTGTATTATCTTTTCTTTTTGTTCTTGATAGTAAGATTCTAAGTACTGTGTTTCTATATTAAAAACAGGTTCTTCTTCTGTTTCTAAAGTCTTATAACCTGCTCTTTTGAAATCTTCTTCTCGTGGATTTATTACTTGTTTATTATCATATTCAAGTATCTTTTTGTAATTTGCATATTTTACATTGTTTTCATTTATATATTTTACTAACATATTAATTCTCCTTTTCTCCATACAAGAAATCTCCTGTTCCATTATTGTAATAGAATTTTTGAGTTACTTTATCTTACATACAAGGAGTATTTTCACTATCTAAAACTGGGATTAAGTGTTGTATAAGTACATCATTATCATATATTTTAAACTCGTAAACTTTTCCTTTAAAATGCCTATTATCTGCTGAATTTGCATTATTCCATGTAAAAAGATAAATACTATAAAATTCTGTAAAAGTTCCTCGATTTGGCAAGCTTTGATTTACATCATCAATTGTATATACTTCATTTGAAAGTACAACTGTATGTTTTTTGCCATCTGTTGTATTGACTGTAGTATTATTTTTTTGTGTATTACCACCAAAACCACTAAAAGCAGAATCTGCATTATTGAATCCCACGCTAATCCGTCTAAGCTTCTAGTTTTTCTTGCTCCAAATAATAATGTTGATATTTGATTACCGCTAAAAGTACATTCTATTTTTAAACTTTGTTTAGTTTTTATTTCAGTGTTTATGTACTGTGTACCTGTCGCTTCGAGATATTATAATTCTGTATAATTTTCTTTTTCTTTATATAAAAATTTACCTGTTCCGCTCATTATAATAAAATTTTTTATTTATTTTATCATACATGCAAGCTATACCGTTCTTGTCCAAAACTGGTATCATATCTCTAACCAAAATATTATTTTCATATATTTGAAAATATTTTATTTTTGCACTAGAATTTCTATTTACATTTACAGTTTGTCTCGCAAATAAGATTATACTTAAATTATTTGATACTGAAAAATCTAACGGAGCAACACTTATTGTTTTTTTATCGTAAATGTAATTAGAACCTTGCGTTTCTATTTCGCACATTTTTGTATAATCTATTGTGTCATTGGATGCTTCTGTGTTTCCTTTTGAACAATAAATAATATTCTTGTGATATTGTATGGCATATCTATTATATGGATTTCTTCCAGATAAATAACCAAATAATGCAACAGGAATTGAACCTGCGTTATATTGACTTGATGCTCTTGTTTTAATATCAGTATTTATAGTTGGTATGTAACCTGTATCAATATATTGTGTTCCTGTACTTTCCAAATATTCTAATTCTGTATAATTTTCTTTTTTTATAGACATCATTAGTCTTCTTCTGAAATTAGACATTTGACACCCCCAACAACACACCAATATTGTCTACTATACTACATTGATATATTTTGTTTGCTTCAATAGTTGGTGTTTCTATCCATTTGACTGTATTAGGTAAAGTTAAAGTGGTTGCAGTAGCTCCACTTATAAATTCAAACATAAACTCATTTAAAACTGATGTATCTGTTATTGCTGCAAGTGTGATATTTAAACTTGATACTTCGCCAAATTTATAGAATTTATTTGATTCTATTTCTTGTGTAGTCAATGCACTTTCTACTATTTCTACCGAATAATTTTTTCCATCAGTTCCATTTGTACCATCAGTTCCATTTGTGCCATCTTTACCGTTAATACCATTCTTTATTTCTGCTGTTGTAGTACCTGTTTTATCTGTTATTGTTACAGTTGCTCCTGTTTCTGTTTGCGTTACACTTGCACTTGGAGAAAATCCATCTGTACCATCCTTGCCTTTTAATTCTTCTTTATGCTCTTCAATATATGTTTCAACTATATTAGGCACTTGAGCATCAGTATATTCTTTAGCATCTTTTAATACATTTTTATCTTGATTATCAGCATATTCTTCAGCATCTTTTAATACGTTTTTATCTTGTATATCAACATATTTCTTGTCTACTGTTTCCCCGAGGACTTGGATGTATTATGTCTCCATCTTTTCCATCTAAACTTGAAGCTATAATAAACGTAGCTGGATAAGTTTTCCAAATAATATCATCTTTTATTGCCTCTATTTGAACTTGTAAGTTACCACTTACATTTGTTATACTATCATCAATTTTCCATTCTAATTTTATATAATTTTCTAATATTTGTAGTTCTTTTATTTCAATAGTAGCCGTGCCATTAACATCACTTTTTATTACAATGTTAAATTGTGCATTAGATAAATCGTCTCCATTTTCTGTAATTTTTGGAATTAAAAAATATCTTTTTGAAGTATTGTTTTCTCCTTGTATTCCTAAAATTTCTTGACCCGCTGGAATAATTATTTTTTTACATATTACATTTATATCTTTAGGTGTACATCCATTATTACAAGACATAATTGTAGATTGCTCCAATAATGGCGCCGTATTACTATTACAGTTCATATTCAACACCTCCATCTAATGACACTAAAGTTTCTATTCTAGGAAAATCTTTTATCATAACATTATTTATTTTTTTTAAATCAAAATCAGATTTATTAAGATATTCAATACAAATAAAACCTATAATATTTCCATCATTATCTTTTAGCCCAATACCATATTCTGCTTCAATATTTCTTACTGTTAAATATTGATACATCGTTATATCTATATCTTTTAAATCTTCCGCATCTGATATTATGCAACATTCTTTTGTTTCAATTTCATGACACCAATATGCTAGTAAAGACCTAAATAAATCTCTAAAATCAGACATCATAGGAGCGACTCCTAAGTTTACTACTTCATTTGTCATACTCATTTTTAAAAAAGACTTTCCTGTCATATCTTTATTTCCATTATGATACTTTACTATACAAACTCTTGAGGCTCCAGTCTCTAGTAATATTTGATTTATTATATCATTTATTTCTTTCTCTATCTTACCTATATTTTTGCTTTCTACGGGTGTAAGATGTTTTTTGGAAACCCCTTTTATTATATCCTGTATCATAGAATTGTAATTTTCTTGCAATTCTTTATTCCTTTTTTTTTGTTCTTCTCTTTCAGCTTCGTACTCTTTATCTCTTTTTTGATTTCCTTTTATGTAAAGGATAAATACTATTAAAATTGCCAAACCATCAAATAACAATTTTGATAATGCAGTTAAAGTAGCTACATCTATCATGTTGTTTTCACCCCTTTACGCAAAAAAAATAGCAAAGATTAGTAATAAACCAATCTCTGCTATAATTTATTATTGTTTCTTAATTGCACAGTTTTCATAGGTGCTTGTATGAATTACTTTTAGTAACATTGAACAATACCTAGAATATGCACATAGTTCATTACTTTTGTTACATTTTAAAACGACCATTTTATTTGGTTGTTTTTCATAAAATGCATACTTACATAAAGGATATTCTTTACAAGCCATAGATTATGCACCTACTGTAACTGTAATTATATCTTGTAATCCTTCATAAGATACAGTAACATTAACTGTACCTTCTTGTAGTCCTGTTATTACACCAGCTGATGTTACAGAAACTTTTGCTTCGTCTGAACTTTTGAATGTTAATTTAGAATTATCTAAAATAACATTTGAGTATGGTGCACTTCTTACACCTATTACATTTGCTGTAGCTTCTTTAACTCCTGCTAATGAGAATGTTAATACGTTTGGTGATGCGACTATGTCTTCAACTGGTGTTACGGCTTCTTCAGAAGAGGCAACATATTTTACATCAGCATAATAAGCTTCACCACAATCTGTAGCATATTCTTGAGCTGTACCTGCTAAACTAAATGTAGAAACTGCATCTGAAGTCATGTTTAATGTAATACTTCCGTTGAATTTTAATCTTGGTATTGTGATTTGAATATATCCTTCAACACCATCTTGACTAATTACATGAACTCTCATAACAGCTTTTACTGTTAATGGTTGTGTTTTTGTATCTATTGTTACTTGGTCAACTTCTTCACTATATTGATATACAACTTGTAGAGAACCTGTAAATTCACTCATACCAATATCAACATTTTTACCTGTTGGTTTGAATTTTTTAACCATACCATTTGGCATTCTTACAAACACATTTCCTAAAGGTGTATCTTTTGTTGCACCAACACCGTTTGTAAAAGAAACACATTCATCAAATTTATAAACGCTAGATGCTCCTGAAAATATTGGTATACCTGTTTGAAATGCTAAATATTCCATTTTAAATGTTGCACTTTCTAATTCAACAGTAATATTTTTACTATGTTTAATATCAAATAATAGTGCATTTAAATATCCACCTCTTTGTTCAATACTTTGAACTTCTTGAGTTAGAGTAGAATTTGTTAAAGCCAATCCCTCTCCCATGTAATCACCAGTTGTAGGATTGAAAAATAATACATCAGCTACAGAAACTAAAGCTAAACCTTTATTAATTATTCCTGCCATATCTATCTCTCCTTTTATTAAATTTTATCGCCATCTTGTAAAGATGACATTAATCCTTTACTATCAACCAAAATATCATCAAATTTTCCTTTTGGTTCATAGTGATTAATCCAATGTGGTAAATCAGATTTCATTTTTATCATACCGCTCAATTCCAATTGTTTATACATATAATAATCATCCTTACTTAATACGATATGTAAATATCTATTAAATCTTCTTATGGTCATATTTTCCATATCTATAGGATTTATATTCATACTATAAGCAACTACAGTAATCAAATCTTCCAAATCTGTATTATCCTTTGCGGCTCTTGTTTGTTGCAATTTTTCTTTCATTTGATACAAAAATTTTTCAGTTTGAGCATCATAATGTTGTGATTTAATGTCATTTTGTATCATAATCAGTTTTCTAATCTCTTCAAAATCTTCAGAGCCTATCATTATATGAACATACATTTTATCTTGTATATCCTGTAATTTTTTAGCTATTGCTTCTAATTCTTGATTACTTGCCTTTTTCTCTTTATGTTGTGCTAAAAAATTTGTTCTTAAAATAGTATATTCTTTATTCAATAATTCATAATTTTCTGACTTTTGATAAACCTTTATATATAGTTTACCTTCTTGTCTCAATACATCAAAAGGTTGTTCTTCCTTTAAAACTATATTCAATATACATATCAACATATTCCATTTATTTTTAAAATTATCATCTATCAATGATTTCTCATATAAATATTCTAAATAAGGCAATCTTAGAAATCTTTTATTTTTTTCATCTATACGAGAAACATCTAAACATTCATCTGCTGAAGCAAATATAGAATAATAAGGTAATGTTGCCGGGTATAATAATAAACTTTTATATTCTAAAGGCTTATCAAAAGCCAAATTCATTTTATTTTCATAACTAATATTCATTAAATCCACACATCCATTGTTAATTGAAAACCTGAATAGTCATTATTATAACTCACTTGAGCAGCACCCGCAAATCTATCTATTTCATTATTAATAAATATTTGTGATTTTGTTTTATCTAATTTTACACCATTTAATGTTTCAACTATCGTTTGCATAATTGCAACATCTCTTTTATCATGTGCAGAATATGGAGTTTCTATCATCATTTCATTATTATTAACAACTACTTGAAATATTATTCTAGCTAATGCATTCGTTCTACCATAAGAACTGATATTATCTACAAAAACTCTTACTTGAGATTTAGCCTTTACAACTGCATCTACAGTATATTTTTGAAATAATACATTATATTCTTCAGTGTTAAATGAAGTTTTTGCTATCATTTTAGCCTTTTCTTCGTTTGTCAAATCTGTTTTATCTAATGGATTTTGCGAATATTTTAATAGTTTCCAAAAATCAGGGGAATTGTTAAATAAATAATTAACTATTATAGTAGGTAAATCTCTAACTAAACTATAATCATTATAAGCCGTTTTTTCATAACTGTTTTCATCACAAGGAGAATACATTACCAGTTACCTCCTAACCATATTTTTTTATTTATTTTGTTCCCTGTAATATCATCAATACATTCTATTTCTAATGGATTGATTTGATATTGTTTTAAATTTTCTATAGTAAAATTATTTCCATCTATTAATACAAAATTAAAATATTTTTGTGGAACTCCTTTTACTTTTATCGTGAAAGTATCGTCTTGTTTTTCTCCATTAACATAATTGTATATGTTAAATTCTTTTTTTTCTCCTAACATAATTTCTTTTACATTAGGTAATAATACTATGTCATTTAGCGCAGTATCTTCTTTTGGCTGATTATTAATTGCTATGTTATTCTTGAAATCATCATCTTCCAATTCTGGTGCTTTCATCATATATAATTCTAAATAGTTTGGATTTAGTTCATTAAAAAATTGTTTTACCCTAAATCCTACATTATCAAACAAAAATCTGTCGTTTACCTTAATTTCTGAAGTATATTTATTTCTTTGTACAATAACAACAATATCTCCTCCAGACTCTACTACCCCTTTATTACCCCATTTAAAGTTAGTATAAGTTAAAGCATCTTCAATTACACAAGGATAACAATTAATTTCTCCTTTATCATCAGTCCATCTTAATGAATTGTTACATTGTAACATTCTGCCTTTGACATTATAAAGATATTCTGTATCTAAAGATGTTAATATCCAAGTAGACAATTCTTTATGATTAAAGTTCCAATGAATATAATCACCAATTTTGAACTTTGGAGTATCATAAGGATATGATTGTAAGTATTTATAACCAACTATTTTATCTTTATCATTCCCTTCATATATCCATGCATCATAGGCAGTATTATAATCAAAATTCTTATATACTACTCTATGGTCTGTACTATTCATAAAGTTATCTTTAGTCAATTGTGTTAGTTGACTATTTGACTCAGTTGTTTCTTCAGAATGAAGTAATGAGTTTATTCTTTGGATACATTCGGTTTTGGTTGATACCTTAGTGGGTGTAAGCATACCGTTCTCGCCCCCAATCCTCCTAAACCTTTTGGTGCAGTACGATAAGTATAGTGACTTATGTCACCTTCAACTTCTCTTTTTGTCATTTGATAAGCAGTGGTTAAAGTTTTTAATTGTTCTGCTTGTGAATGCATTTTTATACTGCCACCATAAGTAGCAAAATTTAATATTTTACTATTAGTCATTTGTTCTTCATAATAAGGTATATTCATTGCTCTAGCCAATATAGCCTTTTCATCAAAGTTTAAGTCCGCATTAAAATGTCCTATATCATATAGTGTTATATTAATTATTTCTCCTGGTGCAGGAGTTATATTTGTCAATGTAATAGTACTATTTATTTCATCCCATTGATAACTTGTTACTTGCCTAATTGGTTGCCCACAATCAGTTTGCACACCAATATAAAAACTTAAATTATCAATATTTGTAGGAGCTGGGTCTAATTTGAATATATTATTTTCACCATCTCCAGTAAAAGAATATTCTGTAAGAGAAAATGGAACTAAATCAAGCAAATCTTTTCTACAATCATATTGAAAATAAGGTATTGCTAATTGCAAATATTTCCAATACAAATCATATAGCATATAAGAAGGTTTATTAGTCAAACGTTGGTCAATTTTAATAACCGAATTAAGACAATATATCTCTTCAAAACTTGTTGCCATTCTTCCACCTCCCCTACAATTTTATATTAACCTCTAATACTATCTATAGCATCTAAAGTAGCTATTCCTCTATCGAATTCCATATTGAAATAGTCTTCAACACCTTTTCTAGTATAATAATCCCAATTTAGAACATGTTTTCTTATCATTTCACAAATTCTAAATACTAAACAGTTTATTATGCTACTCTTTTTCTTATTATCTGTTAATCTATTTAATTCTCTAACTATTTCATTTAAATCTGAATTAGTTAATATTTCTCTTAGTTTCTCATCAGATAAATCAATATGCTTTCTTATATTAAATAAAGCATAACTCTCTGGTTCAACAAAATAGCATAAACCATCTTCAAATAGTTTTTTTACTGAATGTTGTCTGAAAAATCTTTTCATATCAGAAACAGATACAGATTGTTCTTCGTTAAAAGCTAATCTTATATCTCCTGCTGCTCCTGTAGGGTCAGACCAACCAATTCCTTGTAGAACTCTACAACCAATTATTACTTCATCTTCTTCATTTTTAACAACGATTTTACTAGAAGGTACACTAGCTTCACTTTTTTCCTTTATAAGGGCTTCCATAGCTTTTTTCATTTCTTCTAATTGTTGTTTTAATATAGAAACTTCATCTATTGATTTTTCTTCACCTTTCTCTATTACTTTTTCTTCAACATTTTTTACCTCTTCAACTTTTTTTGTTGATTTAGCAGTAGTTTTTGTATTTGCCATTTTTATGACTCCTTCCTATAATAATCTATAATAAAATATAAAGGGATAGACTTGCTACCCCTTTATTTCACTTACTAATTAACAGATTGAATTCCGTAGTTAGCTTGTGTTATAATAGCAGCATCAAAACTCATGAAATATTCATAGTTTTGTCTGTATTGTGAACCTTCTGTTGGTTCTTTAGTTTTTACATGAACGAAGCTTTCTCTTACTAATTTAACTGGTTTATCACCAACACTAGATAATAGAAGTATTCTATCGTTTGGTATAGCTCTTAAAGCAGATGCAGTAGTATTTGTAAATGGTTGTGATAAATCTGTAAATTGGTCAATTACAACGTTATCTACACCATAAGCTCTACCTAAAAATCCTTCTCTTATCATTTCATCTTGGCTTTGTAAACCATAGTTTTGAGTAAGAACAGCACCGATTTTGTTGAATGCTGGTAATGTTCCATATGCTGTAACATCAGCTCCACCATTTAACATTCTTAAGTCTTCTATCATTTGAATATAACTATCTTTGTTCCAAGCAGCTTGATAGAATGGTGTGTTGTTTATAGGTGTAACAGAATATATTTCATCTACAATAAGTCTTAATTGAGCATATAATAAAGCAAAAGCAACTCTTGCTAATTCTCTACCCATATCATAACTATTAGATAATATTCTAATATAATCCATTGTTGTACCAATGCTATATGGCTTTGGTGTAATTGTTAATGAACTTCTTGAATAACTATCTAAGAATGTTACATTTGTTGTGTAAGATGTTCTTTGTGCGATTGGTAATCCTTTTGTTTCAATTTCATATGTTTTACTATCTCCAACATCTACTTCATCAACATTAGCTAATCTGAATATTTGTTCAGGTCTGCTTTTTAATACTACACTTTCTAGTACATCTATTATTATAGAGTTATATAACTCAGCAAATGTAGTATTTTTAAATGCTCTTATTACATCAGCATTTGTTTCAATTTTGTCTATTCCAGCTTTATCAGCACAGAATGATAATAAAGCTAATTTTGTTTTTTCATTTATTTCATTATAATTACTTATTTCACCATCTACTGAAGCAAAAGTTCTGTCTGCCATTTTGCTTAGTTTTCCATCATGGTTCATAGCATATTTACAAACTTTTTCTAAGTTTTCTTTTATTACTTTAACATTTTCATCTTTTAATGAAAAGTTTCTGATAATATTTAAATTTTCCATCTTATATTTTCACCTCTCCTTATGCCATTTTAGCTCTAACAACAAGTGTTTTAGCCATATCCATTCCAGATTGTCCACCTAATCTGAAATATTTAACAGCTTCTACTGTTAAGTAATTTTTAGCTGTTACTGCTGTACCTTTTGCAGAATATTTTAATTCATATTTTCCAACTTCTGGAATTAAATTATCTCCAGGTACTACTGTTGCTGCTGCAACTGAATCACCACAAGCATCTATTGATAATTCATATTTTGTTTCAGGAAGTAATCTCATAGCTGTAACTACTTCTCCTTCTTTGAATGTGTATTGTGTATAATCTGGTTGACCATCTGGTCTTCTTCCATCTGATAATGTTTCAAATCCACCATCTAATACGATTGCTAAATTGTCTTTTGTTATATCTGCAACTTTTGTTGGTGCATATACACTTAAATTTCCATTTATTGAAGCATCTAAAGTTTCAGCGACAACTACTAAACCTGCATGTAATACATCAGCAGCTGGTACTTTGATTTGTGCTTGCATATAACTTGGATTTTCTGTAACTGCTCTACAAACATAATGTTTTGCCATAATTCATTTCACTCCTTTTAAATTATTTACCTGCAATTTTTGCATGGCTATTAGAAATAATATCATCTAAGCTGCTTACTTCTGCTGCTGAAAATTTCATAGTATTTAATTCAAATAATGGATTAATTGAATACTTCATTTCTTTTTCTTCTTTTTCCTTATTTTTTATTTTCAAAGCAAATTCTGCAACTTTAGCATTAATTTTTTCTTTCATTTCATCTATTGACATTTTTTCAATAGAATTTTTAAGCTCTGTAGCTTCGTCTTCTGACATACAATGAGCAAATTTATCTACTTCTGCTGCCATCTCTCTTTCTTCTTCAGCTCTTTTGTATTTTTTAAGCTCATTTTCGATTTCAGCGTTTTTGATTTCTAAAGCATTAGCTTTCTTTTTCCAGTAGTCTTTATCAGAGTCAACATCATCTTCTAAGTCTTCTTCACCTTCATCATCTTTTTCGATTTTATTGGCTTTTTCTTCTTTAGCAAATCCTATATCATCGCATGTGTCAGAGTTTTTAACTTCTTTTTTTTCTTTTTCTTTTACATCATCTTCTTGTGCATCAGCATCATCTCTAACTTTTTCAATGTCTTTGTTGTCTTTGTCTAACTTGTTTTCAACTACTTCTTTGTCTTTGTCTAATTCTTTTGCCATCTCTTTTTCACCACCTTCATCTTCGTTATCTATGTCAAGTTTTTTATATAAACTTTTCACCTTACTAATAACAGCTGTTTCATTATTCTTTTGTGCATAAGCTAAAGCACTAGCTAATCCATATCTATTATAAACAGCCTTTCCATCTTTTATTTCCATAATTGGATATTTTAACTTTGAACTTGGTGCATCTTCCCAACCTTCTTGTACATCAGCATAAACATCTTTTACCAAAGATTTATAATTTTTTGCTTCTAATACTTTCTTTCTTAGTTCTGTTTTATTAACTGAACCCCAATTGGTTTCTGACATTGCTTCTTTTGATTTATCTACAGTAATTGTTTCTCCTGTACCATAATCTTTTTTTGCAAATACAGTTATATCTTTAGCAGAAAATTCTTTTGCTGAGAAAGTTTCAGTTGTTTCTTCATAAGTTTTATGAACAGGTTTCTTATCTTCCATATTAATGTTAGCTTTACCATTTTTAATTTCATATGGCACTTTAAAATATTCAGAAGTTTCATTATCTCTTATTATAGCAATTTTTTCATCGCTATATATTTCTTCTACATAATATTTTCTACCTTCCCATTCACCATCATGATATTTATATTTATCTAAGTCATGCCATAGTTGTTCTTGAAGTTCTTGATTACTTAAACCTTTCAATCTTCTATCACCCACTCTTTCTTCCTTAATATCATTAATCCAATTTTCCATAACTTCTCCACCCAAAACATCAAAAGTTAATGACTTTTCTTTATTTTTTGAGTTAGACAATAATTGGTCAATTTTATTAACTTGAATTCTATCTATATAAGTTCCATTGGCTAAATTTTTAGCCATTGTAACCACTTGAGTTGTGCAACCTTTCCCTATGCCTTTATATGAATTTAATCCTTCTTGAATTGCATTTTTAACTTCTTCAGGTAACTCATACTCTGCATTTTTTTGAGAAAAGCTTAAATAATATTCATTTGCTTGTTTAAAATCATCTTCAGCTAAAGAAAATTTTAAAACTTCCAAATGACTTCCTTCGATTCCTTCCATTATACCTTCACCTAATAGAACACAACTTAATAATCTAAATTCATTTATTTTCAATACACCTGTAATATCATCTTGGTCACCATCAATAACTGCTAATTCAATGCTAACTTTTACATTACCATCTCTTCTTTTTAATATATTCATAATAACAGGAAAATAATTTTTCCATATTACTACTTTAGCAGTTAAATAAGTTTTTCCATTATCTCTTTTTACAAATCTGAATGTAGAACTTTCAGGTATAGTACCAAAAGCTATAAATTTTTTTCTTTCTTCATCAGAATAAGCATGTTCTTTAAAGTCTGAAGATAAAGAAGGTATTATAGAATTATCTAATATACATAATAATGGTTTGTTATAAAAAGATTGTAAAGATTTTTCTACACATTCTTTGCTAATATCACATTTGTTTCTGTTTAATCCTACATGTAGAAAGTCAATTTCTGCTATACTGCAATATCCATCATTTTCTAATAATCTAAAATTATCAGAATTTAAACTAAATTGCAAATTTACTGTTGCTTCACTCATACTTTACTCTCCTTTCATTAATCATCATTTCCATTTAATTCTTCATTTTCTTCTTTTAAAATATAAAACTGGTCAGCAAATCCATCAAACATTGCTTTATTATTTTCACCATATATTTGAGCTTTATCTCTTAATAATATAGCTTGCTCCATAAAACGGTTAAATAATCTTAGGAATGATTTTAAATCTGCCTCAACATTTAAATCTCCGTTTATTGTAGCTGTATCAATAGCTGATTTTATTAATTCATAAGCTTCTGTATGTTCATTAACATTAACATTGAAAAAATCTAACATTGTTTCATATGTTCTAGTGTCTTTTTCCGTAGTATAATATTTTGGAACTACATTATATCTTAATTCTATATCAGCAATTAAATCAGCTAAAAGAGGATATAGATGTGCTAAACCATGGTGGAATATAGAGCTAAAATTACTTAAAGCCCATTCTACATTAGAATAACCTAAAAAGTTATCCCAAGTTCTATTTAATTGAAAAAACTTTTGAATTAATAAATTTAATTTTTGTTGAGTTTCTTCTGATATTAACATTACTATTCTCACCACCTTATATTATTTTATTTGAAGGTTTATTATTAGACCATTGAGTTAATAATTTTGATAACTCATCTGTCATAATAAACACCCACATAGTACGGTTCTTTCTTTCTTTGTTTAATTGGTAAGAATAAATAGGTTTTAACCCATTTTGTTCTAAAAACTTACAAAGATTTGGAGAACCACAAGTATATTTTTTAACATTTTTTAATTCTTGAGTATTATCTATAAACACCTATCTTTCACCTACCCTATTATCTTTATATTCTCTACTTTTTTCACCACTATCTTGCATATCCCCCACATCTTTTTGTGGTCTACCGCCTTCATTACCAGGCTTGTTTGACATGGTATTCATTGATTGTAGTGGTTTCATCTTTGATTTTAAATCTAATTTATTAGCCCAATTTACAAAACTAGCCACTTCAAAAGGTTCAAAACCAGTATTAGCCATTAAATATTCTACAGGATAGTTAGAAGTTGTTACTAATTTTAAAGCATTATCTATTTCTTTATCTTTATCTAATTTATTTCCAAAGAATGATACTTTCCATTTATATGTTTTAGTTTTTTGCATAATTATCCAATTTGCTAAATTTGCAAACTGATTATACATATGAGTAGCAGAAAAATCAAATGATATTTGTGAAGATATTTTTAATTGTCCTGCATTCTTATTATCTTTTCCAAACATTGCAGCTCCCATACCCATAGCACTAAATACATTATTATCGCCTAAATCTACTAATTTATCCATTGTATTTACTTGATTTGCCGCAACCTCTTGAGCATCAAACGGAGTAGCAAAAGCAACTATATTTTCAGGCATTTGTTCTTTTATCATTGCTATCAATTCAGCAGCTTCATCATATGGTATTTGCATTTTATTAGTGTTTTTATCAATAGGAATTTTCATTGCAATTAATTTCCATAAATCTAATACAGATTTCTTCTTTAATAAATCTCTATAACTTAAAACATCTAATGAAGCACCCATAGCACCAGTTAATGGTGGAATTTTATCTGCTCTATTTGGATTAAATGTTAAACAGAATGATTTTTCAGGTGGAAGATTATAATATTGAAAAGGTGCTAATCGTTCACCTGTATATCCTTCTTTTCTTTTTTCTACAAAAACTTTATAAGCTTCTGTAAGTTCTGGCAACATATCTGGCAAACCTACTAATCTATCAAAGAAAGTTAAATCTATTGCAAATAACCAACCATATGTCCATGGTGCAGTTATATAACAATAATCTGTAGGTAATTGCAAAAATGTTATCGTATCATCTGTTTCTTGTATAAAATAAAATCCAATTCCATCTTCCATTACTTGTAAATCCATTTTTGAAAATTGATATTTTATATTCATTTTTCTCAATGTATTTAAAGCTGTATTGTAACTATTCATATATTCTTTTGTATCTATATAATCTCTATTGTCAGCATCTGCTGGCGTTAATATATAGTTAAATGATTTTTCTGTATTTAAAAACCAAATGGCTCTACCATATTGACCTACAGCATTTTCTAAATATTGACTTAAATGTCTTATATTTGCATCATAATATTGTGGTGCCATTAGCCAACGTTGTATTTCATTAGAAGATGCAGACTTTGGATTAAAGTTACGGTCATTTACATATTGTTCTGATAATACCGGATTATATCTTCCTTTATTACTAGATATTCTTGTTATTAAATCTAATTGTCTTAATTGTTTTGATAAATCAGCAGAATATGTCTTAACAAAGTTATTTAATGTTTCTATTTGTTCTGGGGTTGCCATTTTTTGATTATTATTTTTTCGAGTTGTAGTTTTTTTATTTGATTTTCTTTTATTACTCACTTATTTACACCCCCATTATCTAAATAATTTATTCAATGAATTACTCCTACGACTACCAAGACCATTCATTTTGGCAATAGTCATTACTAAATCTCTATTATCAGTTTGTAATATATTATCATAACTCATAGCCCACCACAAGGCATACATGAGACTAGAAAATCTATCCTTATCTATTTTTCCTAATACTTTTTCAACAGTTACTTCACCATTTGTTAAATGCTTTAATTTTAAATTTGTAATTTCTTCTACTAAAGCATTCGTTTGAGCAAAAGGAACAAAAGCTTCTACTTGGTCTATATCACCTGGGTCAAAAGTATTATCTTTTCTTTCTTCTAAAAGTCTTAATTTTTGACTTTCTACACAATCTATAAAATTAATAATAGCATAATTATTAATTCTTCCATCTTTTTTTGTTTCATCTTTATTTTGAGAGTTTAATGCATATAACATAGGAATTGCATCTCTATATTCAGACCTTATCTCTCCATTAACAGCATCCCATGGTAAATATGTTTCTCCAGTTTGAACATCTACATTTGGTCTTAATAATTCATCTCTAAGACCATTTCCTAAACCATTGGTATCCACTATAACAATCTTAGCAGTAAATTGCTGTTGTATTTTTTTTACTAAACATGCTTGAGCACTAAAGCTTAATGCATTAGAAACTACATACATATTTATTAAATCTAATTGTCTAATTAAGCCGTTGTCAGCATGGTGTTCTTCAATTACACTAATAACAGTTTTATTGTTAGCAGTATTTGCAGAACGTGCAACATCGACGCCTAGTATTATTTCTCTTTCATTCTTTAAGTCATTATCTACGGGTTGAGTTAAAGTTCTTGTTTTTAATAACTTTTGAATATCAACAAGTTGGTTGTCTACGGCTCCTACCCATTTTTCTTCATAGTTTCTTGCAAAAGCTACAGAACCCATGTCTCTTTTCTTTTTCATAATTTGGCTTTTATTAGAGCCTCTTCCCATCCAACATCCAAGCATCCAACCAGAACCTATTACTATTTCACCTTTTAAATCAATCATATCTTTATACATTTGAACACTTCTTGTCCATTCATCACTGCCACGAAACATTTATTACTTTTAATTTCTTAAAAGATTAGACTATATCTTCAACCTTAATATAAAAGGTTGCCGAGCACTTCGCAATAAGGAGTTTCACCTTAAAGCTACTGGGCTACACTCATCACCCTTAGTCGTTTGACCTTCTCTATTCAGAGCTTGGCACAAGATTGACCTGCTTTAATATTTTTTCTATCTCATTATTAATATCATTAAATTTCCAATAAGGAATTCTGAACAATTTTATATTATTATTTTTGCAATAATTGTCTTTCATCTTATCATGACTTTTGTTTTTATCAAGAACATCTTGTGTTTTAGCATAGTTACACAACTTATAATGTTGTATTCCATCTAACTCTAATAAAAATGATAAATTACCATTGCTATCAAACACAGCAAAATCAAATCTCAAACAATTATTGATTTTTGTTTTCAAATCTTTAAAAGTATACTCCTGCTTAAATGAAATCTTTTTTGAAGTCAAATATAAATTAGTCAAAGTTTCTATATTACTTTCAGATTTCGTACAAGAATTGCATCTTATTTTCTTTCTAGCTAGCATTTTTGAATAACTTATCTGAAATTCTCTTCCACAAGTACATATAAAAGTACTTTTTTCTTTTGGATTTTCTTTTAAATCCTTAACTTCTAAGCCAAAAGAATGTATTTTTTCTAACATCTCTTCTTTTAATAAAAAATGACTGTTTTTCCTTCCTATTGTACATAAGTTGCATTTATGTTTTCTTTTTAACTTGTTTAAAGAAGTTGAAAATTCATTTCCGCATTCACAAATGAAAGTATGAATTTCAGTTGAATTATTGTAATAGTTATCTTTATATTTACAATTGTATTTATTTTTGACTAACTCTTTCACCGCTTTTAAGTCATACCTATATCCACTACAAACATCACATTCTCTTTTTGGTTTAGTGTGTCCATATTTAAATCTTTCAAAGCTCGTTTTAAAAATTCTTCCACAATGGCATTTTATAACCAAATTTTCTCTTTCATTTTTATATTCTTCTGATAAAAGAGTACAATTATTATCTTTTATAAAATTTTTAACATATTCTATATCGTACATATTTTCTCCATAAATAAATATTAAAGTTTAGTTTTCCTTGTTAGCCAACTTATTAACTATCATTTCCTATAGCTACTTTATCGTTAAGTTGACACCCTAGATTTCTAGGTTCACTCGGTTTTTTATTATATATTACTATATAAAACTGGCTCTTATCTTAACCAGACGTAGTAAAGAAGTTTATTTGTTGATTTAATTCCAAAGGATTTATTGTTCCTAATTTTCCTTGAGTCGTTCTTCCTATTTCAACAATAGGTTTTAATGCATCCTCAAATGTATAATTATCTATTAAGGCACTTTCCTCTATTTGTATTTTATTCCTTCTTTGTCCTTTGCTTGACTGGGCATTTGCAAGTACATCTATTCTTGAGCCATTAACAAAAGTAAGTTCAAAGTCATCTTTTGCTTGCCTTACTTTTAATATCTCATTTTTTAATAAAGGATATTGCCTCATTATTTCATCATATTTATCTTTTAATAATTCAGCAGCATTAGCTTTTGTTTGAGCTGTTAATGCCATAGTAATCCCCGGATATAATATGGCTAAAATAATCATAGATATTACTTCACCCCACGTTTTACCGCCAGCCCCTAGGGAATACGCCATATACACTTACAAATCTACATATGCATCTTAAATATAATCTCTGGTCAAAATGTAAATTTATTCCACCTGTTTTAGGTCTTAATAAATCTAAAAACAAATCGGGATACCATCTTGCCCAACTTATCAATTCTGTATATTGTTTTATATGTGCTTCAAAAAAACTTTTTTGACTATCATTGCTAGCAGTTACTGTAGGGTTATCCCATGCATCATAATTGCTAGTAGGCACACCCGACATTCTTCTATGTTTAGTATCTTCTCTTTCAAAATTATGGATATAAGCCATTAGTCTTTATCCCCCTCTTCGTAATATTCTTCAGGTAACTCAATAAATTGTTCAACTTTTTTTCTATTATTTAAAGTTGGGTCACCATCAAATATACCATAAGGGTCTCCAGTACTAGTAATATAGTCTTCTCTCATTTTATCATAGAACTTATAAACATCTTTATATTCAACTAAAGGTTTGCCTTCTAAGTTTCTTGCATAATTTATATAATTCCATATGCAAAAATCTACCGCATCATTAGGTCTATATCTAAATTGTGGTAATATAGGAATTATATCTATATTTTGTTCGACTGCTTGGGCTATTTCACCTATAGTAGATAAACCACCTTGTAAATCTGCTTTACTTAGCTGATTAGGGTTTATTTTGGCTTTATCTGCTTGTTTCATAGCTAATTCTCCCCAGGTTTTAGCTTCAGTAGCTTTACCAGCGGCAACAGCCATTTCCTCTTTTACTTTATATCTAACATATGTAACTAATGCTTCTGTATGCATACTTGTTTGCTCTGTATAGTTTCCTCTTAAAAATTCATATTTATTCCACATATAATAATATTCTTCTTCTGTGTAACCATTTCCAAATAATGCTATAACTTCGTTTGTTACTTTAAAATCTTCAAACTTTTCTATCTCTGTTTTTATAGGTTGTGTGTTTTTCAAATCTGTTAAAGCTGGCTTTATATTAGTTTCTTTTTCTTCTAGTTTATCCATGTCACTATCAAGCCATTTGTAATCCCTGAATTGTTGCATATTAATCATTCTAAGATAAATGCCAATAACATTAGCCCCACCTTTTGCAACAGCCTTTTCCCATATACTATGTATATAAGGTCTATCTATTGTTCTTAAAACTCTTAAAGTCTTTTCTTTATCTATATTATTAAATTTATCATTGCACATTTTTCTTATACATACTTTACAGTAAGGTAATACACCTGTTAAAGCATGCATTTCATTATAACTTATATAAAAGTCCGATTTTGACTTAAATTTTCCACAAGAAGTACATTGAACTGGTGTATCATCTTTTTTTACTTTTTTCTTTACTATCTTACTTGTTTTTTTTCTTGGCATTCAATCACCTTCTTCAATCATATTATGAAAATAGCACCGAGCTAAAAATTTAACCCAGTGCCGCAAAGCTTAGCTTTTCCTAGAATAATATCCCACTCATGAAATACTATTCCCCATAAAGGAATTTAATTAAAATATATAATTATAAGGATTTACAGTAGCCCCATTAATTATTATTTCAAAATGTAAATGGTTTCCAGTAGAATTTCCAGTAGAACCTACACGACCAATTACTTGCCCACAACTTATAACTTGCCCATTGCTAACATTTATGTCACTCATATGAGCATATCTAGTCTGCGTTCCGTCTCCATGAGTTATTAATACCATATTGCCATAACTTCTATTAGAATATTGTACTTTTACAACTGTTCCGCTCTTATAAGCAAAAATATTGTCCCCATAGTTCCCTGAAATATCTATACCAGTGTGAAAACCACGAGACCTTTTACCATATCCGGAACTTACCGTTTTTGATACTGTAGGATAGCAGGTTTCTGATGTTTTTGCACTTTTGGTTTCAGTTCTTACAGAAGATGACTTCCTATTAGTTGTAGTTTTCTTTTTATATTTTAATATATAATTTTCTATTGTATTATTAATTTCAAAATCAGAAGATAAAGAATCTTTATTATCTGTTTCTATCTCTGCTATATTTACAGAAACACCAACAGTGTTTCTTAATAAATAATCTTTTTGATAATTTGCTTTATCTAATGTTTCAAAATATATTTTTTTTTCATTGTTTATAAAAAACTCATATATAATGAATGTTTCTTTCTTTTTTCTTATAGTTCCATTTCTTGAAGTTGTTTTTTTTATTTCTTTTTCTAAAGTTACTGTGTCTTGCTCTTTTTTGGCTATTTTTATAACATTTTCTTTCGTATCGCTTGACACCTTAAAAGAAGGTGCAAACATTAATACATTAGTCATAAGCATAACAAATATAATAATACTTGCGCCAATTTGTTTTGCTTTTTGTTTTAACTTCACTATTATTTTTCTTCAACTCCTTAAAGTTTTATCAAATATTGACATTCTATTCCATATTCAGAATTAACTATAAATAAATTCTGAGATGGGTTGCTTGTTTTTCTGCCATTATTTGCATAACTATCAGTGCCAGATAAAGTTCCGTTCATATATATATAAGTTCCATGGATTTCATTTGCTTCAAAATGATGACAATGTGCTACAAATATGCAATCATAAAACCTTTTAGTCATTAAACTTAGATTTTGAACTATATCTCCTATCTTGTCTCTATGCCCATGTGTAAACGCATAATTTCTTCCAAATATTTCAACAACACCTATTTCATTACTATATGTGTTTTGCATTATATGAATATATTCACTATCTTTAAATCTAGCATCTAAATACCATCTTACAAATAATGAAAAATTATCTTCGTTTTTCCAATCATCTTTATTAGGAAATACTCTCCCATGATTATCAGTAACATCATAGTAATAAACTTCAACAAATTTACTTAACTCTGTTAACATTTGTGTTAAAGCCTCAGATACTTTAATTACTTGTTGGATAATGTTTTCTCTATTTTCTATCCTAGTTGTAGTATGGATTATTCCACTCATGTAATCACCTAATCCAAGTACATATAATGTTTTTACTTTATTTAATTGTATATATTCTATTGTCTTACTTAATACTTTATTTATTCTTTTATAGAATATATCTGAATTATAAATGTTATTAAATTCATTGATTTCTAAACCAAAATGAAAATCACTTAATGTTAATATAGCCGCTCTTTCAGAATCTTCTTCTATAAACGCAGGAGTAATTTTTTTATCGTCTTCTTTCATAGATTGAGCACATTCTATTATTAAGTCATGTAAACTTTCTTTCCTTGCTTCACTTCTTAGCCTTCTATTTAATGCTGCTCTTTCATCACTAAGCTTTATTCTTTCTTTTTTTAACTCTTGTAGTTGCACTTGAACTTCTCTTTGATAATCAACTGGTTCCTCTTTTATCTGCTTTTCTTTCATTTTTTTATAAACAGCCACTCCACCAAATATAGTATCTTGACTTTTTCTTAGACTATCTTTGTTTAAATCTAGCCCTAACAATTCAACTATATCTCCCCAGTCTAAATCATCTGGTCTTTCTTCTTTTTTTATGTCTATTAATCTCATTGCATAATCTAAATCTTCTTCATTCTCTTTTCTTAAATACTTAGAATTCATATAATCACCTTTCTATAATAAAAATGGGCTAAGGCTTCGAAAGTTTCTTAGCCACTAATCATTGGAGGGGTTTTCATCTCCTACAGTTCCGAAGAAATCTGTACCGCTATCTTGGTTGCGAGAGGTAAGATTTGAACTTACGACCTCAGCCTTATGAGGGCTGCGAGCTGCCACTGCTCCACTCCGCAATGTTTTTATATTTTTCTTTCCATATAAGATTGAAAAAGTACAACCCCTCAACCCTACTGATATTAACAGATTAAGGGGATTTTCTAAATGCGGAATTTAATTTTTGATTTGTGAATTATGAATTTTTCTTGCACATTCTTTACAATATTTAACTCTATTATTAGTCTTTTTTACAAGTCTTCCACAAATTTCACAATTTATAAAAATTCCACCTAAATATTCTTTTTCAAAATTATATACCATAGTTTCATCTGGAACTATCTCCATAACAATATCACTATTTTCATTTACATACTTCACAATAGAACTCATTTTAGTTGTGGGCTCAATATATCCTTTCTTAGTTAAATAATGAACCATCTCTCTTTTCTCTTGCCTACTTGTGTACATATCACATAAACTAAATAAGTCTGTATCTGAACACCCAACATAATATTTATCAGAATTATTATTAGACATATAATATTTTGCTAATACAAGATAAACAAACATAAGCTTTTGATGTTTTATATTTTCTTCAGATAAAATGGTATTTATTTCTGCTTGTGTTATTTTTACAGGAATGTTAGATTTTAATGTTCCCTTTTTACTTTTCTTTACTCTTCTATCTATAAAATCATACATCATAACTTTATTATAATCACTAAAACTTTTTTTTGAAATTCTATGAAGTTCAGTTTCTATTTGTTTATCATTATATCCTTGCTCCCTTAAATAGTTTGCTACTAACTGAAGTTCTCTCCCTTTATTTCTTGGAGTTTGTATTCCTTTTTCTATAACTTTCTTAGCATGTTCTCTTTCATTAAATATTATTGACATTGTATTTTCACCTCTTTATTCTCATATCTTTTTCCCATATACTCTATTTTGCCATTACAATCTAATACAGGTATATTAAACTCTTTATTTGAATTATCATATATATTTAAAACAATACCTTCACCAAACAAATCCCAACAAAAATTTTTAGGAGAAGTAGGATACAAATAATAATTTACATATACTGCTAAATTAGCAAGTCTTTGAATATCATCGCTAATATAATCTAAGTCTAAACTTTCTATTAAATTTGCACTTACCGGTGTTTCACCTTGCTCGGTAGAAATACTATCAGTTATAGTTTTATTTTTTGTTTTGCTTCTTTTATATTTTTTATATACTTTTTCCATTTCTTCAATTTGGTCTTGTGTAATACTAATATTTTTATTAAACAATATATTAAAAATATACTCAGGGTTCTTTTTATTTACATTAATTTTTATTTCCTTTACTTCTTTTTCCATATATCTACAAATATTATTCATAGGACAATCTGTTTCTAAGAATGGATTAAATTTATTATAATTATCAACTAAATCTTGTTGTTCTTTAGTTTTGTTTTGTATATTAAGAAGTTCTTGAATACTTATTCCAAATAATCTATTAGATAAATAATCATATCTTTTTATATGCTCATTATATTGCGTTTTATATTTAGGATATAGATATTTCATAAAATAAGGTCTTTTTTCTATTAGTAATTTATTGTTAAATTCTATTTCTTCTTTTGTAAATTTTTCATTTGGTATATCTGGATTTTGCCAGTTAGTCCAATGAGCTGGAAAATCTTTGACAACCAAACCTTTTGCTTTATCGATTTCATTTCCTTGAGCTACCCTACACTCTTTTAATCTGTGTATTATAGTATTATATTCTTTGCTATATTTATCAAATAAAGGAAGCATACTATAAAGTGTAGTGCTACAATTTGTAATATATCCAATTTTACTATCGAAAGATAATAAATCAGCTTTATATAAATCTTTTGTATCTATATATTTTTTTTCTGTTGGTTTCTTTTGGTAGGTTATAGGGTTGCCACCAAAAGCATTATTTAACATAATCCCATTGTCGGAACTAAAAACTATGTCTCCGGTCGTACATTTACTACTGTTGCTTTCGCAATACTTTAACAGGTTTTATTTCAAACCTCAGATTAGACTATCTCTTCTACCTTTATAAGGTAGTCAGGCACTTCGTAATAAGGAATTTCACCTTAAAACTACAGGGCTACACTCATCACCCTTAGTCGTTACACCTTCTCATTTCTGAGCTTGGCACGGTATTATCTTATCATATTCAAATTATTTTTTTATCTCTTTTATTATAAAATTTTTATAATATCCTCTCTTATTTAAATTCCAATTAATTTTATGTCTTATATTATCTATATCTCCATCTTGTTCTATTCCATTCTTAATTAGATATAATACAAAATCTTTTTTGCATCCAAATTTTCCAATACTTTCTCCATTTAAATCACAAACTTCTATAGGTTTTGCCCTACCATTTCTTGCTCCAGACTTATGCAAAATATGCTCAGGACTCTGTTTTCTCCCTTTTAATGTATGTTTTCCATAATTCGGATTATTTTCTCCATCCATTGGTTTTCTATTTTTTCTCCATTTTTCATATGTTTCTTCATTCATTCTTTCTTTAGGAGAAATATGATACATAGGATTTTTCTCTCCTTTTAAAACTGGCAAGTCTCTTCCACCATCATCTATATTACATAAAATAGAATACATATTACGATATTTTAAAATTGTTTGTTTTTCTAATAAATAAGCATCATCTTCTGACATATCTTCTTTTATTTTTCTCACATCACAATTATGTGTTTCTATATATTCCTTAAATTTTTTATTTCTATTTTTACTTTTCCATCTATTATTTCTCCCTTTTCCTACATATAAAACTTCTCCAGTATCCATATCAAACCACTCATAAACATAATAGTTATTTGTATTTTCCATTTTCTCACCTCTTTCCTATTCTTTACTAATATAACTTAGATTTTTACCGTTAGCTAGATTTCTCTAACACCCTAGATTTCTAGGTTCACCTGATTTTTTTATTAATATTACTATTAATAAGTGACTAACTTATTTATTTTTATCACTATCCGCCGCTATCATTGTGTCTACACCCCAAACGTTATAAACAACCCCAGAATATAAATATTTATACCACTCATTTACCTCATCATTATTTTGCAAGTGCAAAGTATTTACTTCACTCCTCCATGTCAACGGGGCTCTCATAGCTACTACAGTATCTACATTTCTATTATTCCAATATTGACTATAATGTTCATGTTCTTTTAATAACCCTTTAACCTCTAGCCCGAAAATGTGCTCACATAATCCGATAAGGGTCACTTAACATTGTTTGAAAGTTGCCATTTACCAATAATTTACCTAAATAACCTTCATTTATCTTTGCATTTAAATATCTAGACAGCTTTGTCTTTATATAAGTATCTCCTAACATATCTCTATTTAAAATCAAAGCCCTAACAGGTGCCTCTAATGAATTAAACACATCCATAAAATCATCTATTTCCATTTCATTTAATGGCTTATCACATAAACCACCCAATAAATACAGTAAAGCATAATCACTATCTTGGCTAGTTATTTTATCTAGCCATTCTACTGTAGGTTTACATAGTTCTTCAATTTTTTCTGGAGTATCTAAATTTAATACTTGCAAGAACTGGTAATTAGTAAATACTGCCGTTTTGTCTTCTTTAGGAGTAAATTTTGTAACTCCCCATCTCCCATCATTCTCTTTACAACAATCTAAATAATCTTGCCAACTATTATAACCTTTCCATAATTTAAATTGACTTTCAGTAATAATCATATCAATGTCATTAATATCTACCTCATTTCCATATAAATCAGTTATAATATGTTTACCGGCAACTTCTCTAGAAAATTTATGAAAATCAAATACGCAAACCATTCCTTTAACAAAATAATTTCTAATACAAAATGAACATGGTGTGTAATCTAAATCTAAATCTTGAGCCCACTGTTCTGCAAGTTCCGGAGAACATATCCCCATTCCATCCCAAAGGTTAAATGTAAGCTCTCTTTCCTGCTCTTCAATAATATCATCCGGTTCACTCTCCGTAACCCAATCTACCTTCTTAACCATATTTATCTCTTTGTCTGGAACAACACATACTCTTGGCTCACTAACACTATATGTTGCACTATTTGACAATGCATAATAAGCATTATATTTGCTCTCAGTTATTTTTAATGGTTTATGACCATTTCTTAATATTTTATCTAAATCATTGTATATATCTTCTTGTACAAAAAATACTGTGTTTCTACGGGCATTTCCTGCACCACATAATAATCTTACATATTTTTTTCCATTTACAGTTAATCCATGTTTTATTATATGCTTATAATGAGAATGCTTTTCTATAACAACAGAAATATATTCAGGAATAAATAATAAATTGTCTATGTCTTTATCTATTTGCTTTATCTTTTCTCTGTTTTCTGAATTTTTCTTCCTTCGAGCCACTCTTCTCCTATCTTTAAATAGACTATTTATAAAATCAAAATCAGTATCTTTATCCTTTATTTTCCTTATAGACCTAAGCACTTGGTTATCTCCTAATGCTATAAGTTCATTATTTTTTCTAGCAGCTTTAATTGTAATATTAATATTGTAATTATCCTTTTTTAATCTGCCAGAGTTAAATTTTAAAACATAAAATTGTTGTAATTTTTGCATTATTTAATTCCCCACTATCTATATAATTCTTCTTCAATTAATTTTGAAGTTTCTCTTTTTACTTCTGCTCTATTAAACTTTTTATGTCTCTTTTCTTCTATCTCAGGAGTATTATCATATAAAGGAATTGAAATAGTATCTTCTATATCAAAATTTATAGATAATACTTTTTCAATATTTAAACCTTCTTCACCTATTTCTAGTCTTGCTAAATCAATAGAAGCTTTAAAATCTTGTAGTTTATTATTTATATCTTCTATTACTTCTGGTGGTTGTTGGTGGAGCCATTGGTGATTATATACGGCTAAATTAGCTCCATTATCAATAGATACTTCTCCACCTTTACTTTTTTCTTTTATATGGTGATAGCTTATTGTTCTATCTAACTTTTTATAACCTTTTATCTTTTTTAATTTCTTTTCTTCAGTTGGAGTAATTTTTCTTATTCCGGCTCTTTCCATAAAACAACCTTTTCCATATCTTTGTTCTAGTAATTTCCTACCAGTACTATTTTTCACTAGCAAGACCTCCTTTTTTAATGCTCGTTATTTTGTTCTTCGATTTTGTTTTCTAAACTAAACATTAATTCTTGTAATTTTTCTATATCTACAGTTCTACATACTTCACTAACACCATTTAATACTGTTACCAAATAATCCCAAGCATCTTTATAACAACTTATCATAATAAATCATACACCCCACTGCTCCAACATTCAACTGGAATATTAAGTCTATTAGCTAACTCAATTTCTTTCTTCATACCTTTAGATATTCCATTATTATCAAAAACTATAACTCTGTCACATTCAGAGAGCAATCTTAATCCAAAATCCATTCCTATTTCTCTTTCAAGTTCATTATTATCATCTAGAAACTGTGTAAAATATATGTGAGGACAAACTGGCATAGCTTTCATTTTAGCCACAACAAATTTGCAATATTCTTTTGCTTTATTTATATTATCCTCTATATTTCCTCTTAAAGGAGAACAAATATAAATTTTTTGTATCTTGTTATCTAATCTATCGATTGATTTACTGTCTTCATACCCTTCTAACTCATAATCTTCGCAATCTAAATTATCATCATCTATTTCATCTTCTGTAGTAACATATATAGTTAATATATTATCATCATTAACTCTAATATCACTAACATAACAATTAAGAATATAAGGATTAATGGTTTGTATAAATCTTTTTCTATTATCTACTCCAAAGTTATATACTCCATATTCAAAATATCTATCTTTACTATAATTATCATGAGTATCTTTATCTGGATATTCTATTCTAATTATTTTAGTATTATAATTATCACTATCAGTATAATCTCTAAAATTAACAAATTCTAAAAAATCAACTAATTTTATTTTCTTTTTCATATAATCCTCCTTTAATTCCAACCATAGCATCCACAATAATATTCATCAGTATCTTTATCTTCTCTATATAAGAAAAATGGCAAATCATATCTAGATTGCGTAATATGCCCACATTCAGTACATTTTGCCATTCTCCCTTCTAGGTTGGGCTTATTATCTTCTATTTCAAAACAATTACAAATAACACAACAAGGTTTTCCTTCACAAATAGCATTTGCAGTGTGTCCACATTTCATCATAACTTCCATAGTATCTCCTATCTTATACAAAATTTAACTATTTTTCTAATACCCCATACTAAGAATGCAGCCACACATGATTGCCAATAAGTCCATGTTGCAGATATTGCAAATAAATATATTATTGCATTTCCTACTCCCCATATAATTAATGCCTCTAAAGCAAATATTCCTAGTACTATAACAAGTACAGCTATTATTCCCAGAACATAAGCAATTACCGTAAATAAATTTTCCATAATATCTCCTATCCACAAATAGTATCAGCTTCATTTAAGATACATAAGTCTTCAAATTCTCTTTGTCCTACCATTTGTTTTAATTTATTTTGTGTTTTTTCCTGTTCTCCATTTATACAATGTAATCTCATATGCAAATCAATTAAATCTGCCACATATAAAACATTATCTAAATCATTTTCAATTTTTTCTTCTTTTTCATATAGCAAATACATATAAGCAGAAACATGTTCATGGTTATAATAATGAGCAATATCTGTTGTTTCTCCTTTTGTGTTTACAAATGTCTTTGTTATTTTTTTACCTATATCATGATACATAGCCGCAGTTATTAATTTTTCTAGCCTATGAATATCTCCAGCAAATGTTAATTTATAATTATCAATTATATATTTAGTAACTGCTTGGATATGTGCTCCTATTGTTAATAAATGGTGGGGATTATCATGATTAACAGTTGTTAAGTAATCTATGAATTTAAAAATATCATATTCATTATTACTATCTAATGTTCTTTTTATAATTATTTTATCCCAACCTTCTCTATATTGTGGTATTTGTATGCTCATATACATTTTTTTAATAACTTCATAAGGAACATGTCTTTCTCTTTCTCTATTTCTAGCCAAACAAACATTAATATCAGAAGCAACTAATATACATATTTTCTCACATTCTATATTTTTTATTTCTTTAAGAAAGTGTGCTCTTTTACTAGCTTTTATGTTAGTTGCATCTAAAACACAACTTTCACCATTTTTTAGAGAAGCTTTTATTCTCCTATACAATTCAGTAAATATCTCGTTGTTGTCTCCTTGAATTTCTTCACTGCCCCACAATTCTTTTCTTAATTTATCAGAAGCATATACTTTAACTCCTAATTCTTCAGCTATTTTAGACTTACCAGACCCCGGTATTCCAACCATCATATAAAACTTAGTCATTAATATCACCTTCTTCAATCAGTTTGAATTTTACTAATTCAACATCTTCTTCAACACCCTTCTTCCAATAAGGAAATTTACATCTTTCTAAATGTAATTTTGCTTGATGTTCAGAAACAAAGAATGGATTTCCATATCCTTGCTTATTAAGTAAACTCCCACTTTTTCTATCTCTAACCGCATAAACATATTCATACTTTCTAATTTTCATTTTTTATATAACCTTTCTATAATTTTTTTATTTGTTAAACTATCTATATATTCTTGAACAGTTTTTATTTTTCCTTGAAAAATTTTAAAACCAAAATCACTGTCTTCTTTAAACTCTTTTATACAAAATAAAGCAAATTCCTTATTTGTCATATTTATATCTTTAACTTTATTCATTATTATATTCAAATTACTCTTATAATCTAAAAATTTATCTTCAATATCTTTAAAATCATTTTGATACTCTGGAAAATATGATAAAAATTCACTTTGTTCATTAGCCCTTATCAAATCTAATATTTTTTCTTTATTAACTACATGATTGTTTACTAATTTATGTGCATTAACATATGCAGGAGATTTTATTTTTACTCTATGATAAGAACTATCAACTACCACATATCCTTCTTCATCGAAAGGAAGTTTATTTGCAGCTTCTTTAACTTCTTGTTCAGTTTTTAAATTATATACATTTGGCTTTTTTATTCCTATATCTATATTAACTTCTTCTCCTGTTATATTATTACGAGTTCCAATATGATATATATTAATATCAGGATAATCAACAACAATTTTTGTATAAGGAGAAACCATTTCAAACATATAAGTATAATCTTTATTTAATATACCAGAAGGATTTTCCATATATTTAAAATTATTTAAAAACATATCTCCAAAAGTTTTAAAAGGACATAAATCATTCCCAATATTACTTTCAAAAGCATTTATACAGTTATTAGTAGATATGTGCCATACATCATCAAACCATACCTTCATTAAAGAACCGGTCTATTTTTTCTTGAACTTTACAATCATTCCAATCTATTTTGTCTGCATATATTTCCCCTACATTGAAAAATTTAACAAAAGGAAAACAAACTACTTTCCAATCTTTTTCTCTAAATATTATTCCACGAGCTTCTCTAACAGCTCCTAGAGAAAAATCAGAATTTATTTGGTCATATTTAAATAATATATACCCATTATCCCTTTTTATTTTTAATGAATAAGGTTTGCTAGTTAAAATTTCTTCCCAGTTTTTATTATTTTTAATTATATTTATCAATTCTAACTTCATAACATTTCTCCACCTCTCTAGATAACAAATCCAAATTATCTATATATTCTTGACTAATAACGCAATACTCACAAGAATTTATATAATAAGGACAATTACAGCATCCACATTCTTTGCCTTCTATACACATTTATTTCACCCCTTCTTTTGTTTGGGGCTATTATAAAGCCAATTCAAAACCTTCTACTTCATTAAAATCTATATTATATTCTTTTCCATTTATGTCTACTATGTTTTTGAAAAATTCAATTATCTCTTCTTCTTTATTTTCTGACATAATTCTTCTAATTTCTATAGATTGTTCTCTAGTAATTATTAATTCTAAATTTTCTTTTGCCCCATCTTTATTTAATGTAATTATTAATTTCATTTTGTTTTACCTCCCTTTACTTATAATTATATCACATTTTATATCAAATGTCAATATTATTCCATAAAAAATTTACTATCTTCAGACTTCATATTAATATAATCTAATAGTTGTGGTACAAATTCATTCATAATACTATCCTCATCTGTCATTTCTAAAGAACCATAATCTTTAGTATATATAGTCATAAGCCCACAATCACATAGCATTTCATATATTTCTTCTCTATCTAGATATATATTCTCCATTTTTCTTCTCTCCTATCTTTTCAATTATTGTTCTATCATTAATCATAACTATACCTTGTTCAGTAAACACACCATAAGCACAATGTCTAATACTGTAGTTAATAAAGCCCACTAATTCTTCTTGACCTACTTTTACAATATCTCTAGTAAATAAAGGCACACCATTTTTATCCTTAATTCCTATATAATAACAAACACTATCTGCTGCAACCTCATAATCTTCTTGTTTTGTTAATCCCCAATCTATATTATTTTGATAACGAATATAATGTTTAATTTCTTGAGTTGTCTCAAAGCATTGGTATGGTGTCTCTTTCCAATACCAACCATATATCCATCTCTTTTCCTTTTCACTATATCCTTTTGCAGACCCTAAAGGTATATACTTATTTATCATCTTTTCCTCCTACAATTTTTGATATAATAGATTTATAATATTCACAATTTCCACATTGTATATTACATTCTTTTCTTGTACAAGGAAAATATACACAATTTTTACACATAATTATTCTCCTTTACCAGTGCTTTTTAAACCATTTATATACAAACCAATTTTATTAATAATAAAACTGATTGAATTATATATACTATATGGAACTAAACAAATTCCAAATGCCAAAGCAATTGAACAACTAACCTTATCAAATATCTCTAATAAAATTATTAACATTTCCATGATTACTCTCCTAAACAAATTTTTTTAACAACTTCTTTTTTCTTCTCTATCCATTGCTTTTCATCTACATAAGTCATTTTATAATGTTCATTTAAAATAAACTCAGCCAATTTATCTATCCACTCTTTTAAACATTTATTATCTTCTACTTCTTTCATATATAAACTATTTAAATGTTCTATCATTTTAACACCACCTTATTTAAATTCTTTTTTTACTGTTTTAAACTGACCATCTTTACTATAATATTGTATTCTAACTTTATCATTTCCATCTAGTTCTAACTTTATTTCAATCCATATTACCTTATCAATATCTGTATCTTCTAACATATCAATAATTAATTCTTTATCCATTTTAATCACCAAATCCTATCTTTTTATTTTTTGGAATGCATTCTCCATGTTTCTTTGGATTATATTTTCTATCAAACATTCCAACTGCAACTTTTTCTTTACATATTGGACATTCTATATACAAATCCATATTCATATCTAATTTAATATCACTGTCTTCATATACAAGTTTAGACTTACAATTGTGGCATTTTTTAATCCACATGTCATTCTTTATAACTTGTTTCCCATATTTTAATATTTCCATACTTATATCTTCCACCTCAATTCACGAGCTTTTTGACATATGATAGATAATTCTTCAGGAGTTAACTGAATAATTTCATATCCACCAACAGGTGAGAGATAAGATAATTCTAGAAGATGAGTATTTTTAAAATAAATTCCTAACCCTTCTTGGTTCTCAAATTCTTCTCCTGCATATCTTTCTTTTTTAATGTATCCTATTTTTTCAAATCTTTTATCCGCCGTTTTATCCACAATATCTTTTATAGAATCTTCTCTGTTTATTAACCAATCTGTAAATCCTTCATCCTTCATATAAAGTACCCCTTTCTATTATAACCATTTGTGAATATACCCCCTTACTGTCTTTTTGAAACTGCCATTTTTGTATTCCCACTCATTAATTAATAATTTTGTACTATCAACCGTAATCTTAAGTTTTCCTGATATAAGCAACTTCTCTAATTCTTTTGGTATTCCACAAATTTCAATATCACCTATAAATATACACTTTCCTATTATCTTTATATCTTTATTTATTATTATACAGTCACACATAATTATCCCTTCATATTATTTATTTTATTATCTAACTCCATTATCTTATCTATAAGTGCTTCTGTATCTTCATATAATATTATTTCATCTTCTGTCATATCACAATCACAACATTCCTTAAACCATATTTTAATTCCTTCTTTTGTAGCCACTATTGAGTCTATTATATCTGAATAAACATTAACCTCTCCATTACATTCATATACAATCCAAACTTTATCTCCTATGTCATACTTTGTTTCTACTTTCATACTATTTCCTCTCCTTTAATTTATTTTCAAAATCTTCTCTTGCACTATTGTGCTTATCAATTAGAAATGTTATAAAACTTAATCCTAAAAATCCATATAATACTATTCCAAATATCCATCCACCTTTTAATAAGAATGGCAATATTAGAATAAATCCTATCATTCCAGCTACTATTATGAATTCTACAATATGTCCTATACAATTCATAAAAAACCAAAAAATTCCATTAATCATTTTTTATCTCCTTTCAAATCTGATTTTACATATGCTACTTTGTAACGTACATGATACCTTTCTCCACATTCTGTATCTTTATAACATTTAACCAAGCCAAGCTCTTCTAACTTATTTATAATATTCTCCATATTCTTTTTTACTTCTACACTCCTTTTTGAAAGATAACCTATATCTTCACTCAGTTTGTTAAAAGTAAAATATGCTTTATTTCCATAAGATGAATATAAAGTACCTAAATATACATATACTTTTATTATATTGTCTATTCCAGTTTGATATAAAGTCTCAGCTACATTTTTATATATTAATCTGCTAAATTCAAAGTTATCAGTTACTACTCTATATGAATATCCACAATCTTCTAAATAATTGTTTTCTACTAACTCTTTTAACTTCTTATAAAATGTACGATAGCTTATTCCTAACTTCTTGTATCCATTTACTGGCTTCTTATCTATATATGTGTCTCCCCCATCTTTCTCTCCATTTAATAGTATCCACACATATAGTCTGTCTGATATGTCTTTGTTTGAAAAAAACTTAGTTTCACTTGGTATTAGTAATGAAGGCTTCTTTTTCACACCATTACCACCACCTACTCTCTGTCTCTTGACATTTTCTATTATAACATAACTTATAACAAATGTCAATACCTTTTTGAAAACTTTGCATTTTTTTCGCGTCACTTTGCATTTTTTTCGCATCACTTTGCATTTTTTTCGCGTCACTTTGCATTTTTTTCGCCTAAATATGTAATATATGTATTATATGTAATATATGTTGAGAAACAACCTATTATAAACCCTTCTTATTCTTTAATTGGTTATAATCTTTAAAAAAATATAATTTGTTATTATTTTAATTTTAAAATTAGGTACTTTTTTAATTATTTACTTTTTTGAGTTTGGAATTTTAAAAGTACTCCCCCTTTCCATTTTTTTGCTAGTCCAAAACAATGCCATTATCTTTTATTCATATTTGGTTGAATTGGTTGAAATTTTTTACTATTTTAAATATGTTAAAATTTCTAGAAATTTTATAGGTATTTTTTCGAATATAAAAGTAATTCGTAGAAAATTCTAGAAATACTTAGAAATTCTAAGGTTTTAAAATTTAATAAAAATATCTAAATTTATTAGTCGTTTAAATATTAAATTATTCGTAAAAATATAATCTATCTTGGAAAAGCAATAGTATCAATGGTTTGAGTTATTTTTTTATTAATCGTAAACGATAACTTAATTTTTTTAAGTTAAAAAGTGGGTAATTAAAGGGAGAGTAAGGTTTTGTCGGATTAGTTTGGAAAGTTGAAAAAAAGTTGGAGAATGGATGTGCTAGGGGTCGATTTTTAAAATTTTTTATAACCTTAGTTGTTAATATAGCCCCCTTAGCTAACTATATTTAAAACCTTCTCCCGCTTATATTGTTTACAAAATTAGAATTTTAGCAACAAATTTTAAAATTAATATGCAAATATATGTTTTTATATTAAATTTTAATTATTTAGTTAATTTGAACTTTTTAAAAAAATCTATTTTAAAAATTTTTTGTTTTTTGTATCTGGTAACTAAAAAAAATAAATATATGAACTTTTTTTCTCTTCTTTCTTCTTCTCTTCTTCTCTCTTCTCTCCTCTCCTATCCCTTCTTTTCTCACTCTCACACACTCACGCTACGCTATACTGATATAATTTAATAAATAAAATAAAATAAAATAATT